TATTAAACGCATAACTGCCAATTAACGTACATACAGGGAAACTTACGGTAGTAAGGGACTGGCAAGTCTGAAATGCACCATAGCCAATTGACGTACATGAAGGGAAACTTACAGTAGTAAGGGCGCTACAATTATTAAACGCATAATTGCCAATAAAACTAGCATTTCCGCTAATACTCCCAGATATAGTTCGCAAAGCTATTTGGTCTGCTGTAAAACCGCCATCTCCGCCGCTTCCACCCCCTTCTACATTTACATTTGCACTAGCATAAGCCGCCACGTTATACGTTCCATTACTTGTAATTGTACTTGTACCAGTAGGTTGAATATAAGTTGATGGGATTGGACGAACCGTTACTGGTTTGTATCCATAAACACCGGTAGCATTAAATGTTTGTTGAGTTTCTGTCGGTGTTACAGTTAGACTCGAAGTTTCTGGGGCGTACGTACCTGTTATCTGCATGATTCTATTCGCCTTATAAGCATCTCCAACTTTAACAGTTACTCCACTTGCAATATTAGCAGCTGTAAGATTAGACGTAGTAACTGATTTAAATGTTTGTGCCCCTGTTAACCATCTATATGAAGCAATCGTCTGATCAGCTGTAGACGGATAAAAGACCTGAGACTCCTGAGACGTTAATTGATACGTAGACGTACCTGTTGTAAATACCGTCCCCGCAGTTCCTGCTGCTATATAACCAGCACTTACCGTCGGTGTAATTGAACTAGACCCGTGATATGTCGCCGCAACCACACCAACAGCATCAGTAAGTGTCATTGTCGGATTAGTTGTAATTGTTTTAGCGGGCGTAGTAGCTGTTCCTGCTTCAACGTTTTTACTTACTGAACTTGAATAATAGCCTGCCGCCGCAGTAACTGTAGAACCACTTGCAGTTAAATCTGCCGCGCTCTTTGTCGCTATATTTCCCGTTACTTTAGTTCCATCATTTTTAGTCGCTGTTTCACCTGATAAAAGTGACCCTGCTGCTACAGTATCGGAGGTGACATCCATTAACGTCTCTCCATTTAAAATTATTTTACTATAAGCCATATGTCACCTCCTTAATTCATTTTTCTATAGTTTGCTCTTGTATCAAACAAATCACCCCAAGTAGATTGATTTTGTTCAACCCAAGAACCATTAACTTTTAAATAAACTTTAGAACATTGTGTCCATGTTCCATTTAATTTCAAATAAATATTCGCACCACTACCACTTGAACAACTAATTACCAAGTTATGCGCAGCAGTTATATTTGTCAAACTATATGTATAGTTAACTACTGTATTACCATATTTATCTGTCGTACTCTCATATTCAAGTAAAGAAGTCCTATCAACATTATTATCTTTTAAGGTAACAGTTGCATTTGGGTCGTTCGGTACAATACGTATCTGATACGAATCACCTTCCAACTTAACCATTTGACCATCAGGATATAATTTACAACTATTACCACTTGAAGTTATAAAAAAGTAACTAACATCACCAAAAATAAAAATTAAACTATGTTTTTGATTTATATTAGTCAACGTATATGTATACTCGCCGCCCGCGCTTGTAGCTTCAACACTTGTAATTTTCCATTGTAAACTATCATTACCAGAATCAGAAGCATCATCTTTACCGTATTTAACATCAATAAAGTGTTCACCCGCAGGCACTTCATAAGTAACCGTTTGCGCAGAAGTACTATTAGAACATCTTGAAATTTTATAATTAGAAGTCGAATCTGATGGAGTAGAACCACCACTTGCAGCAGTCAATCCATCTGTAGCAACCGCAGTATCTAAACTTCCAAACATTCCATAATCATAATCTTCTTCCGCATAGTTAATATATTGAATAGTAACTAAACAACTACTTTCAAAGTTCATATTAATGCGTGCAACCGATGCGGATTTACTAACTCCATTATTCGTAGATACATAATATCCACTCGAACTATTTAAATTAAATCCATATGATGCACCAGTTACTTGCGTGTCAATTGTATACGTATTCGTAGGAACACTACCTACTAATTGATTCGTTATATCAACTCCATTATCCAGTGCAAGTGTTAATTGCGGGTCGGTAGGAGTAATTGTAATTGTCTGTGTAGTTCCTTCTTGCACACGTTCTGTCCCATGGAATGGGTCAGTTGTCGCATTAATAGAAGAAACCGTAATTGGATAATAATTATATTGCGGGTCTTCCTCTGGTGGAATAAATGGACCTTCTTCTGTAATTAAAATTACATGGTCTGCATTTACATTATCAATTGTGTAAGTCCAATAGTAGTCGCTTCCACTTGAAGGGACTGTATAAGTAACTTCCCATGTAGCACCGCAAAGTAAGCCACCATAATAACCAACAAGAAACCATAATTCTGCTTCTTGTAACTCCGCGCGAGTCCAAGTACCTACATCCGGTACTTCAAAAGTATAGTTAGATGTGCTAGTAAGTTCATAAGTCGAACCTTTTTGAGTCGAACCGCTATATAACTCAACTCTTGCTACATAAGTAGAACTTACAGTAGAGTTTTCTCTATGTCCATTACATTTAACAGTCACATTAGTAATCGTAGCATTTGAAGGAATATCGCTAAAATCAAATGTATATGCAGCATGACCTATTGTACTTTGAGAAGCATACATATTATTTGTTGAAGAATATGGACTTTCCGCAGAATGACCAACTGCATATTGTGCATAAGAAGTACCACTTTGTATACTAGTTGTAGTTGCAGATTCTGGATATTTTTCTATTGTTCCACCGGTCTGAGCTTCGTGTTCAATTAAATCACCACTAATATTAACATCATTATCAGTAATTGTAAGTCCATCAATTAAATTAGAGTAAATAGTAACAGTAGCACTTTCGCCTTCCATTACTTCTTGTGTAGAAGGTTCAACTGTTGTTCCAGTTACATTACTAGTTGCGCCAATTGTATAAGCTGTTCCATGGATTGAATAGGTTATATTCAAAGTTGCTCCATAGAAATAAAGGTAGGCTGCACGAGTAGTACTCGATGTACCTCTTGTACCAGTTAATCGTACCTGTATTTCTTGTACTTCTTCATAAGTCCATGAACCTGTATTACTTATACTGCGCGCGGTCGCTGATGTTGATGCAGCGGAAGTAGCTGCACCTTTTGCGGTAGAGCCACTATATAGCTGAATTGTTGAAGCAGTTAAATAATTTGTAGAACTAACTCTTGATTTAACTGAACAAGTAACTGAATCAATTGTCGCACCTTCTGGAATCTCAGATACATCGAAAGTATATGAAATATGCGATTCTGCACGCGAACCAGTATTACATGTAATATAAGCATAAGACGTGGACGATGCATCCGTATAACCATTTGAAATTGGGTACGAACTACTTATACTCGAATAAGATGAATTACCTGAACTATAACCATTAGGATGGGTGGTTAATGTATCTGAAATATTAATAACTCTCGACATTCATCCACCCCCTTACTGTTGTATATATATATCTCCATTACTTCCCAAAGAAGAAGCAGGAGCAGAACTTCCTGTATAGTATTTCTGCAACACTACATTACCAGTAACTCCGAAAATTTGTACGCCACTAACAATATTTGAAGCAACTAAGTCCTCATCTCCCGCAATTGTCTGCGCGCCAGTTAAATATGTACCAGCCGCAATTGTTTGATTCGTAGTTCCCGGAGTAATTGTTGCGGCCGCCTTAGTCGTAACCGAAGCGGTTAAGCTAACCGAAGAATTACCCGCTGTTCCACTACTTATATAACCCGCAGTAGTAACAGAAGGAGTTACGCTAACTGTTTTAGTTAAAGTTAATGTATTCGTTCCAGTAGATACGGTTGCTGATGTCCCAGAAATTGAACTTGGCGCAGTCACGCTCCCATTTGGAGTAGCACTAATTGTGTAATATGCACCCGCGCTATTATAACCAGGCGGTATATTTATGTATTGTGTAGAAGTTGAACGACTAATTGTCGCTTTGTTCGTATAACCACTTGTTGCACTTGTCGCGGCGGAAGTGGGTAAAGTCATAGTCGGCATTGCATTAACCGTGACCGTACCTAATCCCGTATATCCCGAATCTGCCGTAATTGTTTGTTGTGAAGTAGTAGGAGAAACAGTTTTATTCTGATTGTTAATCGCCGACCCACTCGACGCATTAACCGTGACTTGACTAAATCCATCATACCCCGTATCAGGTACTACATTCTGAACAGAACTCGTAGGAGTAATAGTCTTAGTCTGTAATTTTACAACTTTTCCAGTAATAGTACGAATAGTTCCGCCATTCGCATCTGTAGTATCAGAGATGAGAAGTGATTCTCCAGAACCGGCACCGCCGACCATGTTAAATATCATTCCTTCTCACCCCCTTAAATATTCATTATCAATACATTAACCGTCAGAGCGCCCGCGGGTGTCTCACTGCAAGTAAAAGTTAATGAATTATTTCCTTGCGCAGTACAGTGCACCACACTAGTACTATAATCTCCAAAAGAGTCGGGCGCGGGAGAAACTACAACAGTATTTGTTGCAGTAACTCCCGAAACCGTAACTGTCTGCGAATTTGAAGACCAAGAAGCAACTGGAAGTGAAACCGATATAGATTTAAAATTCACAATTCCATTCGTAAAACTTGCGCTTCCATTCACAACCATATTCCCAACGGTCAAATCATCCACAGAAACCGAATCACCAAAAGTCACCGGTCCAGTAACTTGTCCTCCAGTTAATGGTAAAGCATTCTTATCTTTTAAATTATATGTCTCATTATTAGGTAATTTAATAGCACTAATATCTGCCATTTAAATCACCCCCTTACTGACCTTTGGTAACCGTAAGTGAACTTCCACTTGTAAGTACAGTAACCGAATCCTTAGAATTCCAAGCTGTATTCGCACCACTAGCAGTAGCTTTAACATTTGTAGTTGAAGCACTTACTCCAGTAATAACTCCAACCTTTCCAGTAGCAGATGCATCCGCAAGAGCCATAGAAATTGTCGGTTGGGTATTAGTAAGAGTAGCACTATTACCAATTACACTTGCAGTAGATGCAGTTCCAAGTCCAGTAAGCGCATCTGCTGTTGTACCAGCCGCGACAGCCGTAACAATTGAAGCACCAGTACTATTTGTAGCCGCTGCTCCAGTAGCAACAGTCGTAGCACTTGTATTTTTAATTGGAACAGTTACATCCGCAAAAGTAAATTGAGTCGTAGTTTGCGTACTAAGCTTTTTAGCACCAATTACTAAAGTTTCATCACTAACACTACAATTCGCAAGCAAATCAGCATTACTTGTAGACGCAGCCAATCCACTTACTGTGGTCTGACTAGTTGCAGCCGTAGCTTTTGAAGCAGTAGTCGTACTACTCTGTACTCCCGTTACACTAGTCGTAGTTAATTTAGAAGTAGTTGGTGAAATCGTCTTTACAAACGTATCACTAGTCGGTGCTGCATAACCTGTTACTACTGTCTTTGTATCTTTTGAATTCCAAGCCGCGCCGCCACCAGATGCGGTTCCTCCTATATACTTGGTTGTTCCACTCGCACCAGTAGCAACAGAAATAACTCCATCTCCTGCAGTAGCTCCAGTTGCTAAAGCAACAGTTGGTTGTGTAATTGTAAAAGTAGAATCTGTACCAATTACTGTATCCGTAGACTTGTTTAAAGTCACACCAGTAACTACGTCAGCTAAATTAATTTTTGTATCGCCAAATTTCTCCCAATACCAAGTAGTATTATCTTCTGTATCAGGTTTTACAACCGCATACTCATCATATTTATCTAAAGTTTCACTAGAAGGTGTGGTAGCTGATTTCACCAAATAGAAAGCCCTTGGATTAACAACCTCACTGGCAGCTTCTAAAGTACCTGTAACACCACCTGCAACAACTCCCTTAGGTATATTCGCGGCAGTAGGTGTTCCCGTACCATCCCAAGCTATTATAAAAGTTAGTCCCGCTATTATTCCACGAGCTACTTCATCTTTTATATTATACGTACTACCAGAAGGCAAGGTTATTTTACTAATATCTGCCATTTCATCTCTCCTTATTGTGTAGTAAACACCACCGTATCATTATCAGTTAAAGAATAAAAACATCTAACTTTATTATTCCAAAACTCCTTTTCAGCTGGTGTCACGTGTATATCTGTATCATTAATATGTTCTAAATAAAGTGTATCAAGAAAAGGGGCATCAATTAAATAGGCATTTCCATCGCCTATTTTTAAACCCGCAATAGGATTTCCATCCTCATCTTCTTGATAATCTGTATATATATAAATAGTGTTTGCCTGACCAACCAAACCGCTTTGCGCGGCCCAGCCAGCTGTCGTATTAAAATACACTTCAGGCCTATGCAATTGCATAGACTCTACAGCCTGTGCAATCGCTCTATGAATTGCCCTATTCTCTAATGGGTTGGCAGAAGTATCAGATAACTCCGAATCAACCGGATGAGTATGCGAGCTTTGGGCAAATTCATTTTCAAGCTTGCCATGGTAATATTCAAGCCCTTCTTTATCCAAATACTCTATTGCCATTATTTACTCCTTTAATTTCCTTGTGTTGGTGTAACAATCGCATCAATTTCTGCTGTTGTAATTGAACTTACTCCACCATCAGAGAGTTTAACGTATGTACTTCCGCCATATCTAAATTGTGAATTTGCAGAATAATTTGTAGAGTCTGCCATTAATACATAAATTTTTCCCGCTTCTGGAGTAATTGGTGCTCCGCCCGCAGTAAGTGCAAACCAATCAGATGCAAGCTCTGTTACTCCAACTGGGTATACTTCTACAACATCATCCACAAACGAAGGAAGCACAGAACTATCAAGCACATTTCCATTAAATGCAAGCTTATCTACTTTCGCCTTGTCCGCAGCAACATAGTTCGTGTCTGTATGAACATATGATGCATCTGTTACATAATTCCCATCATTCGTTAAATCACTCAACGCCGTTGGCACTGTAATATTTACATTCTTATTTGTAATTGTCTGTTGCGTGTTATTTACGCTAATTGTATCAATTTTACCGCCGTTCTGAGTTACGTAAGCTTCAGTTGCGAAATTACTTGTACCGTCGCCATCGTTTGTTAAATCTGATGTAGCTGTAGGTACTGTCAGTGCGACATTTTTGTTCGCATCTGGCGCGACTGCAGTTCCATTGACGCTAATACTATCAATTGTGTTTGGCTCGCCACCTTCAGATACAATACCATCAACTCTGTCTTCCAAATCCTCTAACGCTTGCTTTTGCGCGAAAAGAGTTTTTAGTCTTTCATGGTAGTATCTTAAACCGACGTCATTTAAATACTTGTTATCCGCCATTCTTAAACTCCTCCAAAAATAATTCTATCAATATCAGATTCAAGAAGGGCGTCCATCTCTTCTTGCAATCCCAAATCTGTACTGTTCTTATCTCCAATCAATGTAACTTCATTAATTGAAGGTAAATCATTAAGCTGCATATAGTTTAACGCATCTATATCGCTTAGATAATCTAAATCACTCCAGTGGGTCTGGCCATCGCCCACTTTAAGCTTATATACATCTGTACTCAGCGCCGGTTCGCCAACGCGCAGCACAGGGTTAAGCCTAATCCAGTCATTCTCAACCGCGCGCCGTAGCTGTATGACAGCTTTCATATGTCTTCTTTTAATCGCCATATCCCTCTACGCCTCCGCCATCGTAATAAACTATTTCATCGTAGTAAATGTCTTCTTCAGAGGGGCGCACATGTGTTGAAATGTCTAAATCAGAGCTTGTTTTTGTAAAATTTAATTTATCAAAGCGTCGATTTTGCGTTGAGAACTTAACATTGATTGACTTGTCTGCATTTCCGTTATTCTTCAATCTCGTTCTCATCTTCTGTCCCTCCAATTACTCCATCTTTTAGTACTCCCATAAGTCGTTCAGTAGTTGGGTCGGACGCATATGCTTCACCATCGGTTGTAAGTAGACGCACTTGTATTACTATTATATTCTTTTCTGCAGCAGGCCAAAATGTAAAAGCAAGTGTATCTTCTTGAGTTAAATGAAGTACAACCTGTGAACCATTTAACTCTTCCTCGGTTAAATCTTCAACCGAAGCATTCTCAAGTGATTCATCAATTAAATCTTCAACATTAGTGATTGTTACATCGTCTTTTGTTTTATGTAAAATAACTTTGTTATTCTGCATATACGTAATCCAAAGCTGTTCAACTTCCTCTGCTTTGAGTGGCAAGACAAAACTATGATATGGTGTAGTTCCTCTAATTATCATCTTGCTCCTCCTTTATTCCATTGTGAATAGGTAAAGCACGAACTTTATTGTAAAGTTCTGTACCAGTACCATTTCCACCTAATGCATGATAAGCATTATATAGTTCTGTTATATTATCAAATTCTATAAGAGTTGTATACCCTCTATGAATGGCACGTTCACAATTGTGGTACACAGCATCATGTAATAGCACTAATAGCGCTTTTGTTCTAGCGTCTTGTTTTTGATCTCTACGCTGTGCCACGTAAAGTAAAAAAGACCATAAACCCGAGGAAGCAAATATAGCTAAAAGAATAGTCACCAAGCCTCCCGTCGGGGATAATAAATTTGTCATAGGTGCATAACTCCTCCTATCAATATTTCTCAGTAATAAGTCAAAAAGTTGACAAAGGTGTCAGTTTTTTTACTTTCATATGTGGAGGCGAATTATGAGTAGTTATGAAGAAAAAGTTATAACGCTTTTACAGAAAGCAAGAATTAGGTTTGTTAGAGAGAAAAGATTCAGTGATTTACGCGGTGGAAAGTACAGGTTTGACTTTGAGGTCTTCGTTGAAGGCGCGCCTGCGCTTCTAGAAATAAATGGTGAGCAACACTACCAAAGAATCAGTAAGTTCCATCCAAAACAATCTGACTTCACAGCCGCGCAAGAGCGAGATAGACGTAAGATTAGCTATGCTTTAGCAAACCGAATTCCACTTTACATAATCCCATATTGGGAGCTTGATAACATACATAGCGCGGCCGCCTTGTTCAGTCGGAAATATAGGGCGACCAATCGGTGGAAGAACGATTTAGATTGGCAGAAGCATCAAAATTTGACAAAGTGGTAAATTTTTGAGATACTATAATGGGCAGCGAAAAAAAAAAAAAAAATACAAAGTTTATTTATTATATATAATATGTATAATTTTGACATAGCGGCTTCCTATATGGTATAATATATATAGAAAGTAAAATGGAGGATTAACTATGGAACATTTATTTGTAGTAGTCCTCTTTTTGTCAGTTATTTTTTTAGCCTTTATAGTAGAAAAACAATCTAAACACATCCGTGAAATAGACTCGCTTAACCTTAATAAAATTGATAAATATTACGAACAACAATACAAAGCGGCAGAAAGGGGACTTAAAGAAAAATTACAGCTTCAAGAAGATAGCCTTGAAAAAGAATGGCAACGCGTTTCTCAAAAACATGCTATGGAATTATCTACTTTAGGTAATGAAATTAAAAAGTATGAATTAATTCTAAAAGAAAAAGAAGCGCGCTACAACGAAGTAAATCAAGATTTAGACCTATATAAGCAAGGTAAGATTAAAGAAATTGATAGCGCTGCCGCAGAGTACGAACAACGTAAACGATTACTCGTAGATGCAAGCATTGTTCAATACAGAGAATTGAGAGGAAATTTATACAATGATGAACTTGAAGCTATGAAAGCAAGAAGAGATTCATTAAGTCAAGAAATTTCCGACATTAAATCTGAATTAGAAGTTGAACGTAGAAAGCGCGCTGCCATAAACGAAGAAATTCGCAGACAGCGTGAAGTTGAAGAACAAACCGATTTTTATCGTATTCAACTTGACCCAAGTGACTTAGATGACATTGAAATCTTACGAAATATAGCTCCGCGCCTACGACATCCAGAAGCGATTAACAAAATTATATGGACTAACTACTATCAGAAGCCACTTGCAGAACTGAGAAAGCGTGTAGCTATAGAGGGACCTGGTGTATATAAGATAACTCGTTTAAAAACTGGAGAAATTTATATAGGACAAGCCGTAAACGTATCTACTCGTTGGACCGAACACGTAAAATCGGCTTTAGGCGTTGGAACATTAGCATCTTCACAACTTCATAGAGCAATGGCAGAGGACGGACCGCAACAATTTGTATTTGAGCTTTTAGAAGAAGTACCTAAAGAAAATCTAAGAGAACGTGAATCATATTACATTGATTTCTATGATAGTAAAAATTATGGATTAAATAGTATAGTAGGAGATAAAAAATGAAGAATAAACTATTACCACTATTACCACCGCTTATTACTTTTGAAGAATTAGAAAATTTTATTAAACAGTTTAATCAAAAGCATTCTTCCGAACAAGAAAAGGCTGTAAAAGCAGCCGGAAAATTATTTGGAAGAGCAAAATAAATAAATAAAAGACACTCTACGACAGCAGAGTGCAAGGAGATTAACATGGAATTGAATAAAATTCAACAACAAATTATTACTACAGACAAAGACAAAGTTGTCGTACTTAGCGCCGCAGCTTCTGGAAAGACAGAAGTACTTACACAGCGCCTTCGCTACTTACTTGACCAAGGAATTGACCCTTTTTCAATTGTAGCAATTACTTTTACAAACAATGCAGCTTCCGTTATGTATGAACGTTTAGGGCGGCCGCAGGGTTTGTTCATCGGGACTGTACATTCGTATGCTAATTATCTGCTACGAGGTGGCGCGGTAGACACAGACGACATTATCAAAGAAGAACGCTTTGACGACTTATTCACACGTATTGAAGAGAATCCAGACTGTATTAAGCCAATTGATTATTTAATGGTTGATGAAGCGCAGGACTCAACAGAATTGCAGTTTAGATTCTTTGAGTTGCTAAATCCGAAACATTATATGTATATCGGAGATTATAGACAGAGCATATACGGATTTAATCAAGCAGACCCAACATACCTGATAGATAAAACCTATGAGCCTGGAGTAACTGTATATGATATGAATACAAACTATCGTAATAAACCAGAAATACTTCGTTTTGCGAAAAAATTCCTTTACCGTCTTGGTCCAGACTATGAAGACGATTCAATAGCAAACCGTAATAGTAATGGACTGGCCGCAGTAGTCGAAGGAAAATTAACGCCAAGTGAAACCGTAGATTACTTATGTACGTTGCGCGAGCGCTACAAGACACAATGGAAAGATTGGTTTTTACTTTGTAGAACAAATGCAGATATAGAGTTATTTAAGAAGCTATGTACAGACAAAGATATACCAGTTGACACTTTCAAACAAGCTGACCTTACCAATTCTGAAATTGAAAAAAGAATGGAAGAAAATACATTGAAGATTCTGACCGTACACAGCGCGAAGGGGTTGGAAAATAAGTGTGTAATGGTGTTTAATGTCCGTGCTTACAGCGATGAAGAAGCGAGAGTATGCTATGTAGCTGCAACGAGAGCAAGAGATTTGCTTGTGTGGGTGAAAATGCCACCAAAGAAAAAGAAAAAGAAAACACTTGCAGGAATTACAAGTTGGGAATAAAAAAGAGAGGTCTATTACAGACCTCTCTTTTTAAATTGATTATTCATTTTAAACCGCTTCAGTGTTTGAGTCTACAGTAATTGCAAAACTATCTTCAAAAGCTCCAACTGAGATAACTACTTCTGTTATATCGCCAATAAGTGTTGTACCATTAGCTGGAGTAGCTACATACTCACTATAATCAAGTTCATCTGTGATGTTACCTTCCCAGTGACCAATAACTCTTAAACCTGTTAAATCTAATGTATCACCTACAGAATAAGTTGTCTTTGTAGGCTCTTCAATAATTTCAATCCCAGTCATAGCAGGTGTAGGTTCTGGTTCTGGTTCTGGCGCTGGTTCAGGAGTTGATTCGGTTTGAGCAGCCAATTGTTTTGCAATAGCAAAATTGGTGTTATACGGCGTCTCCATTAAATAGTTAATCAATTCGTCGCTTGCACCGAGGCCTTTTAAAACAGCCTTGTTTGGCGTTTTATACGATTGCATTATATATTTTATTAAATCCATAAACTATACTCCTATTTTAATGACTCCTACTTTTCTTCATTTTAAACTGATACTGGATTAGTACCATATTTAAGTCCATCTATATCTAGATAGTCAACCGCTATATCTTGTCCCTTTGTAAGTTCTACCCTAATTTTTCCTTTTCTATTCTTCATAATAAGAATATGAATTCCATCCTCATCTAAGGTAACGCCATTAACCTTAATTGAATCAGCCTTATCGCTTTCAAAATGTAAGACAAGATAGTATCCATGTTGTTCCTCTGGGTCGCTCGAAAAACCAGTATAGTCTGTTACTGAATAAAGTGTACCATAAACTCTTCCATCAACTACCTTAACACCTGTTTCTAACTCGTCAATTGTCTTTCCAAGTAAGTCTGTATCTGGGTCAAAATCAACATCTACATTATAATCGTAAAGTTCGTTTGTTTGTCTTTCCACATACTTATCCAACATATTTCTTAAAATAGCTGGATTAACATTACCTGGAGTCTCTTTGATATAATCATATATCTCTCTAGCTCTCATAACTTCCTCCTTAAGCTATTAATCTTGTTTATGTTCATAACTTACCCTTTCAATAGGGAAGCCATCATCGTTAAGTAAAACAACAGAATGTTTTTCTACAGTAGAAATTGCCGCTGCAGCCGCAACTGTATGAAACTTATACTGAGCATCCTGTAATGTATCATGACTAGTTACGATATTACCCATTTGGTCACCATTTTTTTGTAGTTCTACTACTATATATAACTGATTCATAGCTTTCCTCCTTAAAATTTTCTAAAGATAAGTTGCATCTACTGTTTATCGCTCCATAAATTTGACTTTTCGTAGAAATTTTGCTATAATAAATGTAGAAATGATAGAAAGGAGATATATAAAATGGTAGAAATAGGTGACACTATTAGAATTGACTATATGGAAGGCGAATCTGATTATATAGGGCGCGAAGGTATAGTCGAATTTATTGATGATATGGGACAGATACATGGTACATGGGGTGGCTGTGCTATTTTGCCTAAATTAGATGCATTTACAATTATTAAAAAGAAGGACAAATAAATGTTCAAAGCTAAGGATTACAAAACAAAACAAATATATCAGGTATTAAGTGTTCAAGTAGTTCAACCATTTAATATGACTCAATTTCTTATATGGGAAAATGCACAATGGAAATGGGCACCAGCTGAACGATTTGTACCACCAAATTATGAAGGATTATAAATATGTTTAATAAAATAATACCACAGTGTCACGGCTGTGAACACTACGACGAAGTCAACGCACGTAAAAGAAATGCAGCGTATTGTGAAATTGCTTGTGACGAAATGGCTAAGCATGATATGGCTGTCATATGGCTTAATTGTATAAAAGCGAGGATTGAAAATGCGAAAGAAAAAACGATACACGAAGAAACAACGTAAACAACGTAAGGCAGAAATAATTAGAAATAAACATCTATGTAAACGCTATCCATTCCTTATTCCACGTAATCGTTGGAACGGGAAGATTGTATGGAAAGCTTACCGTAATAAGTATATCTATCCATATAGTTTCACCGAACTTGATGATATGGAAGACGGCTGGCGCGCAAAGTTCGGAATTCAAATGTGTGAAGAAATTAGACAAGAACTTATCAAATATAATTTTCTTCACGACTATCGCATACTTCAAATAAAAGAAAAGTTTGGAGGATTGCGTTGGTATGACTGCGGAATTCCAAAAGGTAGTAAAATATGGGATATAATAGATAAGTATGCCCTTATTTCCCGCCAGACTTGTCTGAGGTGTGGCGCGCCGGCGAAAATTATTGATTTTAACGGATGGCTTATGCCACTTTGTGATAAATGTCAGGAGAAAATGAATGGGTAAATTAAAAAGTATTACAATAGAAGAGGATGATAAAATTACAGTGATTAGTCCTCATCCAGCAACAGATATTGAATATACACAGGAATATGAGGAAGAACTACCAAACAAATATAATAGACTTCCCGTATATGAAGCTAATATGTTCGTACAGCGTAAACTGGTTGGCTTAACAATTCATATCTATGATGAACAGGGGCTAGAAGGAGTAATAATTAATGAGTGAATACAATGCTAATGATATACAAACTCTTGACTTCCGAGACGCAATTCGTACCCGTGTAGCCATGTATATGGGTAGCGCAGATAACCAAGGGGTTCTTCAGTGTGTTAGAGAAATTATAACTAACTCAATTGACGAAGCTACAATGGGTTTTTGCGATTTAATTATTGTTCGTTTAAAAGGAAATCAAGTTACAGTAATTGATAATGCACGCGGAGTACCGTTCGGATTAAGAGAAGACGGTACAGAAGCTATGGAAGCCATATATACAATGCCACATACTGGTGGTAAATTTAATGAAAAAGTTTACCAAAATGTTGCGGGGCAAAATGGCGTGGGAAGTAAAGGAGTGGCTCTGTCTTCTTCTTATTTTAGAGCTGTTTCTTTTAGAGATGGTAAAGCGGCAGAACTAATTTTAAAAGACGGAATTAAAGAGTCTTTTACAATTTCTCCGTTATTAAAACCCGATTTAACAGGAACAACAGTAGTCTTTACTCCTTCACCTGAAGTATATAATTTGGAGCCAATACATATTGATTTTGAAGATTTAAAAGAAATGTGTAGGAATTGGGCTTACTTAACAAAAGGTGTATGTTTTTCCCTGTTTAACGATGACACAAACGAAACCGTTACATATCAATCTAACAATGGAATAATTGACTTTCTTAAAGATTCAATCAAAAAGCCAATCCATAAAACTCCTTTATATATAAATGTAAAAGAAGATGGAATTGAATGTGAGATTGCAATGCAGTGGGCCGCAGATAGAAATGAGCACTGGTACGTATTTACAAACGGACTTGCCAACTCAGAGGGCGGCACTTCGTTAACGGGCGTACGTACCGCACTGACGAATTTTTTCAAAAAGAAACTTAAAGGTGAATTCAGCGCAGATATAGCAAGGTCTGGTCTGTATTATGTAGTAAATTGTAAAGTACCTAATCCTTCATTTGCAAATCAGACAAAGACAAAAGTAAATAATCCTGAACTTAGAGGTCTTTCGCAGAGGGCGGCCGGTCAGATGTTGGATGAGTTCTCACGGAGATATGCTGCGGAATTTGACCAGATTTTAGAATTGCTTACTAAAGAGTTAAAGGCCGAACATGCTGCAGAGCGGGCGCGCAAACAAGTTCTTGAAGCTTCAAAAGAAATTGAAAAGAACCAAAAGAAAAAAGTTTTCGCCTCAGACAAGCTCAAAGACGCAGAGTTCCTTGGACCGAACTCAACCCTACTTATCGTAGAAGGTAACAGTGCTATGGGTGGTATGGCTCAGGCTAGAGACTATACAAAATATGGAATCTTAGCTATTAGAGGTAAGATAATCAATTGTTTATCTAATCCAGAGGAAAAGATTTTTAACAATGAAGAAATTAAATTGCTTTTAAGTGCCATGAATATAGTACCGGGAAAGTATAACTCATCCAAACTACGTTACGGTCGTATTGCTATATGTACCGATGCAGACTCAGATGGAAGTCATATTGGTCTTTTAATTATGGCTGCTCTTCAGTATTTAGCTCCAGAATTTATTAAGGAAGGACGTTTATGCTGGCTTAGGTCACCACTGTATATTGTAGACAATAAGGGTAAAGAATCGTATTACTTTACCGACGATGAGTTTAATAAAGTTAGAAACAAAATTAAGGGCGAAGTAACAAGAGCTAAAGGACTTGGTGAACTTCCAGCTGAGACAGCGCAGGCATCTATGTTTACTGACGAATATCAGAGAATGGATGTAATGGAATGGAATGAAGATGCGATTGATTTACTTTATGACTTAATGAGCGAAGACGTTGAACCACGCAGAGAATTTATAATGGAGAAAGTAGATTTTTCAAAGGTGAGAGAGTGATGAGATGCTTAGTTTGTGGTAGGAAATATAACCCAAAAGAAATACAAAAATTTTATTTTCGTAATAAAAAACAAGGAAATGGTGAAATACAATCAGTTCGTCGTATTAGACATCATGGAAAAATGCTTAATTTATGTAATGCTTGTTTTAGACTAACTATGGTTAATATTTGTATACAAAATCACTATGATATAATAGATAGGTACCAAAATGGAATCAATTAAAATACCTAAAAATCCAAGGCTCTGTCCATATGCGCGTTGGTTTCAAATTATTTGTGAAAGTATCAATGAAATCCATTGGGAATGTCGGCTTACACAGCGCGCCTGTGGTGTTTTTACGAAAAAAGAGCCTTGTGAATTAACAAAACAAAAATAAAATTTTACTTTTCTTTATTTTTATTATATAATAATATTAGAAATAAGAAAGGAGAACAAACAATGATAGTTCGTGTTAGATTTAATGAAAATGGAAAACTATACGCATATAACACAAATGTAAAATTACTCGTTGGTGGAATATATGACATTATTGCAGATGGAGAACAAACCTATTCTTCTCATGTAAAAGTTTATCAAACAATGGGAGGAACAAATAAAAATCTCCGCACAATCACTGATGCCAAATGTATTGAAGGTCCACCGCGTCCACATAAAGAATATAAAGAAATTGTTGTAAACAAAGAAAAAGAAACCGTATGTGTGGTATGGCGTGATGGTACAAGCACAGTAATGAAGCCACATAACGAAGAGTTTGATGCCGAAAAAGGTATAGCTCTTTGTTTTATGAAAAAAATGTATGATAATCGTGGATGTTTTAACGAAGCATTTAGAGATGTAACAGAGGTATAAATGACTAATCTAAAACCAATTATAGAAAATAGTATGGTTCAATATGCAGGTGCGGTTTTACAAAGCCGCGCCCTTGTTGACGTTCGTGATGGACTAAAACCATCTGCGCGCCAAATCTTTTACTCCATGCTTACAAGAAAATTAGTTCATAGTAAACCATATAAGAAAACTGCAAATGCAGTAGGTATGGCTATGGCTGATTTCTATATCCATGGCGACAGTTCTGCCGAGGGCGTTATTATGCGTGCTGGACAGCCTTTTGCTATGCGTTATCCACTTGTAGAAGTAAAAGGTAATGCAGGTTCGCTTATTGAATCAGGCAACTGGGCAGCATCACGTTATACAGAGAGCCGACTTTCAGCTTTTTCTGACATACTTTTTGCTGACATAGATAAAGATACGATTGACGAGTGGCGCGACAGCTACGATAATACAAAACAATATCCAGCCGTTTTACCAACTAAAGGATATTATAATATTTGCAACGGGACGCAAGGAATTGGAGTGGGTTTAGCCAGCTCCATACCACAGTATAACCTCAAAGAAATGAACGCTGCGCTTGAACACCTATTACTCAATCCAGATTGTTCATTTGATGACATATACATTGCGCCAGACTTTGCTACGGGCGCCATTATTTTAAATGAAGACGAAGTAAAACGTTCAATGGAAAAGGGTGAAGGCTTTGCTTGTAAAATTCGTAGCGTAGTAGACTACGATAGAAAAGATCATTGCTTTATAGTCACCGAAATTCCATATGGCGTTTATACCAATACAATTTGTAAAGAATTGGAAACTATAATTGAAAGTGAAGAAAACCCAGGTGTAGACAGATTTAACGATCTCACTGGTAAATCCGCGCTTATCAAAATCTACTTATCCAAGCGCGCAAACCCAGACAAAGTTCTTCGTTACCTCTACAAAGAAACTTCACTTCAATCATACTATACAATTAACTTTACAATGCTTGACCATGGACGTTTTCCAAAAGTATTCACATGGAAAGAAATGCTTCAGGCGCACATTGACCATGAAAAGGAAGTTTACCGTCGTGGATATGAGTACGACCTGCGCAAAATTGAAGAACGTCTTCACATTATTGAAGCCTTACTCAAAGTAATTGCTTCCATTGATGAAGTAATCCATACGATAAAAACGTCTGAGTCAACGCAGAAAGCGCGCGAGCGTCTGATGAATGAATATGAACTTGATGAAATTCAAGCAAAGGCTGTTCTTGAAATTAAACTTTCCAGACTTGCTCATTTAGAAGTTGAAAAGTTAAAATCTGAAAAGTTAAAACTTGAAAAAGATCGAGATTTCATATATAATATAATTAAAGATGAAAAGTTATTTAATAACGAACTCATCAAAGGTTGGCGCGCAGTAGCCGAAAAATATGGTGATGCTCGCCGTACTCAAATTTTAAACATATCAAAAGAAGATGAAGAACCAAAAGAAAAACAAGAACTTCTAATTAACCTATCAAATCAAAACAATATCTACGTTACTTCTGTGTCTACTCTATATAAGCAAAAGCGTGGCGGCGTAGGAAACAAATTTAAAATGAGCAAAGGGGAATATGTGATAGCAACAGCGTCAGGTACGAACTTTGATACTGTTTTACTGTTCTCAAATCAAGGCAATTGTTATCATATAACCGCTAACGACTTACCATTTGAAGAAGTAGTACCAATAGAATCACTTGTAGATATAAAAGCAAATGAGAAAATTAAAGAACTCGTTTTCTACAACAAGACAAAACAAACAGAACACATTATATTCTTTACAAAGAACGGTATTCTAAAGAAATCTAAACTTTCTGAATATAACATTAAACGTAAGTCTGGAGTTAAGGCATTAAACCTTGATGCCGACGATGAAATCGTATCAATTGTCTTTGTGAACAACGAACGAGTTGGAATGTTGACTGCGCGCGGTCAGTTCGTAATATGCGAAACTGCGAACATAAACGCTATCGGACGTGTGGCGCGAGGAGTAAAAGGAATTACACTTAACGACGGTGACTCACTGGTATCGGCGCAAGTTATACCAGCAAACGTCAACGAATACGTAAGCGTAAGTAAAAAAGGTTATATTAAGCGTACTGCGGCAAAGGAGTTCTATGTTACCGGCAGAGGAACCAAGGGAAGTAAATTACATGCACTTAAAGACGATGATGATGTCTTAGTTGAATTCACACCTATTAAAGATGAAAAAGAAATTCTCGTTGTATCCTCTCACGCGCAGATAAAGTTTAATCTCAACGAAGTAAACCTCTTATCTAAAGGCGCGCAAGGTACGAAATCAATTAAATTAAATAATGCACAAGTAATTGGCTTATTAATTTTCTAAAATATAGTCTGAAAATTTGAGTTATTTTAAAATTTAGTATATAATATATATAGAAAGTTAAAGAAAAGACTTTCTATCAATATTACAAAACAAATTTAATTAAAAAGGAGAAACGAATTATGAAACTTACAGAGAAGAGTGCAGAAGTACTGGATTACGTTAAAGCAAATGGTGGAAAGGTTTCTATCCCGGAGCTTGCAGAGTCTCTTGGTAGATCAGAGAGGTCAGTAGGCGCTAATGTTACAGACCTGACAAAGAAAGAGCTTGCTGTTAGAGAAAAGGTAGAGATTGAGGGAGCTGAAAAGCCAATCACATACGTTGTTCTCACAGACGAAGGAAAGAACTTTGTTCCAAGCGATGACGCTGAGTAGTAAAGAGTAAGCAAAGGATAGGAGGCTTGGCACTATAAGCCTCCTTTCTATTATTCTTTTTAAAGGTTAAAGTAAACAAAACAAAGAGGTAAACAAATGTTAAGACAAGCGGAAAACAAAGTAAAGATTGAAGGAATTCTCAGTGAAATTGATATTAAGCCAAGTACTTTTAAGAAGAATGGTCGTGACGTTGATGCAATCGGCGGTTCAATTAATGTTAAAGTAGTACAGAAGATTGGTAACGAAGAAAAGGAACTTATGATTCCTGTTCATATGTTCGCAGCCAAACTTACAAATAAAGGAACACCAAATCCAGCTTATGAGTCAATTATGAAGGTTGCAAATGAATTTACATCTATCGCGGCCGCAGGAGACGAAGATAAAGCTGATAGAGTACGTATCACTTCAGGTTCAATTAGAATGAATGAGTATTACTCACAGGATGGTAGACTTATCTCTTTCCCAAGAGTTATGGCTTCATTTGTTTCAAGAATTAGAAAAGAAGACTGCAATCCAGTAGCAGAATTTGTAACTGAATTTGTAGTTGCTGAAAAGAATGATGAAGTTGACCGTAACGGAGAAACAACTGGTAGACTTGAAGTTAGAACAATCATTCCACAGTATGGTGGAAAAGTTGATGTAGTTCCAATGTATGTTGAGAACGAGAATGCAATTAATGCAATTTCGTCTTATTGGAACGTAGGCGACACCGTTAGAGCGGTTGGTAAGCTTGACTTCTCTTCAAAGACAGAAACAGTTGTTGAAGAAATGGATTTTGGTGAGCCAATTGAAAAGATAAGAACAATTAATAAGAGCGACCTTATTATCACTGGTGGTTCACAGTCTCCACTTGAAGGAGATTATGCTTTTGATAGTAATGAAATTGATGCAGCACTTGCAGAAAGAAAAGCAACTCTTGAAAGCAACAAAACAAAGAATATGTCAAGAACTTCAACAAAGAGCGCTCCAGCACAGGGCGGATTTTCAAATCTCGGATTTTAATGGAGGTGGGCTATGGTAGATATTTTAAATATCCAGCCCACTGTTATTTCAAGAGACTTAAAAGGTAAATATATATTGATATACGGAAAGCCAAAAGTAGGTAAAACTACTTTGGCTTCCCATTTTCCAAAGAACCTTTTAGTTGCTTTTGAAAAAGGTTATAACGCTATTGATGGTGTTAAAGCCGTAGACATTAACCGTTGGGCAGACTTTAAGTTAGTACTGCGCCAGCTTGAAAAGCCAGACGCGCGAGCAATGTATGATACAGTTACAATTGATACGACTACAATTGCTTATGAAATGTGTGAACAATTCATCTGCGCGCAGAATGGTGTGCAGTCAGTTGCAGATATTCCTTGGGGACAAGGCTACTCCGCAACTAAAAAGGAATTTGAGAACTGCTTGAGAAAAATTACAATGCTTGGTTATGGTCTTGTTCTTATTTCGCATATTGAGATAAGAAAAGAAAAGATTGACGATGACCATGAACGTGAAATACTCGCGCCAAGTATGCCAAAGAGATGTTATGAAGTAGTAAATCAGATAGTTGATATTATCGGTTATATTGCTACTGAATGGCAGGAAGATGGCTCAAGTGAAAGATGGCTTTATACAAGACAAACTCCAACAGTCATGGCGGGCAGCCGCTTTAAATATCTCGCACCTAAGATTAAACTTGGATATGACGAGTTAGTTAAAGCAATTAATGACGCTATTGACAAGCAAAGAGAACTTGATGGAGCTACAGTAGTTGATAAAACAGAAACTAAAATAGAAGAAAAGCTTGACTTTGATAAGATTAGAGACGAAGCACAGATTATTTGGGGGAATTTAGTTGGTAAAGACCCAGCTAATGCGGATAAGATACTTAAGAAAGTAGAAATGACTTTCGGTCATAAGGTTAAGCTTTCTGAAATAACAGAGGACCAGGTTGACCTGTTTAACTTAGTTCTTTTAGACATGAGAGAAATGGCGAAGGAGGAGCAGTAATGCTCCTCTTTTTAAATTTGACAAATTCACAGATTTCTGGTATAATATATTTAGAGATAAAAAGGAGAACGAAATATGGCACAACATTGTAGGGTCTGTGGATTACTTTTAAACTTAGACAAAGACGATTGGATTAAACCAGTAAACAATTATTACTATCACAGAGATTGTTACTACGAATGGAAAAAATCAAACCCAACTGATGATGAAGAGTATAGAGATTTAATTTATGACTTTATAAAAAGAGATATGCACTTTGAATATAGTTATTGGAAGTGTGAAGCACAACTGAATAAATTTGTAAAAAATGGCATGACACTTAAAGGTGTCTTTTTTGCGTTAAAATATTTTTATGAAGTATGTCATGGCGATTGGTCTAAAGGTCATGGCGGCGTTGGTATAGTACCATATATATATGAAGATTCTTGTAGATACTGGGCGCGCAGAGAACAAGAGCAAAAGGGCGCAATAGCAGAAATAGAACAACAAATGTTAGAAGCTCATCAAAGAGAGGTTAAAAAGGTACTCGCGCCACAACCAAAGAAAAAGAAAAAGGAAGTAGACCTAAGTGTATTAGGAGAAATGGAGGATGAAGAGTGGTAGATAAAAGGTGTATACAACAAGTACTCGGCAGCCTTATTAAACATCCTCAATATTTAAGTGAAGTTGATAAGTATAATCTGGTAATTACAGATTTTCCAAGTAGGTTTGAACGTTCAATTTTCTTAGCAATATCTGGTTTATATGATAAGGGTGCAACACGTATTCAACCTATTGATATAGAGAACTATTTAGAAACTGACCCAGTAGCGAAGACGGTTTTTAAAGAAAATAATGGGATTGAATATATACAAGATATAATAGAACTGAGTGAAGTTGAAAACTTTACATTCTATTATACAAGATTAAAGAAATTAAACTTATTAAAAGACTTACAGAAAAGTGGAATAGATACATCGGAATTTTATTGTGAAGATTTAACTAATCCGAAGTCAGAAGAAATTAATAGAAACTTTGATTGGTTGGAATTAAGAGATATAACTGACCGAATTAGAAAGAAGTTGCTTGGATTAGAAAACAAATATGCAGTAACCGATGAAGTTGAAAGCGAAAGCGCCGTTGAGGGTATGGAAGATTTAATCGCTCATTTTGGTACGGCTGGGTCAATTGGTTTACCAGTACAAGGTGAGTTTTATAATCAAGTTATAGACGGCGCGCGAAGGGGTACGTTAACGATTAGGTCAGCGGCATCAAGTGTAGGTAAAACGAGAAATGCAGTAGCCGATGCATGTTATTTAGCTTATCCATATAGGTATAATAGTACAACTTGTATGTGGGAGCAGGAGGGTAACTGTGAGCATGTATTGTTTATAGTCACAGAGCAACAGTTTGAAGAAGTTAGAAAAATGATTTTAGCTTACTTAACAGATATAAATGAAAGTAGGTTTAAATATAATGATTTTAGTGATAGAGAAAAGTCAGTAATTCAACAAGCTATAGGTATTATGAAACGGTATGAAGATAATATGACATTAGTTAAAGTACCGAATCCGACTATTGAACTTGTTAAAACTATAGTGCGCGAGCAGTGTATTACGAAAGATGTGCATTATGTATTTTACGATTATATATTCATTGGACCAGCTTTATTGAATGAGTTTAATGGATTTACTTTAAGAAACGATGAAGTATTACTTATGTTCGCAACAGCATTAAAAGATTTGGCGGTTGAATTAGATGTAGCGATGTTTACTTCAACTCAGGTTAATGCAAAAGGAGACGATAATAAAACAATTAGAAATGAAGGTGTATTAGCTGGAGGTCGTAGTACAATTAATAAAGCTGATAACGGTTCAATTATGGCACGACCAACAAAAGAGGAATTAGATATATTGGAACCAATGTATCATAATAATCCAGATGATAAACCGAATTTAGTTACAGATATATTTAAAGTTAGAAATGGTCAATGGACGCAGATTAGAATTTGGTCAAATATGAATTTAGGAACATTGAAGAAGCATGACTTATTTGTAACTGATGCGGACTTGCAGCCAGTACATGATTTCTTTGAAAGAGAAGAATATAAGATTCAGAATTGGGACGATAAACAAGATTTAGAAATGCAAATTACATTACAAGATTTGAATGATGGAGTAGTAATTGATTAATTATAAAGCGATTATTGAACAATTAAATACGGAAAAAATTATTCAACTCATGGAGCGACTAGGCGCAAATGACTATGTACAAAAGCCAGGATATGTAATTTTCCCGACCATATGTCATAATGTAGATGCGTCAGAAGCTTCTATGAAGTTGTATTACTATGAAAATTCTCATATGTTTCAGTGTTATACAAGCTGTGAATCTATGTCTATTTTTCATTTCTTAAAGCACTATTACGAAACAAGAGATATAGATTATAACTGGTACGATGATATATATCAAGTAGTATTAGACTGTAGTAACTACAATCCATTTTTCACAAGCGCGCCAGAGCAGTATAAACAGATACGTGATATGTATAAGGCGGCCGAAGTACCAAAATTACCAACCTATCCGGAAGGTATATTGGATTGCTTCACAAAGTTTTATCCGCCAGAATGGTTAATGGATGGAATTAGTAAGGCTGCGATGGATAAGTTTAATATATTATATTCAATTCCACAGAACAAAATTATAATACCGCATTATAACGTGGATGGAGAACTTATTGGAATTAGAGGGCGCGCACTCAACGATTGGGAAGTTGAGAATGTAGGTAAATATATGCCCGTACAAATAGAAAACAAATGGTATAGTCATCCATTATCATTGAATTTATATGGGTTAAATAAGACAAAAGAAACTATAAAGCAAGAGGGTATATGCTTTCTATTTGAAGCTGAGAAGTCGGTCTTACAAATGGAAAGTTTTGATCGTCCGAACGCTGCGGCCGCAGTATGCGGAAGTCAATTCAATAAGCACGCCTTAAAGTTACTACTTAAAACCTGTCACCCACAGGAGATTGTTATATGTTTTGATAAAGAAGAATTACCAGGCAAAGAAGACTATTTTAACAAACTTTATTCAATTTGTAAAAAGTATTCAAACTATGCTGATTTTTCTTTTATATATGACCGTGAAGGACTTTTAGATTTAAAGGATAGTCCAACAGATAGAGGGCCGAAGATATTTGAAGAATTATTAAGAAAGAAGGTAAGGGTAAAATAAATGAAAACTCAATTAGTAAATACGAACTTTGATAAGAATTATGTAGTTAACCTATTGGAAGAAAGAGGAATAACCGCAGAAGAAATGCCGTATTTCCTCCATCCAACACCACAACTACTTCTATCACCAACAAATCTCAAAAACATTGATGCAGCTTATCATATGTTTCTTGAAATGATAGATATGGACGAAACACATCATATTGTTTTAGTTGTAGATAGTGACGTGGATGGATTTACTTCCTCAGCAATTTTCTATCAGTATTTGCGCCAGTGGAACAAAAAAGTAAAGATTAGCTATGTACTTCACCAAGGAAAAGGACATGGCTTAAGCGACACCATTGATGAAATTATGCGTATGGATGAAGCGCATAAAATTGACTACGTAATAATTCCGGACGCAGGTAGCAACGATATAGAACAACAGAAACAATTAGTTGAAAACAATATTAAATGTCTCATACTTGACCACCACCTTATTGATAAAGTATGGGAAGAAGCGCCAGATACAGTAGTCATTGTAAATAATCAGGATTCACCAGACTATTCAAATAAAGAACTCTGTGGCGCCGGCATCACATGGCAGTTCTGCCGCCATGTAGACCATCAACTAGATACAACTTATTCACATGACCTTATTGACTTAGCGGCACTGGGTATTATAAGTGATATGATGTCTATGCTTTCACTTGAAAATAGATATATTGTTTCGGAAGGGTGTGAAAGAATTACCAATTATTTCTTTAAAGTGCTGTGTGAAAAACAGGCATTTTCAATGGGAGACAAAGTCAATCCTACAACAGTAGCCTTCTACATAACGCCACTTATTAATGCCTTAATTAGAGTTGGTACAGAAGATGAAAAAGAACGTTTATTTATGGCTTTTATTGACGGTCATGAAACAGTAGTGAGTCATAAGCGTGGTGCAAATGGAGCACTTGAAGAAGTTGCAATTGAGTCTGCGCGCGAATGTACGAACGCTAAAGCTCGTCAGAATCGTATTTTGGACAAGGCAATTGATGGTTTGGAAATTAAAATCAGTAAATACGATTTACTTTCGCATAAGATACTATTTATCAAGTTGGATGATGAGGACTTTCCGCCGGAGCTGAATGGACTGTGCGCGATGAAGCTGGCAGCGAAATATCAGAGGCCAACAATTGTGGCACGCCTGAACAACGAAGGCTTTGACAGAGGTTCAAGTAGAGGGTTAAACGATTCTTCACTTACTAGCTTTAAAAGACTGATGGATTATAGTGAAATGTTTGAATATACCGCTGGACACGACAATGCTTGCGGCATTTCAATTCCAGATAAAGAAGTAACTACATTCCTTGTTTGGGCAGACCAATTCTTAGACGATAACGGAATTGACTTAAATGAAAACTTCTATCCAGTTAATTTTGAACGTATTGCGGCCTCACAAGATATAGTAGATATTATTAACGATGTGGCACAACATGAGGATGTCTGGGGACAGCACAATCCAGAACCATTAATTCATATTACTGATTTAAACATTGAAAAGAAAGACGTTCAAATTATAGGTAAGAACGCTGATACAATTAAAATTGAAAAGTTCGGTGTTACTTATATGAAGTTTAGAGCTAAAGATATGATAAAAGACCTCGCGCAGTATGATAAAATTAAGCTGGAAATTGTAGGAAAAATGAATTTGAATAACTATTATGGAAGAGTTACTCCGCAAATATTCATTGAGAATTATCAGGCGCAGGATGATACATTGGGGTTTTAGATATGATTAAAAGTACTAAAGTAATTACTTGTAATGATTGTATAAATTATCAAAAAACATTATTAAAATATGATGATGGCAGTCCAATATATGATTGTCCATTCGCGCATGATTGGTGTGAATCAGATACCTTAATTAATACCTTATGCGAACACAAATTTAAATCAAAGGAGAATAATTAATGTTAGAATGGGAATATTTTAAAGAACAAACTATTAAACAAGTTACTACAGGATACATACAATGGGAAAAGAAAAATATTAAATGTCCTAAATGCGGACAACCATTATATAAAAATATGACAGAAGTACTTACTTCTTATCCACCTCAGTATGAATATAGATGTTTAAATTGTGATTGGCACGACTATGCCTTTGATTAATTTGACATTTTAATAAAATTCTGCTATAATATACATAGAAAAGATAAAAGAGAGGTAACGTGAATGGATAAATTACAATACCCAGGCTCATTACATAATCACACTGACTTCTCAAATTTTCGTCTTAGAGATGCAATAAATACAGTAGAAGGACTTATTGATTATGCACTAGAACTTGGTCATGAATTAGTAGCGATTACTGAACATGATACAATAGCGAGCGCGATTAGAGCAGAAAAATATTATAACAAAATAAAAAAGGATAATCCAAACTTTAAATTAATTCTCGGTAATGAGATTTATTTAGTAAGGAATGGACTTAATTCAGATAACTTTAATAAAGATGTGGACAGATATTTCCATTTCATTCTCTTGGCGAAAGACGCCGAGGGACACAGACAAATTCGTGAAATATCAACTCGTGCATGGATGAGAAGTTATGTCGCACGTCGTATGCGGCGAGTTCCAACTTATTATCAAGATTTAATTGATATAATAGGTAAAAATCCAGGTCATGTAATTGGTTCAACAGCATGTCTTGGTGGATGCCTTCCGACTCAGCTCATTCGTAATAGAGACACTGGCGCGCCTTCAATGGATTTAATTGAGCGTTGGATATTACAGATGCAACAGATATTTGGTAAGAACGATTTCTATTTTGAAATGCAACCATCAAAAAACAAAGACCAGATATATGTGAATCATAAATTGGTTGAGCTGGGCGCAAAGTACGGAATTAAGTACATTATAACGAATGATGCTCATTATCAGAAAAAAGAAGATAGACCAATTCATAAGGCGTTTCTCAATTCACAGCAAGGTGATAGAGAAGTAGATGATTTCTATGCAACAACTTATCTTATGAGTGATGAAGAAATTCGTAGCTTTATGGAAGAAGAAATGGGTGAAGAAGTTCTTCAGTCAGCTTATCAGACAATTTTAGAAATAAAAGATAAATGTGAAGATTATTCGTTAATGAAACCGTTAAAAATTCCAAGACTGAATTGGAAGTTATATGACATTTCAGAAGAAGAAAAGACATATTGGAGAAGTAAAATTCCATATGTAAATAAGTTTCTTGATTCTGAATATTCAGAAGATAGACATTTGATTTATGCAATTATTGACCGTTTAAGGCGCGACCCCGAACTTCAGGATGAACGTACATTAAATGAAATCAATGCGTGTCTTGAAGATACATGGGTTAGTAGTGAGGTAAATGGAAGTAGATGGAGCGCATATTTCTTAAATCTTCAAAATATAATAGATGCGTGTTGGGATGCAGGAACTTTAGTTGGAGCGGGAAGAGGTTCCGGTGTAGGTTTTATTCTACTTTACATTTTAGGTATAACGCAGATTAATCCATTAAAAGAAAAGGCTCCAACATTTAGATGGAGATTCTTGAATCCAGAACGTGTATCGGTTCTTGATGTAGATATAGATATAGAAGGCGACCGTAGGGCCGCAGTATTGAAAAACTTCCGTAATATTTATGGAACAGATAGGGTTGCGAATGTATTGACGTTGAAAACAGAAAAATCTAAGTCGGCAATTCTTACAGCAGCAAGAGGTTTAGGAATAGATGTTGATACAGCACAATATCTTTCTTCATTTATTGAAGCAGACAGAGGACAACTTAGAAGTTTAAAACAAACATTCTATGGTGACCCAGATAATGGAATAAGCGCAAGTAAGCAATTCCGTTATGAAATGGAAGAGAATTATCCAGAACTGTGGGAAGTAGCTCAAGGAATTGAGGGACTTATTAACGGATGTGGAATTCATGCGGGCGGAGTTATATTTGTTGATGAACCATTCACAAATACAACAGCATTGATGCGGGCGCCAAGTGGAGAAACAATGACTCAGTTTGACCTCCATGATGCGGAAGATACAGGGTTAATTAAATACGATATCTTATCAATTGAAGCGTTAGATAAAATTCATAATTGTATTGATTTGATTTGCGATTATGGATATGAAAAAAGGGAAAACACATTAAGAGAAACTTACGAAAAAATCGTAGGTATATACAATTTGGAACGTGATGATAAACGAATGTGGGAAATGTGTTGGAATCACGAAGTAATGAGTTTATTCCAAATGGAAAAACAAAGTGGAGTTCAAGGAATTGCAGTTATGAAACCAACTTCAGTGGATGACTTAGCAATTCTTAACTCAGCAATTCGTCTTATGGCGACAGAAAAAGGCGGAGAGATTCCAGTAAACAAGCTCGCACGTTTTAAAAAGCATCCATCAGATTGGGATAATGAGTTACGTCAGTACGGACTTGGCGCGGAGGCGAAAAAGATTCTTGAACCTGTAGTAAACATTTCATATGGACTGTGTATTACGCAAGAACAGTTTATGCAGCTGGTTCAGTTACCAGAGTTAGGTGGATTTAACCTAACATGGGCAGATAAGTTGAGAAAGTCAATTGCAAAAAAGAATCCAGCTGAATATGATAAACTGACGAAAGAATATTTTGAAGAAATAGAAAAACGTGGATGCGACCGCGCGCTGTGTACGTATGTCTGGAACGTTCTCATAGCGATGAGTAAAGGTTATGGATTTAACTTGTCTCATACGTTGGCTTATTCATTAATTGGACTTCAAGAATTGAATTTAGCATTTAAATATCCGATAATCTTATGGGATTGTGCGTGTCTAATAACCGATAGTGGCGGCAACGCAGAAGAAATTGAAGATGATGAAGAAGAACCAAATGAAGTAACTTGTTATGACGAATTTGAAGAATTTACAGATTCAGAAGAAGAAACAGAAGATGAAGAAGCAGAAGAACAGACAGACAAAAAGAAAAAGAAAAATAAAACAGCAAACTATGGTAAAATTGCAACAGCGATTGGTAAAATGAAAAATCGTGGAATTGAAATTGTTGCAACGGATATAAATAAATCATCTTATACGTTCGCGCCAGATGTAGAAGATAATTTAATTATCTATGGACTCAGCGGCATCACGAGAATAGGTGATGATTTAATCCAGGAGATAATGGATAATAGACCGTTTAGTGGAATAAAAGATTTTATTGAAAAAGTAAAAGTTAATAAACCTCAAATGATTAATTTGATTAAGTCAGGAGCATTTGATAAACTTTATAACAACGACCGACTGGCCGCCATGAACGGTTATATTGATTTAATAGCAGATAAAAAACAGCGTATAACTTTACAGAATATGAAAATGTTAATTGATTTTGGACTTATTCCAGACAAATACGATTTTCAATGTAAGGTTTATAACTTTAATAAATATTTAAAGAAGTTTAAGAAGGGTAATTATTATGAGGTTGATAGAATCGCTTTTGATTTTTATAGTCAGCATTTTGATGTGGATTTTCTTGAACCCAATAACAATAACTTCGTAATTAAACAATTAATATGGGATAAAATATATAAATCTCAAATGGATATTATACGTCCATTTATTAAAGACCATAATGAGGAATTATTAAATTCCGTTAATAATAAATTGCGCCAAGACTTATGGGATAAATATTGTGAAGGAAACATAAGTAAGTGGGAAATGGATTCAATATCGTGTTATATTCACGAGCATGAATTGTCAAAGGTTCGTAATATAACATACGGATTCGTAAATTATTCACAATTATCCGATGAACCCGTAGTAAGTTATGAGTTCCAGTCAAAACAAACTGGTCAGAAGATTCCTTTATTTAGAATTTTCCGTATTATAGGAACAGTTTTAGATAAAGATAAAGGAAAGAAAACTGTAACAATATTAACTCCAGATTTCACGGTAGTTCCAGTTAAGATTTTTGGTGATGCATTTACTCATTATGATAAACAACTATCCGAACGTGGCGCGGATGGTAAAAAACATGTCACAGAAAAAAGTTGGTTTAGTCGTGGGAACAAAATTATTGTCACGGGTATAAGAAGAGAAGGAACTTTTGTTGGTAAGAAGTATAAGAATACTCCATATCATTTGGTTGAGTTAATAACCGACGTAGATGAGAATGGATATATTCAAACTCAGCAAGAGCGTATAGAAGAATGAGTTATGGATTATACGATGCGGACCTGTCGTATTATGCGCGGGTCCCATTCTATAACTTAGAACTAATGAAACTCTCTTCTTATTATAAACGTAAAAGACAAATAGTCAGTTTATCACCCACTTTATCCCCACAAAAATATTCCCACTTTATAATTCGCCAGGATTATCCTCACGAATTAGACACTATTCCAACTGATATAAATGAGATAACGTTTGGTGGTCGCGTCTTTGATGGAAAGGCTTATAAACCTTTACCATTAGATATAGAAGGTACGCCACCAGATGTGTCTCTATATGATAGAGTAGATTATGAATTCAAAATTCCGGACCATATACGTTCAAGTTTCAGTATTCTACGGCGCGCAGAACATGTGCGTTTATCATTAGACGGAAAAACAATTTGGTCTGACTTTGAAAAGCAATTGCGTCATGCACCCAATACCTTCGGTTTAATCTGTTACGACTATAACCTGGGCAACGTACAAGGCGCGCGGGAGTTCATTACAGATTTACTTCCCGAAATCACAAATTATCCGAACGGCCGCCGTATAGGTATGAAATTTCCAGTTATCACAACAGACTCACAAGAACATATAGCCTGGTTAAAAGTACAACCGTTAAATCAATTCTATTCACTTCAATATAACGGTTTGCCAACCTTAGACGAAGTAAAAGAATTTGTTGAAACAAGTTTTCATTCTACAGCTTACGAACAATCAACCATTAATGTAACTGCGGGTACAACTTACGAAAAATTCATTACTACAGATATATCTACTCTATTTGATTTAATCTTAGATTTACGTATGCACTACATATATCTTCCACTTATATATGATAGGGACTTTTTCGTAGATTATAGATGGCTACAATTAATGGAATACTTTCAAACTTTTGCAAACTATATCAAAGAAAAATTACGTTCAAAAGACTATCGTATTCGTGTTCTTCCGTACGAAAGTTTCTATTCATATATGCGTAACCAAGTAAACATATACGACATATATAAGCAAGGCTGGCCTAGAGAACAGGTCAGTGAAGTATTTCAATTCGTACGCGAAAACAACTACGATTTGTTTAAAAAATTTTATGAGTATACTGGAGAGAAAAAATGACTACTGATGAAATTAGACAGAAGATTTTGTACAATAACAACAAAATCAAAGAGTTATTAGACCCCTCGGTATTCATTTTGCAACCAGAAGTGCAAAAGTATATTGAGGAGAATGAAGAAATACAGGCGCAATGCCCACACGTATTTCGTAAAGGAGAGTGCATTTATTGCGGAAAAGCCGAAACATCCTTAAAATAATTAAATAACTAGGAGGCAGCTTATGCAGTACATTAAAAAAAGAGACGGACGTTTAGTAGAATTCAACAGAAAGAAAATTATTCAGGCAATCGTTAAGGCTTTTATTGATGTAGACGGCGAGGTTACGCCTTATGCAGAAGAAAAAGCGAATAAGATTGCTTCTTTTATTGAAGAAAAAAGTTATGATACTATACTTACTGTTGAAGAAATTCAAGACTTAGTAGAAAAAGGACTTATGTCCACTAAAAGAAAAGACGTTGCAAGACGTTACATTACGTATCGTGATGAAAGAAGTAGAATAAGAAGCTGGAACAATAAGATGATGGACAATGTAGCCATTAAACTGGCCGCATCAGACGTTCAGAATCAAAATGCCAACGTAGACGAATACTCATTCGGCGGCCGTAGAGGTGAAGCCGATTCGGTTATCTTTAAGCAGTACGCATTGGACAACCTTATGAGTAAAATGGCTCGTGATAATCACCTCAATAATGAGATATATATCCACGACCTTGATTCTTATGCGCTTGGTATGCACAACTGCTTAACAGTTCCATTTGACGATTTACTTGCCAAAGGATTTAACACAAGACAAACAGATGTACGTCCAGCCAATTCAATTAACACAGCTTTCCAATTAATTGCTGTATTATTCCAACTTCAATCACTTCAACAGTTTGGAGGAGTAAGCGCATCACACCTTGATTGGACAATGGTTCCATACGTAAGAAAATCATTTTACAAGCACTACAAAGATGGACTTATCTTTGTTTCACGTTATGTAAAAGATTTTGTAGACAACAACATTACAATAAATATTGCAGACCCAACAGAAGTATCAATTGATGACCGTAAAATATACAGTGATGATAAGGCTTATGACTATGCAATGGAAATGACAGAGCGCGAAGCCAATCAAGCTATTGAAGGTATGTATCACAACTTAAATACTCTTCAATCACGTAGCGGTAATCAGCTACCATTTACTTCAATTAATTACGGTACATGTACCTTACCAGAGGGCCGCATGATTATCAAAGGACTTCTCCAAGGTTCAATTAAAGGGGTCGGAAAACTTCATAAAACACCTATCTTCCCTTGTGGTATTTTCCAATGCATGAAGGGTGTAAACAGAGAAGAAGGCGATCCGAACTATGATTTGTTCCAACTCGCGCTTGAATCAACAGCTAAAAGACTTTATCCAAACTATGCAAATGTAGATTGGTCAGGAAATGCAGGATATGACCGTAATGACCCACGTACTTATTTTTCTACAATGGGTTGTCGTACAGCCAACGGCTACGATATAAACGGTTTAGGTCAACTCAAAGACGGGCGCGGAAACATATGTCCAGTAACTATTATTCTTCCTACACTTGCAATGGAAGCTGGTGATGTAGAAGATTTTATGACTTTGCTTGATGAGAAAATTCACGAAGCAAAAGATATGCTTATTGAGCGTTTCAATTATATATGCTCACAAGACCCATCAGCTGCAAAGTTTATGTATGAAAATAATACAATGGCTGGTTATGTTCCAGAAGAAGGTATTCGTTCTGCTTTGAAGCATGGTACAATTGTAATTGGTCAACTTGGTTTAGCAGAATGTCTTCAAATTCTTATCGGCTGTGACCACACTACAGAAAAGGGAATGGAACTGGCTAAGCGCATTGAACAATTATTCAAAGACAGATGCGCGCAGTTTAAACAAGAATATAAGTTAAATTTCGGAGTATATTATACACCCGCTGAGAACCTGTGTTATACAGCGATGAAAAAATTCCAAGACAACTATGGAAAACTTCCAAACATTAGTGATAGAGATTACTTTACGAACTCAATGCACGTACCAGTTTGGAAAGAGATTTCACCGTTTGATAAAATTGATATAGAATCACAGCTTACAGGTTATTCAAGTGCAGGATGTATTACGTATGTTGAACTTGAAGGTGCAGTACTCAAAAACCTTAAAGCATTAGAACAAATAGTATCATATGCGATGGATAAAGACATTCCATATTTCGCTATTAATGTTCCTAATGACACTTGTCTTGAGTGCGGCTGGACTGGAGAAATTGGAAACGAATGTCCAGAGTGCGGTTCAACACACATACAACGTCTTAGACGTGTAACAGGTTACTTAACAGGAGATTATAAAACAGCATTTAATATAGGTAAACAACATGAAGTGGAAGATAGATTTAAACACAGTAAAAAACTATAAAACAGCTTTTGCGGCTGGTCTGTTAATCGGTTTCGGAGTTATTATTAATTCCATAACTGCAAACCCAACAATAGGAGCTTTGTTTTTTAGCTTTGGTTTACTGGCAATAATAGCGTTAAAATTACCATTATATACAGGAAGAGTCGGGTTCTGGAAGGACCCGGCTACTTTCCCAGGAATGTTGATAGCAAACGTCGCAGGCGCGCTAACGACGATAGCCTGTTATGTAATCGCTAATCCAGCATTTCATACATTAATGGCTAATATAAGTATGCACAAGTTTGAAAAGACTTATCTACAGATGCTAGTCTGCGGAATCCTATGTGGCGCACTTATCCATATTGCAGTAAAAATAAAACAAGTACCGATTACCGTACTTGCAGTTGCAATATTCATTTTAATAGGTGCAGAACACTGTATCGCAGATATTCCATTTCTTATGGTTAACTTCAATTTAGCTAACCTCATCAAATGGATATTAGTAGTCGTAGGTAATTCATTGGGCGCCTTGTGTATAGAATCACTAACAAAGGAGGAGAGCCATGAGATATGCACAAATAATTCCTAATGACGTTTCAAACGGTGAAGGGGTATGTGTATCTTTCTTTGTGCAGGGGTGCCCACATCGTTGTCCCGGATGCTTTAACCCCGAAACTTGGGACTTTAATGAAGGTATAGAATATACGCCAGACGTTAAATGGCAAATTCTAGGTTTGCTTGCCGCCAACAATGTCAAACGTAACTTCTGTGTACTCGGCGGCGAGCCACTAGCTTTACCAAACTTGCCGATGACGCAAGAAGTTGTTAGTACCGTACGCCACGCCTATCCAAATATTAAAATATATTTATGGACAGGATTTTTAATGAAAGACTTATTACAACAAACGAACAAAGACATACAATCAATTTTAAATGATATAGACATATTAATTGACGGACCATTCGTAGAAGCAGCCAAAGATTTAACTCTTGAACTACGTGGAAGTTCTAATCAAATAATATGGGAAAAGAAAAACGGTTTATGGATGGAGAAATAAAATGGAACCAGAAATACCAAAAATAACAGTAGATTTTAAAACCTTTCAAAAGGTTTATCAAGCCGCCAGAAAAGCCAAACTCAAAGAAGTTACTTTTGAGTTTATAATTGCTAGCTGTTTTCCAGACATAGCAAATAACATAAAACAAGAACTCCGTAGGCAGCATGCTTGTGGCTACACTGAAGGACTTCAAGCTGCGGAGGCTGAAAACCATATAGAAGGAGAAACGAAAAATGAAGAATAGAATTTTTATAATATTATTAGCTATATTGGTAGTTTTATCTACAACTAATATAGTGTTTGCTGAAGTAGAGTATCCATTTACCGTCACTTATCACTTCAAATATAAAACTTCAGCAACAGAATATGCAGAAAAGACTTGGTCACAACAAGTTAAAAGTAATAGCGACAGTGCTTCAAAAGTTATAAATAAAATAATACCCGATACTATCCCTAAAAAATATACCGAAAACGGAAGAGAATATGTGTTTGCTAAAAGGTGGGTTGGGCCAGATACACCACAAGATGGTGTAGCTTCAACTGAAAGAGTATATATTTATAATAAAGATTACGAAGCAGAAACACATATATATTATGAAGCAGTATATAACCCTGTTCCAATCGCAACGGTACATACTAGGTATTTAAATCAACAGGCGGAAGAAGTTGAAGATGTTATATCACAAAACATGTCTGCTGGTGTAGGTTGGACTATAAAAGCAGGTGCTTTTGATGATAATATTTCAAAGTATAGGCATTTTGAACACAATGGTTTTGTTTATACTTTTACCGGTTGGGACAATGAATTACCATTAACTATTAAAGATATTACTGAAGATACACATTATTATTTCAATGCAAAATATGATGTTGAAAAAATTAAAAAATTAAATGTAATCTATACTGATAATGTTGCACACGGCAGTGGCTCATGGTCAAATGATAACACTTTTGTAGAATATAAACACACCTTTAAAGTACCAGCAGACATACCAGAACATTATACGTTTCTTTACTGGGAAAATGGTGATGATAAATACTATGCAGGTGATACATTTACTAAAGCATATGCAGACGTAGGTGAAAATGAAGAAATAGAATTTACAGCCGTATATGAATATCAGCCACCATTAAATGTGCATTATCACTATAGAGAAAATAAAGTAGACACAGTTACGACTTATGAAAATATAAATCTTTATGACAAGGCGCCAGAACCATTGAAATGGTTTTACGAAGGCAAGGAAATACCAATTAACGAAGACGAAATAATTACAATCCCTAACTCATATATTGTTAGAGAACCTGTAAAAGACGAAAAGAATGTTCATGTATACGCTAAATATTTCACAATTAATTGGTTAGATGATAACGGTGATACACTTTCTACTAATAAAATGGTGCCTTACGGTGAGCTACCAAAATACGACGGTGAAACCCCATCCAAGGACGCCAGCGCGCAGTATACGTACAAATTCATCGGTTGGGATTCTGATATTACTCCTGCGACAAAAAATAAAGATTATACCGCAGTTTATAACTTAATTACAAATATTTACACAGTAAAGTTCGTAGACTACGATGACACGCAGCTGTCACAAGATGATTACGAATATGGTACGGCCGCAGAAGACATTAAAGCACCGATTCCATATAGACAGCCGACAATTCAATATACATATATCTTTACTGGCTGGACTCCAGAAATTGAAGATGTAACAAAAGACGCAACTTACAAAGCTACATGGGAAGAAAAAGAAATTATTCCTGACAAACCAGATGATCCTGAGCCAACGCCAGATGACCCTGAGGAAAAAGAAGAAGACGATACAAAAACAAAAGTAATCATTAAAAAATATTACGATGAAAAAGTAATTACAAAACACATTATTACAAAACCAACTGTAATTAATCGTACAGTGCACCCGACCACAATTATTAATAGATACGTTACTAAAAACTACATAACCGAAAATAATAAAAAGGTTGATAAGTTAGAAGAAGAGGTTGAAGAACTTGAAGATGGCATGCCTCCATTAGCAGCGCGCAGGGGAATGAAAAGACAATGGGCATTATTTAACCTTCTTTTCACTCTGTTAATCATAATAATGGCAGCGTTCGTAATCGTCAAATACAATCGTAAAAAAGACCAAGACCAACGTGATTATCAAACAAAACACATACATCGTATTTTAAGTTTTGTAATGGCTTTACTTTCAATAGTAATTTTCTTCCTTACAACAAACTTCTCATATCCAATGGGATGGTTTGACCAATGGACTATATTGTTCTTCATATTCTTTGTAGACCAATTAGTACTTACTATTCTTAATTATCGTATGTTCAAGGCTAGGCAAGAGTCCTAGCCTTTTGTTTTAAAATTTGAAAAAAAAATTTTTTTATGATATAATATATATAGAAAGATAAGAAAAGAGGTAAGAATATGGACAAATTTACTTATACACAGGTATTTAACTTTGAAAATGCGTTGAGAGGAATGAGAAACCCACTTAATTCATGGGATAGGTCTGACAGTTTGTTTGGATATGATAATGCAGAACATATGGTAGACCGTTGCGCAGATGTAGTAGACATTTGGGTAGAACAAGAACTCAAAAGCAGAAATATAGAAAGCGGTCCAGGTGAAGGCGTCTACGAAGAACTGTGGAAACGCTATATGGATTGGCTTTGGGGACAAGGAATTATTGATGAAGACTATAGTATTGAGCAGTTTGCTTTTATTGGACCAAATGATTTAAACCTCGCGCAGCGTCTGATTAAGTCAGGTCCAGAGCATTGTAAATTCCTTCGTCAGATATTTGTAACAGTAGATATAACAATGCCACTATATTGGTGGAAAGAGTTTGATACATATAAAATTGGTACAACAGCTAATTCTACATCTACAATGCATACACTCACCAAAAATAAAATTACTAAAGACATGTTCGCATTTGATAATACAGATATAATAGTTACAGAAGGACACTCAATAGATGGCGATTGGGAACTTACTTTTGAAGATTGTATAGATGATATACTAACAATTTGTAACAATTTACGTGATAAATATCTTGAAACAAATGATAAACGTTACTGGCGCGCACTTGTACAGACGTTACCTGAAGCTTGGCTTCAAACACGTACAGTAACAATGTCATATGCAAATTTACGTAACATGTATTTCCAAAGAAAAGACCATAAATTGCAAGAGTGGCATGACTTTTGCGATTGGATAAAAACATTACCTTATGCTTATGAATTAATTTATTTTACAGGAGAAAACAATGAAGATTCTAAAACAAACTGAAGAATATCGTACAGATAGTGAAGAACAGGCCATTGCGCTGATTGAGCATTACCGTCAGGATGCTATGGACAATGGATACGTACTTGGCGCAAGCGGCTATACGTATAAAACAAAGAAAGCTAAAGGCGAGATTATAGACGAGGCCTGGGTTGTAAAAGTAACTAAGGTGCTCGGAGGAGTATGGGACGATGAGTGATGAACCAAAATTAGAAGTTATTGAAGGCGGGAAAGATTTAGAAGTAACAGTAGATGAAACCAAAACCGAAACTGAAGATAAGGACATTTTAAACTTCTATGAAGATAACAAAGATGCAATAGATATGATGGGCGGCTTGGAAATGTTTCAATCTTTGTTTGCCCTACCAGAAGATAAGTTTGAAGAACTTAAACCACAAATGCTTCAACTATTTGCTGATACATTAAACGAAAAACAGTCAGAACGTGAACTATTTGCCCTAATTCTTTCAGAAGAATACGATTATAGTAAAATCATGTCTGATACGAATTCTATCCTTGAAGCCTTTGATGAAATTAATTTCTTATCAGAAAGTAAAAAAGATTTACTTAAACAATTTATAACTTTATTAACCAATAAAATTCAAAAACTTACTGGGCGCGCACACGAATCGATAATTATTCCCTGTGAAATCGCAGAAAACGTCAACCTGCCGCAATATGCAAACGAAGGAGACGCAGGACTGGATATATACAGTCCAGCGGAATATACTATTGGCCCTGGTGAGACTGTTATTATTCCAACCGGCATTAAGATGGCCATCCCTACTGGATATGCAATTCTCATCCAGCCACGTTCAGGACAATCAGTTAAAACAAAACTTAGAATTGCTAACACCCCTGGCTTAATTGATAGTGGATATAGAGATGAAATCGGTGTTATTGTAGAAAACATAGAGCCACCTTTCAAAGACATAGATTATGACTTTGACGAAAACGGAGAAGTTCATATCAAATCTATACTTCACGGTCAAGCTTATACAATTACCGAGGGACAACGTTTTGCACAGATGAGACTTGTTCAAGTTCCAACAGCAATCTTTACACAAGTCGATTCGGTAGCTAATTTAGGAGAGAACAGAGGCGGCGGCTTCGGACATACCGGTGAGTAAAATTAATATAGATGATATAAGAAAGGCGGCGATAGAACATAATTGGCAACTTGTCTCTGAAAAGTATGTAAATTTAAATACAGATATGGAATTCATATGTAACGAAGGACACAAAGTCTACGCTCCATATAAAAAAATTAGAGACAAGTGGAAATGTCCAATTTGTGAGCAAAATAAATACTATAATTTTGGAACAGATGTTTTACCAAAAGGACGCAACGTTGAAAGAGTAATTGGTTTAGACCAAGCTACTCATATTACAGGTTATTCAATTTTTGACAACGGTGAACTAGTTCATGCAGGAACTTTTCAAACAACCGCAGAAGAAGAAATAACCCGTGATTTAGAAGTCCGCAACTGGCTTATCCAACTTATTCAAAATTGGAAACCAGACATAATCGGTATGGAAGATATACAACTACAACAGCATAACAATTCAATGGGTGTAACAACCTATCGTACACTTGCTCGTTTGCAAGGAATTTTAATGGCAGCTTGTGCAGAACAGAAGATAGATTATATCATTTGTCCTCCAGGCACATGGCGCGCCAACTGTGGCGTAAAAGGACGAACGAGAAGTGATAAAAAACGTTCAATGCAAAACATTGTAAAGCAATGGTTTGATATTACCGTTTCTGATGATGTTGCAGACGCAATAGGAATTGGTAAATATATAACAGATAATCATAAGAAAAAAGTTGAAGTATTCAACTGGGAATAAAAGGAGGAATAAACTTATGGCACAAGTAACAATGGAACAGCTTATGGATTTTAGAAATAGCGATGACTTCTTCGGTACAACTGTTATTCCACTGAAGGGAGCTTATAAAATTAATAAGATTAAGAAAGCAGTAGAACAAGAAGCTGAGTTCTATTCAACTAAATTCCAAGAAATTGTTGACAAATACGCGCAAAAGGATGAAGCAGGACAGGTTAAGTTTTCAGAAGATGGTGACCAGATTCTTATTCAGGAAGACAAAATTTCTGAATGTAATCAAGCTCTTGAAGATTTACAGAATATGACTGTAGAGATTGATAACCTTAATCTTACACTTGCAGATCTTGGAGATAATCTTCAGTGCACACCAGAACAGCTTGAAGCTCTTATGCCGTTTATGAATGAATAAAAGTATAATAAAAGAGGGGACTTAATTGTCCCCTCTCTTTTTTTTATCTAAATTTTCTAACAGCAGTTACATTTCTGTAGCTTGCGTCTTGAACAATAATCTTTTTAACTCTATCAGCAACTCTATCAACATCATAATCGTTATTTAAATGGTCTACGTTAATGTTGATATCGTATGTCACCGGCGCGCCCTGTATGTCAGACACATCGGTCATACTGTTTACTCCATTCATTACACTTGAAAGTACATCTTTTAATGCAATGAAGTTCTTTGTATCTGTTGCATTAAGTACAAGTTCAGGCTTTGCGCGAGTACCATCAAGCCAAGCTGGGCCTGTTTCCGTGGCAAGACCACCAGTTTTATAAAAAGTAACTGTACCATTTTTAACTTCTTTAACACGCTTTCCAACTACATTATGACTATTAATTATTTCTTTTAGATTATCAATCTCATCATTAATTGCCTCATATTTAGCTTTCCAATTATCTCTACGTGCTTTATAAGTTTTCTTTTGAGTTTTAGATAACCCATTTTTCTTTAATAAGTCTACATTTTTTTGATAGTTATTCCAATATGTAACACGATTCTTTGCCGCGGTTTTAATTTGAGTAATTGCATCTAATAATTCTTGTGCTTTAGTATAACCTGCTTCTTTTAATTCTTTAGTTGTGTATAAATCTTTGGCAGTATTATATTCGGTTCCAGCATCAAAAACATTTTGTGCACTAATTCCTGCTGTTTTGAAATCTTCTGCATTATATCCCGCATTTTTAATATCTTCATAAGTAATATTCTTATCTTTTTGACGAGCCAATTCATAAGCTTTCGCAGCATTTATTCCCTTTTCCTTAGCTGTACTTAAATTAAAATCAGAATCGGTTTTGACTTCAGCTTCTGGTACTCCTTTATTAATATAAGCATCTAATAACTCATAAATATTTTTTATGCCATCTTGAACTGCTGTTTGATAATCTGCTGGCAAATTAAGTTCATTGCTTCCTAATACTTTTCGCAACTCTTCTGAAGCTATTCCAGAAGCACGATATTCATCCCAAGCATTAAGCCAATCTTTTTCCAACTGTTCTTGTTTCTCTGGTAGCGCTTCATCATAACCTTGATTAGTTAACCACAGTTGTCTAATCTGTTCATAGTTCTCTTCAGGATTTTCTAATAATCGTTTAACTTCTTCTAAATTAGTACCTAATGCTTGTGCTAAATCACGTTGGATTTCAAGAAGTTTAATCTGACGTTCACGTTGCTTAGCAGCTTCATCGCCTTGTTCTTGTAATCTATTAAGTAATTGGTCTTCTAAAGTGCGTCCGTATTGTTGTTGTGCGTCTGCAATTTCTTGTTCTAATTGCCTAATTTCACTTGCATGACCACCTGAAGTATCCGCACGTAAAACGGCTAAACGTTGTTGTTTTTTACTAATATCAGATTCTGTTTTCGCATTATCTTCTACTTCTCGACGCTGGTCAAGCCTACGTTTAACCTCGTCTATTAAATCCTTAAAGGCGTCGGTCAATGCAGAATTAAGTTTTTCTTGCTTATCAATTTCCTTATTAATTTCTTCTTCAAAACCTTTTAATAAAGATTCTTCAAAATCATTAATATATTCTTCATATTCATTTAAAGTATTATAAACTTCAGTTAATGTTCCATAAGATTCTTGTATTGCATCCAAGTAATTTCCCTGATTTTCAGCAATACGGTCAATTACTTTTTGAACTGCTGTATCAGTTTCATTATTATATTCATTCTCTGCATATTGTTTATATATCTCTTTAATTTTACCTGGGTCAAATGTATCAACAGAATTCAATCCATATTCTTTCATTAAATCGAATACTATTTTTGCTGCTTTTATATCATTATTAGCAGTTTCACTTTCACCATTAATTCCTTTTAAATTAGGAATTAAGAAATTATCATAATATTCTTGGAAGTTAAGTGATTTCTGATATGCTGAAAATGAAGCTTCAATATTATCAACATTAGCATGAAGTTGTTCAACTAAATTATTTTGTTTATCAATTAAAACTTTTTGTAATTGGTCAAATGATTCTTCGGTATGATATCCTGCAGATGTTCTAGCAGTAATATATTCTTTTTGTGCGTCATAAATGTCGCTCTTTTTCTGTAAAGCTTCAAGTTTTTTAGATATTAAATATGTTTCAGTCAGGCTCTTTTCCCAACGATTAAACATATTATATGTATCATCCGCTAACTTATTTAATGCTTCTCGCGCGGCATTAATTTTATCTTCCGCAGTATTACGACGCTGAGTAGCAGTATCAATATATTCATTAGCTTTCTTTTGAATAGCTTGAGCTTCTTTTTTATTAACTTTTCCTTTATTCTTACCTTTCTTAATTTTTGCAGCATTATTAATCTTATCTGTATCTGCAATATAAGCTCCGGTTTCAGGGTCAAAATAAACGATTTCAGAAAAGTCAATAGCAGCTTTACGTTTTACCTTTTGCTTTTTCTTTTTACTGCCTTTTTTAACAATTGCCGTATCATCCCAAGTAACTGTTGCAACTCCTTCTGGTGCTACCGCATTTTTCTTTTGCTTTTTCGCAGTATTATTAAGCTGTTTTAATTTTTTTCTAGCGGATTTAACAGAAATTTTCTTACCGCCATATTTAACTTTTCCTTTTGAACCTGCTGCATCAATACTCGCTTTTAATTGCGAAGCTTTTTCAGAAGTAGTATTATATTTATTAATTTTAGTTCTGCTACCGCCGTTCTTATCAAAGTTTTCTAACCGCGTAGTATAATGATCATAAATCTCTTGGTTAACTTTAATAGAAGTCTCTAAGCTCTTTTGATATTTATCAATTGAGCCTTGAATTGAAGATAAAGTGGTTCCAACGGCTTTGAGAACTTTTTCAAAATCTTTTTGATTCTTATCTACTATACGCTGCGCGCCTTCGACTTTACGACTTATATTTTCCCACCAGTTAGTAATTTTACCAATCTTTCCGGCCCATTTTATCCATTGGTCAACTGCTTTACCAGTTTTCTTAGAATTCTTTTTATTTTCTTTATCACTGTTAGAATTCTTTCCTTTCTTTTTAGAACCTTTTTTCTTCTCTTCACCCAAACTATCAGGCCAGTCTTCGGAAGTAGCATCCATCGAACCAGCACCAATCGCAGCCGAACCACTTGGAATTTGATTCTTTTTAACAATTTGTTTTGACTGTTCATGATTCCAAACAACTGCATCTCCTGGTAAATTAACCATTTCTGGTCCATTTACACCAAGAATCATTGAACGATGCTGACGAGGTAACCAAGCTACTTCATACCCAAGTTCTCCAGTAAGAGTTAATCCACCTCTACCTTTAGGACCTAAACGACCAGTACCTGGTTTAGAAGTACCTGTTGCAGCAGAACCTAAATTTGATAGTGAAGGTATAGCACCGGTATTATTTTGACCAAGATAATCTGCTTTAACAGAGACACTAAAACTACGTTTTTGCCCAGGTTTAACATTTACACCAAAAGAAACAGATTTTTCAGCATAAGACTTTAAAGCGTTAATTGCATCATAAGCACCGTCTGCTTTTACAGAAGTAACTTTTACTTTTGCAGTAGTTTTATTAGCTTTATTAACAATACTGTCTATACCTTTGTATGCTCCAGAAGTATCAGCACTAGTAGAAAAACTAACTTTTCCACCTTTAACTCCTTTAGATGCTTGTTTTTGAACCTGACTCATTTTCTTTTGAGTAGATTCAACATCATTAGTACTAGTAACTTTTAACTCTGCACCTTTATTTGCTAATTTAATAGTAGAATTAATTTCTTTCTTAGCAGCGGTAACTTGAGTATAGTCTGCATCAATTTTTAAAGTAACAGTTTGATTTTCAGGTATAGCTTTTTTAGGTTCTTCTTTTTTAGAACCATTACCAGTTATTATTTTACCACTTTTATCAACGTATCCAACACCAGGAATAGTAGTACCCTTTTCTTTAGGCTTTCCTTGCAAACTAGAACTAGAAGCTTCTTTTGCATTTTGAACAAAAGTTTTAACCCCCTTGTTAGCATAATTTAATCCACTAGTTACAGCTGAAGCAACATTAGTAATTGAATTTTTATTCTTTTCTAATTCATCTGACGCTGCCTTCGCGCCATCAGCCACATCTTTCGCACCTTCTGCAGCACTATCTAAACCACTAGTGTCAATATCTTCTGAACTAAAACCAAGAGCATTTTCACTAGTGTCCATTTTAAATGATTTAAAAAGATTATTCCACCAATTCTTTAAATTTTGACCTGCTTTTTGTGCTTCTTCTGGAGTATATTGATCAAATGCACCTTGTTCTTCTGTGTTGGTAAATTTTGCGGCATTTTCCCTTGCCCTCTGTTCAGCGGCAACTCTCGCTTTCTTTGCAGCTTCTTCTTGCTGTTGCTTTTTAAAGTCTTCTTGAATTTGTTTTTCTGTTTCTGTACTTTCATTCTTAGCAGCATTTTCACGTTCTCGTTGTTCTGCAGCTATTCTTGCTTTTTCTGCAGCTTCTTTTTGTCGCTTTTCTTGTTCTTTTTTATTAGTTTCTTCATCAGCTTCGTCTTTACCTTGTTGTTCAGCATCATTTCTCTTTTGTCTATCTTTTTTGGCTTTTTGTGTATAAGCTTTATAAGCTTCATCTGTAATTAAACCAGCTTCATAAGCATCTTTTAAGTGTAAACCCGCATTATGCAATTCAGTAATCAAACTGTCGGTTACAGCAGAAATTGGTTCTTGAGAAGCTTGATATAAAGTATCTAATATATTTCCCTTTTTACCTTTAAAATCTTCCCAAGTTTTACCATCTAAGAAACCATTTGTTTCTTCATTAACTTTTGCTATTTTTTTGTCATTAGTTTTATGATAGTTACCTTCTGCTTCATCACGATATACTTTTGCTCTTTCAAGCATATATTCAAAACGCTCTATTTCATCACGGAATTTATCTCTTTCTTTTCCTGTTTTTGCGTTTTTCCTACCTTCTTCTAATTCTTGAAGATATTCATTCGTTTCAGCTATAAAAGAATCTAAACTTTTACCAGTTGCTATATAATCATTTCTTGAAATAAGGCCACCTTCAGCATTTTTCCCTTGCCAAAAACGTTGCGCCTCAGTATCATTACCGTTTTCACCGAAAAGCATTTTCTCAGCTTTTTCAGCTCTTGGATTATCTAAATGTCCTTCTGCTATTCTTTGATTGCCTAAAATATCAACAATAGTAGCTACTGCCGCATCCAAACTCTTTAATGATTCTAATTGCGCGCCCGCAACCGGGTCTTTTAAAGCTTCATCTGCTGCAAATTGTTTATCAAATTCTTCTTTATTAAACTTAGCTTTTGAATAACTTTCCGCATATTCTTGTATTTCATCTTTTGTAAATTGACCCGTATCATTTAAAATAGAAATTAAAGATTCTTGAGAATGAATACCCATATCTTTAAATTCTTCAATCCCTATTTTAGCAGCTTCTGTAATGGTTTTTACATTTTGCTCGCTTTCTAATCGTTTTCTATATTTTTCTTGCTCATTTATATTAGTAATACCAGCATTAGCAAACTCTGCGTATAAGGCTTCTTCTTTTATATATAAACTTCGTTTACCTTTACCATTCTTTGGCTCTATCCCAGTAATAGTAGATTCACTAGTTGCTAATCCCTTTCGTACATCTGCTAAATCACTAAAATCCAAATTAACAAATTGACGAGCCTTATTTAACATAGCTGTTAATGTATCTTCAGACATACCTAAAGTATCAGCTATTTCTTTAAAAGCTTCCGGATTAACATCTTCATCTATTTCTTTTAACCAGCCACTTTCATGCAAAGTTAACCCATTAATTTTTTCTAATTCTTTTCGTGCAGAAACCCATTTATCACGAAAAGCTAATGCCCCTGTCTCGCCTTCTTGCATCATTTTACTGATGCCAGAAAACATTTTATCTACTGCAGCCTTATCTTTACTTTTTAAGTTATCTCTACCAAAAATAGCTTCAGCGGCAGCCCAATAAGATTGATCTCCTAACCCCGCAGCATGCTTATTAGCTTCGCCATTGCTTCCTTTTTCTGTTACAGTATCATAAATTTCCTTTAAATTATCTGCAGCAGTAGAAAAATTACTTCCTTCTTCTACTTTTTTAAATGATTCTAAAGCACCTTCCGCAGCAGAAATTCTATCCGTCATGGTATTTAATGCTTCAGCAACATTAGCTACACCATCTTTGGTAAAATCACGAACTTGAGCAATTTGATTATCTAAAAATTCTGTTAAAGCTTGACCATAAGTTGAAGTAGAATCAACACCATCTTTAATTTTATTTAAATCTTTAACTACATCATCTGCTGCCTTATCATATGCTGCAGTATCTAAATTTTCACCAAATTTTTCTTGTGCTTTAGCGATTTTATCCATCGCTTTATCATAGTCAGTACCTTTAGCAGTTAAATTTACAAATTCATTAGATAAAGCGCGAGATTCGCTCATCATTTCATCAAAACTTAACTTGCTATCTGCAGCAATATTTTTTAATCCCTGATTAAAATAAGTAACCATATCATCAGGAATATTTTGAAATGCATTAGAATTAGACATTTTAGCTGATAAAGCATCATAAAGTGGTGTAATCATTTCATCAAGGTCACTAGCAGCATTTGTAAAACCACTTACACTCTTATCAAAAGCTTCTTTTGTACTATCAGAAACCTCATCACCAAATTCCTGCATTTTAGCTTTAGCACGAATTTTAATCTTATCAATATTATTTGATAAAGCACTAATTGCAGCTTGATTACCTTGTTCTAAAGCAGATAAATCTATACCAAAATCTTTAAAATCTTCATTTGATAATCCCGCTTTAGTTAAAGATTGAACCATTTTCTTTGCCTGTTCCATCATTGTTTTTTGAGGAGCAAGCATACTATCTTGATAATTTATTTTTGTATATTTACCACCAACTGTTCGTTTACCACCAGTATATCCACCAAGAGTTTTATTTAAATCTCTAGCTTCTATTAAAGCTTTAATTGAATCATCACTAGTATATTCTTCAACAGCTAATCTTTGATTATCTTTTTGTAAATCTAGGGTTTTCTGTAAAGCAGTGTTATTATCAACAATTGCATGTCCTTGTGCATTATATCCTTTAACTATTTCAGGATTTAATTCTGCTATACGATCTACTATTTCTAAATAATGTTGATAATCAGAAGCATCTAAATTAATATTATTACCGTTTTTATCAACACCTTTAGCAAGTCGTGGCATTTCATCTTGCCAAGTTTGTAAATCACTTATATTAGAAGAAGTCTCCTTAGTTTTATCTTTATAGTTGGTAGTAATCTCTTCTGCACGCTTTTTAATATCAGCTCTACGTTTATTTTCTAAAATAATTGCTGCAGCAACTACACCCACTAATGCAAATAATCCTGCGGTTAAAGCTGTCGCAGCTCCTCCTATTAAACCCGTAGCAGCAGAAATAGACGCTGAAGCAGATGAAAAAGCAGAAGTAAGACCCGTTACTCCCATTCCTATAGTGCTTAATAAACTACCAGCTGTAGTTAATGCAGTTCCAAAAGTAGCTATAGCAGGATTAGCAGATTGTTGTAACAAACTACCAAACGAACGTAAGCCCATTCCTGCAGATGCCATAGAAGAGCCAAAACCACTAATATGATCTAAAACCTTTCCAACTCCAGAATTTTTAAAAGTTTCCTCTCCATTAGGTAATATCCCTTTTGCTTGCATTCTTGCAATTTCCGCATCTCTGGCTTTTTGATTAAAATCACCAGATTTAAATTTATCTAAAGCAGCCTGCTTCTTTTCATCAGATAGGTTAGAATTTTTAATTTTTTCTTCTACAGAAGAAGCCGCCTGAGTCACGCGTTCAGTAATACCTTTATCTAAATTACTAACAAATTTATATATAGGACTATTCGTGTCAGCTTTTGCATTATCTAAAGCTTGTCTAATAACTCCTGGATCTTGTATTCGTTTAAAATATTCAGATAACGGTAACGAATTATTTTTTACATCCGCATATATAGCTTTATCTGCCTTATTTAACATTGGCATGGAAATTCTACCAAAAGCTCGCTCTCCTTCTCCATGACCATGAAAGCTATAAGCTTTTTTATTCCAACCTCCAAAAATTGCTTGTCTTGCTGCATTAGTGGTATTAAAAAACGCTTTTCCTAAAAAATTCTGATCTTTTGTATCTAACTTACTTAATGCTTTTGTTAAATCATTTACTGTAGCATTTTTATTTTCATATTCACCACGATTAAAAGCAATGTTTTTAAATTCTTGATGTGCTGCTTTATAAGCATCATACCTAATTTGATCCGCAGTTTTATTAAATAAAGAATTCGCGCCACTACCATTACCAAAGGTGCGCCCCATTGCCGCGCCTAATTCATGAATAGCAGCAACTATAGGATTATATATTTGACTTGCTAAAGCAGGATTACCACGTCCCACCATACCACTTTTAAAACCGGCTCCAAAACTAGAAGCTGGATCAACTAATCCACCAAGTCCTCCAATCATCGAATTAACAAAACGACCACCCATTTTTAAACCAGTAAAAGCAGCCATTAATGACATAAATGATTTAAGAGGACCAACACCTAAGCTAAGAGCATCAATTAGTTTATTAACACCACCAACTAATGCTGTTAAACCATCTACCGCACCTTTAACAATTTGATTATCGGTAATTCCCATTAAAAAGGCGTCCCAAGCGTTTTTAAGCTTGTTCATTTTTGCTTCAAGGGATTCCATAGTCTTTTCAAATTGTTCTTGTGAAGCTCCTTCTGAATTATTAGCAAAATCCATTAATTCAGTGGTTCTTTGATAGTTACTCATCATAGCAATAAAACGTGATTGCTGACGAGAACCTGCGGCCTGAGTTGCAATATACCTTTGTTGTGTTTGTGTTAAGCTATCCCAACGCTGTGAAATATCTAAGAATACTTGGTCTAAATCTCTAAATTGACCATTAGTATCTTTTAAAGAAACTCCTATAGATTGTAATGCGGTATCAACCTTATTATAACTAACTTCTTCACCATCTACTTCACTAATTTCAAGAGGATTTTTTTTGAGTTCAGTAAATCTTGCTACAATTGTCTTCATTGCAGTACCAAGATTTTCAGCAGGCTCTCTTGTTGTTTCAATTGCTTGTGCCAAAAACGCTGCAGTACCCTCAAAACTCATTCCTGCTGATGCAGCAATTGACGCCGTACGTTGCATAGCAGTACCAAGTTCTTCTGTATTAGAAGCAGTATTCGCCGCCAAATTTGAATAAACATCATTAATTCTTTGCGCTGATTCTTGGTTAATTTCCATATTAAATCCACGCAAAGCTGCAGTCATTTTATCTGTAGCATCAGCAGCTTCAAGACCACCGATACGAGCCATTTTCATGGTTTCTGCCGCTATATCCATAACTTCATTTCCACGAAGGCCCTGCTGATAATACAAAGTAGTAGCTTTATACAAATCTACTACAGTAGCACCCAATTTATTAGCGTTTTGAGTATATTCAGGCAATTTTGCCCACATATCTCCAACATCCCATTCTGGTACTACAACCGCAGTTTCCGTCATTGCTGCATCAAGTTCTTTAATTGTATCAACAGCTTGTGAAACGCCTTGTTTTAACAAGTTAATCATATTTCTTAAACTAAAGAAATATTGTGTAGATGTCTTTAATTGATCAACTTGTTGCTGCATAGACAACATACCATTTGCAGCTTGTTCTGCACTTTGCCCTGCACCAGATAAAGAATTCATCAATTGATCAATTCCACTGCTAGTATTACCTAATGCTTCTGCACCTCTAGTAGCTGAATCAAATTTAAGCTGCTGTAAAGTATTTCCTGTTTCAGTGATTTTAGTTCTTAAAGTTTCAATACTATTTGCAGCCGTTTTATTAACCTGTATACTAGTCAAAAATTTATTAATCTCTCTTCCAGCCGCGTTAGCATCATTCGCTGCATATTTAAGTCCTAAAGAATCAGCAATATTAATTTTACTACTTGCAGATAAACTATTAATTTTATCTCGAATATTATCTATTTGACTATTAAAAGTAACAAAGTCTTTAGTATTTAAAGCTTGACGCAAACCAGAAGTTAATTCTTTTAATGCAGGGAATTTAAAATTACCACTTTTAAATTGAACACTTAACGCTTTTTGTAAATTATTAATATTGGTTTTAATGCTTTGATCTGTTTGATTGCTTTTATAAATACCACCAATTTTATCTTTTAATTTAGTCTGTAATCCGTCTAATTCTTTTTCTAATTTTGCAATCTCTTGTGTGTCAGCTTTAAAACGAATTTCTTGTCCATTAACATCTTGTAATCTATCTTTAATTTCACCAAAAGTATCCGTAATTTTACTTTTTAATAATTCTAAATTCTTTAAATCCTTTGATGTTTTAAAACCTTTATCTAATTGTTTTTGATAATCCTTTAATAAAGGCCCTATTTTAGCAAATTGCTTTTCTAAATCTCCTGATACATTCTTAGGCAGAGTTAACCCATTCAAAGCTTTTTGAATACTATTAACACCAGAAGCTACATCACCAGCTTCCATTCTTGCACGTAATAATATATCTACTACATTATCTGCCATCTTCTTCCCTCCAATAAAAAATGACGTTGATTAAAAATCAACGCCACTCATCATCTTTATCTATATCATCTTCTAGGAAGTAAATTTCTAAAATCTCTTTTTCATACCCACGTTCTATCGGCAACGCCGTTCCCGTGAATTTCCCAACTACCGGCTGGGCATTCGCTCCTAAAAGTAAGTTAAAGTTTGACGTTATTTTTAATCGTGGTATTTTAATAATAGCTGTATGTGTTGTACCTGTAACGTCGTCCTTAATTCTGGAGCGTCCTTCCAAACTTATACACCCTTCCAGTAACTCCTTTCCAACGATAGATGCAACTGCGCCATTATCATATTCATAATTATAATCTACAATAACATCTTTATATACTAAAGGAGTCTGAATTTGTTTTTCGCCAATGCGCGCCAGGTCGGTTAATTTTTCACCTGTCTCGGCATTATATACGAAAATCCAGTTATCCACAGGCTCATGCGTAAGCTCAATAATTCCTTGGTCGTTAGCTTCTACGTAATCGCGCTGTGAAATTTGTAAATCGGATTTATCTATTTTTAATAAACCCGTATTATTAAGTAATCCGAATTGTGCTTTTGAAAATATACCTTGTGTAAAGGCTAATTCTACTCCTTTAGTCCTTGTCCAAACAACCAGTTTTCGTCCCTCATAACCACCTTGCGCGGCTACCTCTTGATGAATTTCTTGAAAGTTGGCTATTTGAACCTTATCAAATGCCGCGATTGTTTCTCCAGCGGCAATTTGTTTTCCATTTATCTCCATAGGATAAGTGGATTTTAGCTGCACAAAGTACAGTTCTTGCATACCAAATTCATTATCCATTTGTTTCTCCTAAGAAAAACGAGGAGGCGATTGCCGCCTCCCCGCCAAAATTAGTGTGTCTAATTAGTTTTGTAAATCTGTTGCAGTAGTCTCATCATTCAGACTCTGTGTTGCTATAGAAGCATTTGGTACATATCCATTATTTTCCTTGTCTCCAGTATCATTATACTGGTCAAGAACTGAAGCTACGCCCTTATTAAGCGTACCAGCACCCTGTTCATCACCGAGTGTATACTTAACAAGTTTAATCATTGAATCGTCATTAGCTTTCAGGCAATTAACTGTCATTGAGAATGTAGCTGGATCTCCATCAGCTTCCATTGTGAGTGAAACATCTTCTGCAGAAACTTTTCCCTTCGGAACAATGAACTGTAAGAACTCATCTTTACCAGATTCATAATTTCTAGCATATGTATCACCAGTAATATAATATGTATTAGAATCAAAGTTTGAAGTAATATCAATAGTGATTCCTTTTGATACGATTCCGTTATACCCTCCAGAGGTATTATCTCTAGCTTGAGCATATCCATCAGCATCTAATCCTGTGCAATCCAGTAAATCAAAAGTCATAAAATCAAAAGCGTCTGTAGTGATAGAAGCAGAAGGAACGACAGGACTTGGTTCAGTTTCACCAGTATTGTATACAAAATAAGTAGCTTTTAACTTATCAATACAATAATCCTTATTCTTAAGATTAAACTTCCAGTAAGCTTTCGTAGTAGGAGCTGTTTTTAATCCAATACCTTCTACATCTTTTGGTCTTAAAGTTTTTAATACTTCCTGAGCTGAGTTACCATTACTATCAAGTGGCTCAGTCATAGTACCGCCAAACATAATACCAAGAGATTTAGCACTAAATAAAGCATCTTCAAGAGTTAACGTAATCTCCTTATTTGTATCCCAAGTAAGCAGCTTAACGTTACCTTTACCACCTGTAGCATCTACAGTTTCAGCAGACTGCTCAACTGTAGAAACCTTTAAAGAATCGAGGTAAAGAGCAGGAGCAGAAGGAGCACCTGAACTATCTAACTCATAGAATACTACGTCAGCAACCTCTTTGATTCCATATTTATCAAGAATACTTGCCATAAATATAGCCTCCTATATTTCTTATATTTAATTTAAATCCTTAATCCAATATTTTGGTTTAACTTTCTTTTTGTCTGCGCCAGCCAGCAACGCACGAATATCAATATCATATTCTTCTTTTTGCTGACTCATACCAATTAACCATGGTACACACGCATAACTTATCTCTCCGATATTAAGTGGAGTTAATCCTATTCCCATACAACAAATTGCAGCTACCAAAGTCCCAAAATTTGTTCCTCCACCACGTTTAGCCTTTAAACGTTCCCTTGCGCGCCCTTTGGCCTTAATACGTTTAACTCTTGGGTCTTCGTCTGGATCAGGCGCCTCTGCCGCTGGCGCGCCTAGTACAGCCCTTACAACGTTTTGAAAATCAAAATAATTGTTTGCATCAATTACTCGTGGATTCTCTAAGTCCTTATCTGGGTCTAATTCTTCTTCACTCTTACCTATAATAATAACTTCCAATTCTGGAACTATTGTTACAGGCTCGCGCAGTAGCTTCTGAAATCCATATAAAACGTTAGTGCGCGCGACGTCGTCTTGATGCACGTTCATTAACAAATATTGAAAAGGTGTTGGAATTGCCGGTACATTTTCATTAACATAAGCATCTTCAAGTTCTTCTTGTGTTATCATAAATAACATCTGACAATACTCAAACTTTTCGTCGCCGCACATATCATTCACAGTTGGAGGGTACACTTTACAAACATCCCTAAAATCAATTGGAAAGCCAAGAAAAATCTTTTCATTAATCATAACTTGTTAAAACAAAATCCTGTTCATATGCGGTCATTTCTTCTGATAAGAAATTCAAATCAAAGTCACCGCCGGAAATTTTACCTAACCCTTCTATTTTCTTTCCATTTAAAGATTTTTGTACTTCACCCATTATTGCAAACGGGCGCAAATTTGTGCCTTTAATAATCCACTGTGTTTGAGGAACAAAAGTTTCTATACTAAACATAACATTTTTAAATTCTTTGTTTGATATTAAACCACGGCCTCGCGCGATTCTAAGTACAATAATTGAGTGAGCCGTTTCTTTCGGTCCAATTCTCGGTACTATCTTCACAAAATTACTAAAAATCTCAGTCTGTATTTGTTCTTGAGTTAAATCATCATGAGACAATGGGTCTTTGTCCGTATAATATAAAAGCTTAAGTAAATTTTGATTAGCTAACAATCTTTTAATTATATATTGTGCATTAATTCCAATATCGGCACAATTTCTTACCGTCATTCTGTCACCCCCTTATTAAGCCAATAAAAATCTTCATCCTTATCGTCTTCTTTCTTCTCCGGTGGCGCAGAATGATCTCTAATATATTGCGGGTCAACCGATACGAACTCTACACCAGGTGTAGATTGTATATCATAACCCGTAACAACATAAGCTTCTAACAAATCACCTTCACCAACTTCAAAATAATCATCTTTTCTTATTTTTCCATTGACCGGCGTAATGAAAAAGCTTAACTTTAAATTTTCCGTATATAGCGTTTTATTTCTACTTCTTGATTTCAATTCATCTTTTAACATATTATCTTCTTGTCCATAGAAATAAGCCCAAGCATGTTGTTCTACACCTTGTCTATCTTTCCAAGTAAGATAATGTGTCATCTTCAACATAAAATATCTATTATAACCGCTTGCAACATAATCTTCCAAATAATAAACCATCCAAGGTTCTCTTTCTCCGTCCTTATCCGGCATCATTAAAATAGTTCCATTCGGTATATTCAAATTCACGTCAGTTAATAAATAATGAATTGTCTTCGTTTCATTCTGCTTACAAGGAGTAAATTCTCCCTCATATTGTTTATCTTTGTAGTCAAAGTTTACATAATAAACTGATTTAAGTAGCTGTCTATGAAAGTTTTCTTCGCGCTGGCGCTGTAGACGTGACTGAAAGTCAATTCCATATCTATTTAACCTCTTTAAATATACTTCTTCATAATATTCTCCCATCTTATACCCCCTTTGAGAGTAAAGTCATACAATCAAAAATTGTATTCCGAAAATACTCATAACGTAAATATCTTAAAGAAGCTAACTTATGATACAGCGTATAATAATTAATCGTTCTTTCATCCACGTCAAAGCCTTCTAACTCAATTAAAATTGAATCTAAAAACTTCTCCCATTCACGCCCTTTCTCATACTCACAAAGTAAACCAAACAGTTTATTTTTCAGCTTATTAGCATATCCTTCTTCTACTTCCGGAGTATATTCCATATTAATCACCTGCTAACTTTTTGTAATCAAATGGTTTGCCGCTCCGTGAACGATAGTAAACTCGTTCCAATTTTAACGCCTTATACTCCTCTCTTTCTAATAAACTTTTTAATTTATCAATTAAATTCGCCTGAGAAAAATCTCGTTCAACATATAAAGGCTTAACATTTTCCCAAGTTAAAATTGTCCTATTCAGCCATTCGCATTTCATATACGTAGCTAAAATTTGTATTTCAACGTTAGTTAAGTCTCCTTCAAATTGGTCATTTTCATTAATGCTTAAATCAACCCGTGGAAACTTAAAGAAAGGAATCGCCGCATCAAGTAAAGAACGCCAATCCATTTGAATCTCTTCTTCTGTCCAATTTAACCATTCGTCTTCTAACATTTTAGAAAGAAAAGCATCATATACTTTCTGAATGGAAGTCATGTTAAGCCTCCTTTACTTCTTCCTTATCCAATTCATTTAGTTCTATGGCTTTTAAAATGTCAGTATGTGTTAGTTCCTTTAAGAACATGTCCCTATCATAATCTCTAATTTTATTTTCAATGCAGTATTCTACAAGTACATGTCGTTGCTCACGAGTTAAATCTTTAACTGCTTTTCTAAAGTCAACCATCTTCATGCTCATAATTTCTTTCATTTTCTCATCAGTTAATTCAAACAACTTAGGTGCCTCATTTTCATCTTGTAAACCAAGTTGAATATTAATCTTTTCAGCATCAGGTCCAACAACTGCAAGAATACCTTCTCTGAACATATATTCTACGCCTGGATCATACATAAGTTGTTCTAAATCTTCTAATTCAAAAGCATATACTGCGCCCTTCTTATTCCAAGTTCTATTGATTCTTAAATCAACATCTTTCACACCAACGGTGCCACTAACTAAACTTTTAACTTTAACCTTCATTTTAATTCTCCTTTATACGCCTAAAATAAAAATTAAGGGAGGAGGTGTACCCCCTCCTCCCCATTAATAATATCAATTACTCTTGGTAAGTCTGAGTAATACCAGTATTCTGATAAATTCCCCAGTTGTGTTGTGTAAGAATAGCAACACCGAGCTTTCTATATGTGTCAATCTCAAGTGAGTTATCCTTATTTGTCCAATCGTAAATCTGTGTATTTCCTTCAAGAACTACCTTAACTACTCTATCTCCACCTGTTGGAAGCACGTATGCTAATTGTGGGTCAATGTAAGTAGCTACATTGTTCTCATCAACATATGACTGCGGAATCTGAACAATAGGAGTTCCTCTGAAGATATTAATGTATCCCTCGTTGTGGATTCTATCAATATCCTGTGGATGATAAATACCTTGATAATTTGTTCCAACTGGAACGATGGCATCTGGTCCCATAGCTCCTACGAACTCTGGCGGTGCAAAAATAACTGCGCCATTACCATAAGCTTTAACAACACTACAAAGTTTAAACATCTTATCAGCATCAAAACCGTTTTGTATAACCTTGTTTGTATTAGGTTTATCATTCAGAGCCGCGCGCAGAGCCTTTTGAATCTCCCTATAAACTGCTTCTGTCTGACCTTCTGTCAGAACATCAACATATTCAGACATAATTTCAGCGCCATCAAGCATTCTCTCAAAATCAAGAGTTGTAGCTCCGCCGACTGCATGTCCACCAAGTTCAAAAGTCTTGTTGTCAAGTCTAAATGTTTCATAAACTCCGCTAAGTCCTACTTGTGTAAGAAATTGCTTTGCTCTTAACTTTCCAACCTTCTGCTTAAAGATAGCTTTCTGTCCCTGTGGAACTTGCTGTACTTCAGCAAAAATACTAACAGCATCTATAACGTTCTTAGGAACGACTTCGTCTACTGCTGTAATAATGATATCATAAATATCATATCTATTTTTCATAAATTGATTTATAGAACCTGCTAAATCTCTCAGTCCATCTGCCAGTGCAGCATCAACATTGTCAACAGAGAAGTTAGCAGGCGCTTCATTCTTAGCTGCATAAATAGCTAATTTTTTAAGTTCTTCTAAAGTCATCACTAAACCTCCCCTTATGCTTCATATACTTGGAACTGAACTGCAAGTTGTCCATCCGGCATTGTCGTTTTCTTTACTACTGCTAAAACAGGACCAACTGTCGGCTTAGTAGCAGAAACTTTAATAGCTCCTTCTGCACTAATTCCACCATAAAGTTGTGTCGTAGCTACATCTTCAAGTGCTTCAATAAATACTTCCTCTGCTGTAGCCTCTTCTCCTTGTGTGGTAACAGCTTCAAATTCCTCATCATCATAGCAAATGCAGTTTGTAGTAAATAAATCACCAACTGCAAGATATCCAACTCTTGGATAAAATTCTCCTCTCTTGAGTGAAAAATCCTTCAGTCCATTAGCTCTATCATCATACATATGTTCTGCAGAATAATTAAGAGCAATTGGCAGTGAACCGTCAACAGCATACTTAATAGTCTTATTGATCTTATCAACGGCTAAAAGCATACCATTTTCTGCAACATCCGTAGCAAAATCAGTAGCATCAAGCTCGCACTGAGCTTCAATTCTACCATCTCTACGGAAGGCTGCATTATTTAATTCGCATTGACCAAAACCGTCAATTACTAATCTTTGTAAAGCCATAATAATTCCTCCGTTATTATTTCTTATATCTATTCAGAATACCAGTAATGCCCTCTTCAGCTTTATCATCTTTCGGGGCAAAGTTGTGGTTTTCATCATTCTTTGAGAACAGTGTAGGCTTAGATTGAACTAAAGCGTAAGCTAATTCTCTTTCTAACTGATCACTTGTCATATCATCAAGCTTTTCATTGTAAGAATTAAGTGTTTCCTCATTCAGTAAATTATTATACTGCGCCAGAATTGCTTCCTTTTGCTCATGCACAATATTTGCTTTATAAGTTTCTAACTCTTCTTTCTCAGTTGTAAGCTCTTCAATTTGAGTCTGCGCGTTAGTATAAGCCTCAGTCTTTTCGTTCAGTTCGTTCTGTAAGTCTGCTTTCTCCTGTTCTAAAGTAGAAATTGTCGCGCTCTGCTCTTCATTTTTCTGAGTAAAATCATTAACATTTTCTTCAAGCGAAGAAACATTTTCTTTCAGTGAAGCAACTTCACCTTGTAAGTCAGATACCATAGTATCAACTTTTTCATATGTGCTGTTGTTCATTTCATGAAGAACGTCTAATGCGCGCTTTTCCTCTTCATTTACATCAACGATATAAGCGACTTCTCTTTCACCGAGTTCTAATGAATCGGTCTTATCGTCTTTTGTATAATGAACTCTTTCATATCCCTGAGTTTCAAAATTATACACAAGTGCATAATCATCATAAACTTCACAGATAGAATAATCCATTACGTAATCGTTTTCTTCATTGAATCTTGTATTAAGAAGAGTCCAAATCATATTATATTTCTGATTATCAGAAAGTTTAAAATTCATTGTTTGTCCTCCTTGTGACTCTAGTTGCTTTTCATATTTTTCAATCTGTGTCATTACTGAATCAATTGAATCCATTAAGGTGTAGAAGGCGGCGCCTTCAAAGCAAGGCTCGTAATCATCACCTAATGCTTGTAAACCTAAAAACCTACCTTCTGTAAAAACATAATAACGCTTTCCGTCAATATATTTCCAGTCACCTTTAATAGAGTCCGCAAATAACTCCATAGATTGAGCCTTTGAAATAACATCCAGAGCTTCCTTTTTATAAATACCTGTAAACAGATATACATCTGTACAAGCATACTCTCTTTCTACTCCGTCGTCATCTACGTGTTTTTCCCAAGCAAAATTAGGATTCTCTGGTACGATACCATAAATTCTACCCTCATAGCGCTCATGTCCATGGTCAGTAAAATCTTGCTCCATACTATCATAGATTCCCTTTACCGGCACGTAAGGCAAAGTAGAAATCAACTGTTCGGCAAATTCGTCCGTTATATAAGTACCATTTCTATTTCCATACTTATAAAAGATTCGGCATCTTGCTTTAGATAACACTTCACTAACAGCGGTTACATCGCCATAAACAGAAAGAGAAAAAGTTGTTAAATCTTTTTTATCCATTGGCACTAGAACCTCCGTTATCTAACGATTTTTCATTAGCAATTGTCTTTGCACTTTTCTCTTCTAAAGGTTTTTCTGGACGTCCAGGCGAATTGCCTGATTCCGTGTACGATGTACTTAACGGAATTAATTTTTCTTTCAAATTTAAAACGTCATTTTCTAAATCTTTAATATTCCCAAGCTCTTTTTGTGATAAGCCAAGTGCTAACGCCGGTAATATAAAACTATAACCAGAATTAGCCATTTTAAGAGTAGTGTCTATATACTTTGACTCATTATAATAAGTTATAGGTAAAATGGTATACTTAAACGAAATATTAGAATTGCCGAATTTAGAATTAACTATATATGTAATATAATTATCTAATTTATGAGCAAAGATCATCATAAACGCCATATCATTATTGATAGAAGTCTCAAGTGATAAGTTAGAGTCTGTTCCAAACAATTGCGGGCTGGCGCCAGCAACGGAATAAATGTTACTCAATTCCTTATCAACACTCGCAGTTGAGTTCTCGTTTGAAGTTTTTGACACGACACTATCAACATCCGCATAAGTGGTAAGAACAGAGACATTCTCATCACCCGCCATCATGTCAACTGCGCCCTTGTGCATTACTTCGGCTTCATCTGGCTCAAATAATAAACCACCATCTTGTAAATGAGGTATTTTTTGTACGATAATCTTTTTGATTTCTTCTAAATCTCGCTTTTTATTAATACCTCTTGCTTGGTCATAATCAATCGCGGCAGGAATTATATCTAAAAACACAGGATTACCGTCCAGTATAGGTATACAAATACCTACACCTGGGTCAATAAATACCCATGGGTCTGATACTTTACCATTCCTATATCTTCTATACCAGTTTACTACTTCCTTTGGATACAGCGACAAAGCGCTTCTGCGTTCATCAACATCGGTGATAGTATTGAAATAAGTGACATTAAATTCAATTACATCAGCACCATCATAGTTCTTAAATCTAGTCCTACAATATGTTGTAGGTAAATCTAAAATAGATACTCCGTCATTATTGATACCTTGAATAATACCATAATAACAGCCGTCGCGCAATGCACGAATAGCAATACTCGTGAAAAGTGCGGGCAGCTTCGCGGAATCTATAAAACTCATTGCATTAAAGTACTTCTTTTGAATAAAATTTTCGGAGAGATTTTTACCAAAAGCAGGATTAGGAATTAATAAACCTATATACTTTAATAAAGTAGCATAATGTAATAAAATTCTTTGATAGAAACCGCCTTGTTCAAAAAAGTATCTTGATAGATTAATTTTTTCTTCTAAAGAACCAGAATCAAGTATATTCTTAATGTCTTCTTCAGAATACCTTCTTACTGCCCCACGGAAGGAGAAGTGGTGTGACGAATAACCATATGAATGCTCCGAAGAAGCAACCATATTTTTATAGGTCTTGGTAAAAGTAGTTAGGAAATCTTTATTCCTTTTCATTTACCTTCCTCCCGTAAAGAAAACCAACTTCCGTTTGGTTCCCTGACGCCGATGTCCTCGCTTATAGTAATCCTCTTCTAATTCTTTTATACGCCAAAGCCCATAAGAGAAGGATGAATACTTATCCTTAGGGAATCTTGAATTTATACGTTCAAGTACTATGTCAAGGCTCGCGCCAGTTCTCTTCAAGCGCAAGTTACTCATTTCTTCAAATAATTTAGTTGTCATTTCGTGAGGCATAAGACGTATTACCCGCTGTTCCACAGTCATGCGTTGACCAACTTTAGTAGCAAGTAAAGCACTTTTAGCTTCCTGTTCCTTAATTAAGAAACGAACCATGCCGCTTGTTAATCTGGAATAACAGTTTCCATGAATCTTTGAGTTCAAAGGTCCATTAGCTTTAATTCCATAAAGGATTTTCGGTGCATCCTTCGGTTGAATAGCTTTATAAACATCATCGTTTATAAACCCATAAGCCGGAAGTATTTCACCATTTTCATCATACTGTGGTTTAATCATTTCATCGGCTAAGCCAACTCCTAAACCATTAGTATCAATCACGACTTCGCGTGGATTGAATTGACGAATAATCTTTTTTAAATCTACTGCCTGGCGCGCAAACGGTTTCGTCTGCGGCGTGCGGCCAAGTACGATTAAATTAACTAAAGTCGCATAGAATTTACCGTTTACAACGTTAACTCTAAATACGCAAACTGCGGTCTGGTCGGAAATACGACCTACGTCCACTGATATTAAGTAGAATTGTTCTGAGTCGGGTCTATTAATTGCATGCGTTTCTGGGTTTTTAATTTTTCTATATTTACTTAATTTCTCATAAGAAAACCAAGCATCTTCGCTAGAACCTTGCCACAGACTCAAATATTCTGTAGCAAATGACTCTGCATTGTACGATGGACTCATTTTCAATTTATTAATATATTGTTTATCAATAAGTCCATGCATTGCCGGCAAGCGCCAATCACATCCAAACATAAATGAATGGTCTGGGTCAATGATTGAGTTTTCAAAAGTATCTATAAGTCGTTCGTAGGCGAATGAAGTCTTGGCGCCCGCACTGGTTGTAGCTACAACCTGCTGGTTTGGTTCGTGCGGATTGACTTCGTTATTTGGAAGTCTACGAGAAACGTTAACCAATGGAATTACAACACTGTTTATTGCTTCCTCATCGCCGTCTCTAATCTCATCTATAAGACCACCATGTCTACGACCTCCACGGGCCGCATCACCTGCAAGCACTACGTCAAGCTGTGAGCCATTTAAAAATCTCAAAGTAACATAGTCCTTACCGAAGTTCCCCGGATACTCTTTAATTTCATTTCCAACCACTTCCTTTTTAAGTAAGGGCCAATGGTCATAAATCTCATATATTTTTTCCTTAGTAATCTGCGCTGCCTGCTGTTTGGTGTTCGCGCAAATGAACACTTTACGGCCAGGAATAAAAACGCACTGCAGAAAGAGCGCCAAAATTGTCAAAAATGACTTAGAAAACGCACGGGGCGCAGTAAGAAATACATCCTTAAAGCGCATGAGCACGCGCAACGTAAGTCTCTGATAAAAGAACAGCGAAAACTCTGAATCAATAGGTCTAATAATATCTAAATAGTAATCTGGATAAGCAGTAAACAAATTAATCCATTTCTCTAACATGGACTTATGTTGCTGCATATATTCCGTAGTAATCGTTGCGCCTTTCTCAAGTTCTATGCCGTCGCGCTCTGCACGTTCAATCGTGTCATCCTGCATAAGCTCTTGGCGCGCACTTAAAATAACCTTCTTTCTCTTATCCTGCATCGGACTCACCGTCCCCTACCTTAGCTTCAAATTCTTCTTCCTTAAACAGTTCTTCAAATCCTTCATTTTCATATTCGTCATAGTCTGTATCCTGTTCAAGGTCATAGTAATTCTCAAGCTCGGCCGCAGTTTTCAGTGATTGTATACGTTGACTTATCTCATCACCAATACCCGACTCATTCGTATACAATCTTTGATTCCAACTTTGTATATTCTTTATAGTCTCATCTACAACGTCTCTTGTTTCTCCGTCATAGAATTGATTAACAAAGCCCTTCTTTTCCAGCCAGCGGCAAAGTTCTCCCATAGATTCAAAGTCGCCAGCATTTTTCACATTCTTCGGAGTAAATTCTCCTGTCTTTACTAATTTATCATACGAAGCAAGTAACTTATCAAAATCTTCACCTGCTCGTATCTTATTATCAATCTCATAAGAAATTTTACAAATTTTAATTGCCTGGTCGCCTTGCAGCGCGCCATTGATATTCTGAGTTAAAAGTAAACCATTATAGAGATTTTCCAAATAATGAAGTGCTTCATCATCATAGTTTGCACCCCATTTCTCTATAAGTTTCTGTCTTTCCTCATCGCGCAGTATAGGTACAACATCAGCTAAGGCATCGTTTTCTTTCAATTCCTCATATGCCTTATTATAGCTCCCCCAATCTATTCCCTCATACTCCTTACTTAGGTAAATCGTATCATAAGCGCGCAATAAGTCAACTGCGTCATTTACTGCTCTTAACTCTTCATATTTAGTCGGTTCAAAAGGAATATCCACATACTGACAAATTCTGTCCATACATTCCCAACTATACTCATTTCGTTCCAGTTCCTCTCCCAAACATTCGGTACACACGTTAACGTACCCTTTCGGAAAGAAAACCGATTTACTTCTTAAAAAATGAAATGAATCTTTGGACCGGCCGCAACGTTCGCAAAGCCTGTTCTCAAAGTCGATGTCAAACTTTGGAGTAATAGCCATTTACTTTTTCTCCTTCTTATAGATCGGGCGCAGTAAACGATCTAAATTTCTCCTTCTAGTCCTATTCAATCCATTAACCTTGTCGCAAACTTCACTCCAAAGCTCACTAAAATCCTTGGGTACTCGTTTAATCTTGGTATCGTCCGTTGACGGCGCGCCTTCAACATTCGGCTCGTTCGGTTTATCTAATTCATCCATAGCTTCTTCTATGGTTTCTTTCTTATAAACGTCAATCCCTAAAATTGTACAAACGCCCATAAATTCCGCAGGCTCAAGTCCGGCAATTGCCTTAAGTAACTTTTCTGTAGACTTACTAACATCTCCAACCTTTCCAAAAAGTCTCACTTAATCGCCTCCTTTTCTCTTCCTTTTCTTTCTATCACATCTCTTACATCTATTCTGAAATCCATCCTTTGATTTGTTCTTTCTAACCCAATTTCTTTCGTCTAAAAGTAAAACTCTTCCACACTCAGTACATTGTTTAAAGTTCTCTGGATAGAAACAATTTTCTACCGAATCTAAATGAAGTTGGGCGGCCGCATTAATCTTTTCAATAATTTTTTGTCTGAATATTGTACTTATATAGTTCGCCGTATAATTCTTACCGAATTCCTCGTTTAGTACCCGGGCTATATCGGCGTTGTGTACGTGGGCCTCCTTCATTCGTAACAGTTTATGCTGCGCTTCGGTTAAATCGGCAATTGATTCGTAGAAGTCTAAGGTACGATATATATCTTCCAAATTGCCTTCAACGAAGTTAATTTCGTGTTCGCGTTCAATTTGGTCCGCGCAGTCCTCTCGCATAAGGTAAAGTTGATAAACTGTTTCTAAGTCACGGAAATCAATTACGGTTGGGCCTGGCTCAACTTCGCGTTTTTCGTTAAGTAACTGAGCGATTAAACGTAGTTGTTCTTCGTTCAGGGCGCGCGGATCAAAGTTTGTATTGAAAATTAATTCTCCGGTTCGGCCGGTCGCAGTACCTAGCGGGAGTATGTCCAAGTCAAGTCCGAAATGTTGTTGGACTCGGTCTAGTCCCGTAGGTCCTTGATGTGGGTTTAACGTATTTACAAACGAATCTCTCATCGTAAATTGCTCCCGTCTTAACTCCACAAGCTCATGTCTCAACTTCAAATACTGAAACTGACTAAGTTCGGCTGCGCGCCGACTAAGTACAACCTGATCTGACTCACTGAATCGGTCAAGTAATTCCTTGCGCGGTGGCTTATCCCGCTTACCTACGCCCAGTTCGTAGAAGTTAATTAATAGGTCATCCTCGTCAATTTTCCTCCATAAAGCCTCAAACGAGTCTCTTAGGTAGTCCGGTGCGGCCTCACGTACGGCCTGGCGATTAAATACCTTGCGCTCGGCCTTTAACGGCGTGGCTTCGGTGAATGGCTGGAACTGGACATTCGTATACGCCGGATTATCAAGTACGGCGTCAAGCGATTCAATGTCGTCGCCTTTCGTCCATCGTGTTTTAAGGCCCGTTCCCGCACCTATAGGCTGTCCTTGTGCGTCCTTGCCCCACAGCAAATAATCCGCAATGGTTTCCGCTTCTGTCTGAGTAAGGTCGGGGAATTGGACAATGTATGTGTCTATAAAGTTTTTGCGTTCCTCAGCTGTTTCTAAGCTGAAGTCTAGTTTTAATCTGTTCATAGTCCATTTCCTCCTACAGTTATATTATAGCACACGGCTGAGGGGAAGTCAAATTTCGGGGATTGAATTTTTAATTTCGTGGAGATAATGTAGCAGGCCGGCGTATATTTATACACAAAAATGTATAAACTTCCTGTATAGTACCGCCCCTAAACGTTGAAATTTCAACGTTTTTGGAAACTGTAAAATGAATAGATTCCAGAAACGTTGAAATTTCAACGTTTTTAAAATGTATAAATATACATAATTTTCTCAAAAAGATTTGAATCACTATATATGGTATAGCTTTTTTGGTATACCACTACATGTAGTAGAATATACCCCCTTTATGATTTTTTAGCCGTCAAAATAAAAAAAATAGACGTCAAAACAAGAAAAATGTTAAAAAACGCTTTACAAGTGTTTTTATATCTGATATATTGTTATTGTCAAAAGGACATAGACAAATTAATAAATAAGTCCGGTTGAATAAACTAACCTATTCAAGGCAATAGTTAAGGAAAGGAAAGGAAAGGTAAAAACAATGGAAATTAAAAAGAATGATAGCGGATTTTTCGGGAAAGAATTTGAAAAGGCTGTAAAGCATTATTTGAACGGAAACAAAGGAAATGTCAACAGAGTTAGCGCAAAAGGTAAGCATGACGTAAAATATCACGGTTTAACAATTGAGATTAAGTCAAATTGCGGTGAAATAAACAACAATATCAATTCAAATGATTATATTATCTATACAATGGATAATAAAACCGACTACAATGCGCCTGAACGTGCGCACGTGCTCACAGTAGAACAGTTTATCAACGTGCTTGATACTTGTGGCTTAATTAGAATGAAACGAGCTACAAACGGCGCGACTGTAAGAGCCATACAGTCATACAAGAACAGCAAACGCAAAAGCACACTGTTCGCAAGCTTGCTTGAACAGTTTGAAACGCTTGAACAGTTCAAAGCTTGCCACTAATGATAATACAATGGAGCGGAGCACGTGCTCCGCTCCGCTTGAAGAGAAGAGAGGAGAGTATAAAATGATTAAATATAATAAATTAGATAATGAGCACGAGCTTAACGAGCTTTATGTAATGCTATGTGACATCAGAGCGTATAACTTAGTACACGTTACTTGTGAGTGGGTAGACCGCTATAAATACAGCGCTATACACGTACACTATAATAATAAGGTGCTGAGCGTACACGCTGATAACAAACACGATGGTATATATATAAATACCCTTGCACATAACGCCTACAAACAACATACAGCACGTGACATAATGTCTCAGTTAAAAACAATAATGGAGTGGTAAAAGAGCGGACAAACGTCCGTTCTTTTTTTTGCTTTGGCACTTTAATGCACTAAAGTTTTAAAGCGTTAAAATCTTAGACGTCAAACTTATTTTAATACTTTAATGCGTTAAAGCATTAAACCTTAGACGTCAGACGTCTAATCTTAGACGTCAAAAATACTTTAGTGCTTTAACGCATTAAAGTGTTAATACTTTAATGCGTTAAAGTTTTAAAGTACTAAAGTATTTGATTAAAATCTTAGACGTCAAAAACTTGCCTTAATGTTAATATTAGACGTTTTACTTCTACGTGATGAAGTGCTATAATATAGGTACAGTGAAGGAAAGGAGAGAAAACCAAATGGAAGAAACTGGAAAAGCAATATATTTTGATATGGACGGCACTATTGCTGACCTTTACGGTGTCAAAGGGTGGCTTGATATGTTACGGAGCTATGACCCTACACCATACGAGCTGGCTCCTGCACTTTTGCACCTGTCGCACCTGGCGCGCCTGCTTAATCAGCTACAACGTAAAGGCTACAAGCTGGGCATAGTCAGCTGGCTATCAAAAGGCTCAAACATTGAATATGATAAAGCAGTAACAAACGCAAAACTTAAATGGCTAAATAAACATCTTAAAAGCGTAACATTTGACGAAATACATATAGTATCATATGGAACACCAAAGTCAAGTATTGTAAATATACCACAAGGAATATTATTCGATGACGAAGAAAAAAACAGAACAGAATGGAAAGGTAAAGCATATAATGTAAATAATATAATTGATACGTTAAAAGCAATCGCATAGCGGTTGTTTTTAACCTTTTTATTTTAGACGTTAAACGTCTAAGTCCCTCTTCAAACTTAGACGTCAAATAAATTTATCTTTTTTTAATTTATCTATTGACATTACGTATATGATATGGTAATATATAATTGTTCCAAGGGAGAACAGAAAGGAAGTAAAAACAATGAATAAAACAGGGAAAACAATAATTGCAATAATCGCAACATTAATTATCGCTAATATCATAGAATTTGGTATCGATGCGCTAATAGTATTCGCAGTGTGTAAAATTGTTGGAATAACTTTTACATGGAAATGGGTACTTCTTTTATGGATAGTAATGTTCCTATTGTCTTGCCTCTTCAGACAAGCAAAAAATGATTAATTGTAAAAAATCACTTTTATTTACCTCATCTTTTCAAAATCTTTTCGGATTATTTCCGAAAAGATTTTGCTTAGACGTTTAACGTCTAAATAAATTCCTATAACTTTTTTAAAAAAACACTTGACTTTCCTCTTCAAAGTGTTATAATATAATTGTCAAGGGGGTATGGCAAAATGAAAAATATAATTTGGAAAATAATAATTCTTATAAATTGTTTATTACTTTTATGGATAGGTTTTTCTTGGATAGAAATTATCCTAAAAAATCTTACTGAAAATCCGCAATACAGTTCTTTTAATATATTCCTTTTCCTCCTTCGTTGAGTGCGCCGGTTGAGTTCGCGCACTCAACGTATCTTAGACGTTAAACGTCTAAAATAAGTTCCTCTTCAGTTTAGACGTCAAAAAATCTTTCGATTTTTTCCTAAAAGTCTTGACAAAGTAACTTCTATCCTATATAATATATGTAGTCAAAAGGAAAGGAGAATATAGAATGAATATTGTAATTTTTGACACAGAAACCACTTCACTTGATAAACCTTTTTGTTATAATATTGGTTATGTAATTGCTAACGTAGAAACAGAACAAATTCTTTCCCAAAAAGATTTTGTTGTAGAACAAGTTTGGCATAATAAAATGTGCTTTGCTTCCGCATATTACGCAGAAAAAAGACCGATTTATGTTAAAGCAATGAGAGCAAAAGAAACCAAAATGGAAAAATTTGGTTACATTTGCCAGAAAATGATAAGAGATTTTAAAAAGTTTGAAGTAGAATGCGCATTTGCCTATAATTGTAAGTTTGATGAAAAAGTTTTCGATTTCAATTGCGATTGGTTTAAATGCAATAATCCATTTGATGATGTAGAAATAAAAGATATAAGGGGTTTTGTTCATCAATTTATTATTGATAATGAATATAAAAAGTTTTGCGAAGATAACGAAAGATTTACAGAAAGTGGTAATTATTCTACCACCGCAGAAACAGTGATGCAATATATTTCCGATAATATAGACTTTATCGAAGACCATACCGCATTAAGTGATAGTTTAATAGAAACACAAATTCTTTTTGAAACTTTAAACAGAGGCGCAGAAATTTTTGGAAATTATCCTATAAAAAGAAGTATAGTTAGAGAAACTTCCAAAATTCTCACAATATTACACGATAAAGAAAAACTTTTGGAAATTTCTTGCAAAAGTTACCGAATATTAAAAAGTAAAGATACGATTATCATTAAATAAAGGGGAGAAATTCCCCTTATTTTTTTAGAATTTTTGACGTCTAAGGCGCGCGGTTGACTTAGACGTTAAACGTCTAAACCCAAAATTAAATAAATTAGACGTCAAAAAATCCTCTTCAAAATTAAAAAAGGTATTGACTTATATATTCAAAGTGATATAATATAATTGTTCCAAGGGAGAGAGAAAAAGGGTACTCCCCAGTGAATAGAGGAAAAACTAATCCGTGACTACTAAAGTGTCAGAACTTATGGAGTGCGCACTCGAAAAACTTTTTTAAAAAAATCTAAAAAAGATATTGACAAACTTAAAAAAGTTTGCTACAATATAAATGTAAGGTAAAGGGAGACAAAAGGAACTCCCAAAAGTAAAATTAAAAAGGGTTGCGACCAACGCAAGAAAGTAGGTAAAATTATGACAAACAGAGAATTTTTTGAAAACGTTATGAATGGAATTATCAATGACGAAATGATGGAACATGCAACAAATGCAATTGCAAAACTTGATGCAAGAAACGCAAAGAGAGCAAATCAGCCATCAAAGAAAGCAATTGAAAACGAGCCAATTAAAACAAACATCCTTGACTTCCTTAATGGAAAGGACTTCACCGTTGCAAGCGAAATCGGAAAGGGTCTTGAACTCACCACACAGAAAGTCAGTGCTCTTTGCAGACAGATGGTTACAGATGGTACGCTCACTGTAACAGATGTAAAGGTAAAGGGTAAGGGTACTCAGAAAGGGTACAAGGTTGCATAGACTTTGCTAACCGTCACGGAAACCGTCACAGAAATGTGACGGTTTTTTGTTGGGGAAATGTTTAGACGTTAAACGTCTAAGATTAACAAAACATTAGACGTCATTTTTAAAAAATAATACTTGACAAACATATTTTAATAATATATAATTTAATTACAAAAGGAAAAGAAAGGAAGTAAAACAATGAAAGAAAAAATTTTTGAAACACTTAATTATTTTGTTCTTATATGTCTTATTATCGGACAGTGTACAGTAGGCAGTAACTTTATTATCGGACAGTGCATATATCTTACCGCTAATGTGTGCGCGGTTGCTCGCACGTTCGTGCTCAAACGTCCGCTTGCGGATAAAGTCAAAGACTGTTCATGTCTTGCCATTACTTGTGGCTTGCTCGCTATAAAACTTCTTGGTGGTATAATTTCTTAAGAAAAAATAATTTGACAAAATTAAAAATTTGTGATATAATATATATAGAAAATAAGAAAGGAGAAAAAATTATGGCACTTTCAAACAGAGTACTTAACGAAAGATTAAGAGAAACTTATCTTGAAACTATTACCAATTTCTTCAAAGAAAATGAAGAGGTTCTGCGGGTAAAATCTAATGAGATTGCAATTCCCGTAATTGATGAAGAGGACAACGAAAAATGGATTGTGCTCACTGTAAAAGTTCCAACGGGAGCAGATAAAGGTCGCGAGCCTTATGACGGTTATGCAGAGGCAGAGGACTATGCTCACAAGTTGAAAGAAAAGGAAATTAAGGCAGAGAAAAAGAAAGCCGAAAAAGAAAAAAAAATTGAACACGATAAAAAGATGCGTGAACAAAAGTAAAAAAGAGAACAGACGAAAGTCTGTTCTTTTTTTAAGCATTTTTTGACGTCTAAGGCGGCCGTCCGCTTTAGACGTTAAACGTCTAATCCAAAATTAAATAAATTAGACGTCAAAATAATTTTTAAAAAGTGTTGACATTCACTTTGAAAGTGTTATAATATAATTGTTCCAAGGGGAGCAGAAAGAAGGTAGAAAAATGATAACAGTAGCAGAACTCATCGAAGAATTAAAAGAATATAGTCCTAATGCAAAAGTAATGGTTGCCATTAATGATAGCGATGGTTGTGAAATTGCCGCGACAGAAATATCAGAAAAAATAATTTGTCTTATAGGTATAACAAAAGACTATTAATGTAGAGGACGCGCATGCGTCCTTTTTTCTTTAGACGTTAAACGTCTAAAAGTTCCTTTTAATCTTAGACGTCAAAAATTTTAAAAATATAGATAAAATTTTATTAAAAGGGGTTGACATTATATAATAGTTGTAGTAATATATACTTGTCAAGAGGAAAGAAGTAGAGTGGTCGGAGGTCGGTTTTGAAATTTATTTCAAAAAAGAAGAAATTTCCTCTTGACAATATCACGGAAACGTGATACAATATAATTGTTCCAAGGGAGAGCAAAAAGAACGGAAAACCAAGACGCATGGACAAACCAAAAATCTTGCTTCAGAAATATTTAAAGAATTTGCGGAAAACTTTAAAAAATCCCTTGACAACATAAAAAACATATGATAAAATGTATATGTAAGTTAAAGAAAAGAAAAAAAAGAAAGGAAAGGTACTTACAATGACAAAGAGAGAATTCATGGAGAACGTTATCGCAATGGTAGAATCACAGGAGATGAAGGACTTCGCACAGAAGGAAATTGAATCTCTTGACAGGCGCAACGCAAAGAGAGCAGAGCGTCCAAGCAAGACAGCACTTGCCAACGAGCCAATCAAGGCAGAAATCGCAAAGGTTCTGACAACAGAGCCAATGACAGCGAGCACAATCGCCAAGTTGGTTGAAATCTCAACACAGAAGGCGAGCGCACTTCTCAGACAGATGGACGTCAAGGTTACGGACGTCAAGGTCAAGGGGAAGGGAACTCAGAAGGGTTACTTCATCGCAGAGTAACTTTCTACCGCGCGAGTACACCGAAAGGTGTGCTCGTTTTTTTGAGAAAAGTTTAGACGTTAAACGTCTAAGTTAAATTCCAGACATTAGACGTCAAAAATTTTCTTATTTTATAAAAAAGTATTTGACACAGATATATTAATATGATATTATAATAGTGTAATAAGAAAGGAGATAAAAAAAATGGTTAGATGTCCAAAATGTAAATGTGAAGATTATGAAGTTATCTTTATCGAGGGTTATGATTACGAAGGAGATTCTGTAACTGCCGATGTAGAAGTAGAATGTTCTGAATGTGGTAAAAAGTTCTGGATTAAAGAACGATTTAAATTTAAAAGTGCAAAAAATGCAAAAGGAGAATAAAATGGAAATTACAATTGCTCGCGCCTTGCTCATGCTCGCATGTATCCTCTTCACGCTCGCGCCTTCTAGATAAGGCGCGCCTTATATTCTTAGACGTTAAACGTCTAAGTTTTTAAAACTTAGACGTCAAAATCAACAAAAAATATGTTGACAACTATATCAAAATATGATATTATAATATTGTCCTTGAAGAGGACAGAAAGGAAGAAAAAATAATGGAAAAAATTGACAGAAGAAAAACTTATTATTTAGTATTTGATACAGAAACAACCAACTCAATGGATGACCCTATCGTTTACGACATAGGCGGTGCGGTAGTAGACAAAAAAGGAAATGTATATCACACCTTTTCATTCGTTAATTATGAAGTCTTTTATAAAATGAAAGACTTGATGAAATCAGCGTATTATGCCGAAAAAATTCCACGCTATGAAGAACAAATAAAAACAGGACAGCGCAAAGTCGCAAGGTGGGCAACAATTAAAAATTATATTTATAACATTTGTAAAGAATATAACATAAATATTCTTATTGCACACAACGCAAGATTTGACTACAAGTCAACCGCAACAACACAGAGATATTTAACAAAATCAAAATATAGATATTTTCTCCCATACGGTACAATTTTATGGGATACTCTGAAAATGGCACAGGACACAATATGCAAACAAAAAATGTATAAACAATGGGCGAAAGACAACGGATATATTTGTAAAAATGGACAGGTGCGTGCAACCGCAGAAATACTTTATAGATATATCACAGGACAAGAAAACTTTGACGAAAGTCACACAGGACTTGAAGATGTATTAATTGAAAAGGAGATATTCGCTCATTGTATGGCACAGCATAAAAAAATGAGAAGAAAATGTTTTAAATAAAAAATAAGGCGGTTTACATAAAACCGCTTTTATTTTATACTTTTTTTGACGTCTAACCGCGCGGCCGCCTTAGACGTTAAACGTCTAAGTTATAAAAAATTTTTCTTTAGACGTCAAAATAGTTGTTGACAAATACAATTCTATCCTATATAATATATATAGAAAATGAAAGGAGAATAAAAAAATGAAGGCACATATTATTAATACAATTAAAGAATTATATGAATGGGCAGTAAAAAACGGTTGTGAAAACTTTGAAGTTTTTACAGACGAAGAGGGCATCTCAAGAAATATAATTGTAGAAGAAATGGAAATTTACGAAAAAGAAAAAGAAATTTATTTATAAACACTTGACAATATACTATAAAAGTAGTATCATATACTTGAAAGGAAGTGATATATATGGTATCAAACAAAATCGCAAATGAAAATCTCAGACAGGGCTTTCTTGAACTCATCAAAGAATATTTTTCAAAAGATAATTATGAGATTTTACAGTACAAATCTAATGCAATTTGTACCCCTTGCGTTGATGAAAATGGTGACGAAAAGTGGGCAGTAATTACAATTACAATTCCTACTGGCGCAGACAAAGGCAGAGAACCATTTGACGGTTATGCCGAAGCCGAAGATTACGAGCATAAACTCAAGGAAAAAGAACTCAAGGCAAAAAAGAAAGCCGAAGAGAAAGCCAAAAAAATTGAGCATGACGAAAAGATGCGTGCCAAGTAAGGGTGAGCGTGCTCCCGAAATGGGAGCACGTTTTTTTGTACTCATTCTTAGACGTTAAACGTCTAAATTATATGTAACTTAGACGTCAAAATATTTTTAAAAAGTACTTGACAATATATAAAAATTCCTATATAATAATAATGTAAGGAGATGATAGATATGTTAGACAAAGCAATTGAACACAAAAAAGAGCATAGAAAACCATATTATGGAGCAAAAGCAATAGACTGTACTTGTAGAAATCATGGCTCTTGTCTATGGTGTAAAGAAAATAGACTTTATAAAAACATAAAAAGAGAACAAATAATACTTGACAAATTAAAAGACTTCTGATATAATAATAATGTAATCAAAAGAAAGGAGAATAAAAAATGGACTTTGAATACACTGGAGTAATTACAATTTGTGATGATGATTTAGAAGAAATGTGCCATTGCGTAGAAAATGGAGAAAACTTTGCAGTAGTTTTTGATGATATAATGGCGGGTTATGATAGTTGTGATTATTATAATTGTGGATATATTTATGATAGCGTTAAAAAAGAAATTAATCGCAGACTTGCAGAAAGGAAAAAATAAAATGATTAACATTATCAGAGAATTGAAAATTACAAAAGCGGTTATAACATGGACAACAAATCATGCAGGACTTCCATTTAAAAAAGCAACATTTATTAACGGATTCAAAAATGTAGATATAGCATTTACAGAAGAAGAACTTGAAAAGGTATGGAATGAATTGATAGAAAATGGAATAATTAAACCATACAAAGGAACAGACCTTTACACCATATAAAAAAAGAAAGACGGTTCAAATGAACCGTTTTTATTTCCTTAGACGTCACGCCATATCTTAGACGTTATACGTCTAATTTTCAGAATATTCAAATCTTTAGACGTCAAAAATTTCCAGTTTTTCCCAGCTTTTCCAGATTTTGCCAGCAAACATCCGTTCGGTACGCCGATTGTTTGTTAATTAACAAACGAAGTCTGTCGTTGTTTCGCGTCCACCGACGGCAGCCACGCCGCGTGGAGCGTCCGTTATAAATGGCCGTCCAGGAGCTGCGATAAGGAGCTGCGCGGGAGCTGCGTCCACACGCCGCGGACGAGCTGCGATTATTCCACACGGAGGGAGCTGCGCTGAAGAGGCTTGGGGAGCTGCGATTGTCCCTCTTCATCGGAGGAAATTCGGAGCTGCGCCCGTATTTCTTTAAGTTTTTAACGGGGCCGCCTGGAAATTTGACTTAAAAAATCAAATTTTGAGCGCGCCGCATTTTAAATTGAATAAAATTTGAGAATTTATTAAATTTTAGCTATAATATATATGTAAGATGAAAGAGGAAAGAATAGAAAAGTTCTTCCCGTCCAGACTCCAGCTCCGCCGATGCGCTGGAAAGAACAAGTAAAAACTTGAAAAAGTCTGGAAATTCTTATATAATATATATAGAAAGTGAGAGAGAAAAGTAACTTCTCTCCCTAAAAAATCAAAGTAACTGGGTCGCGACCTACGCGAGAAAGAGAGAATTAAAATGACTAAGAGAGAATTCATGGAAGCAATCGTTAACGGAACAATGACAGAGGAAATCCAGGCTATGGCAGGTGAAGAGCTGAAGAAAATGGACGCCGCAAACGCTAAGAGACGCGAGAGAGTGTCCAAGAAAGCTCAGGAGAACGCTCCACTGATTGAGAAGATTGTTGCGGAAATCCTTACTGACGAGCCGCAGACAGCTACAATGGTCGGTGAGAAGCTGGGAGTGTCCACTCAGAAGGCTTCAGCACTGTGCAGACAGGCTGTAAAGGACGGACAGGCGGACGTAACGGACGTTAAAATTAAGGGCAAGGGAATGCAGAAAGGCTACATCGCTTGCTAGTGTAAGAAAAGCCTCTTCAAAGGGACAGGTCGGAAGACCTGTTCTTTTTTTATTGGCGCGGAAGCGTCGGAAAGCCTGAAGAGGGACTTATACGTTCAACTTATACGTTGAGAACCCCTTTACGTATACGTTTTTCGTATACGTTGGACGTTTTTTTCAAAAATTTTTTATTTTTTTAAATAAAAATTTGATTTTTGTCAATGGCTGTGGCAGCCACTTATTTTCACTTATTTCCACTTACTACCACCTATTGCCACGAATTATACCGTTCCTATGCCTACTGCCCCTATTGCAGACCCCTAATGCGCAACATCTGCCGTCCTTGCACGTCACGTGGCAACAAATGGGAGCCTAATGTACATAAGTCGTATACGTTGGACGTGTACGTTAAACACCCTTTAACATACTAAGTCTTACTTTACGTATACGTTTACCGCTACCTTTACCGTATACGCCACCGCTTTACTTATCCGCATTAGCTAGACCGCTACGCCCTATTTACGTATACGTTTATTGTATACGTTTAACCTATACAATTACTTACCTCCGCTTCCCCTACATTTTCGTACCCTATATACGTATACGTTTACCTTACTTATATACGTATACGTTTTTGCGTATCCGTTTTCCGTACATTGCGCGCGGACCATTTTTTATATCCATGGTTTACCGTACCCTATATACGTATACTATATACGTATACGTTTTCCGTTGAAGCTGCGTTTCGCTTCCGTTCCGGCGCTTCGCGCCTACACTCAGCGAACCTGCTACGGATGCGGCAACGCGCGCTCCGCTTGCGTTCCCTTTCCTCCGCGATTCCCCCGCTTCGCGGGTTTGCCTATTTACGTATAAGAAAAACGTATACGTATATATATACTATATACGTATACGTTATATGTATAAGTTTTCTTAATACGATTATAAGTAGAAAAAAGTTTAAGTTTCTCTTAATTTTTTCAGACCCGAATTTTGGAATTTTTTGGAAAATTTTAGACCGCAGAAATTCTTGGAAAAATATGCGCCCACTATGTTTTTGGAAAATATTTCGTTTTGGAAAATCCTACAAAATTATACACGCCCATATGTACCCGATATTATGTACTCTGCGGCCGTCCCATATTTTCTGCAAAATTATCTACGTACTCTGCGCCCGCACCATAATTTTTCCCAAAATTGATACAGGTTTTTGGAAAATTTTACGACCGCGCGCCTTCAACGTATAATAAAAACGGTTGAACTTCCTTTAAAAGTTCAACCGCTTATTAACCTCAACAATTTCTTCTCCCCTATTATTGTATACACCTACAACAAATGGGTCATCAAATTTTTTTTCTGATTTTCTAATCTTACTTCTAGCTCCCCAAAGTGTATATGCTTCATCATACCAATACCATTCATCGCCATGTGACCACGACCACTCAATAGTATATCCACCCTCAGGCTTTCTAAGGATTCTATAAATTTTTTCATCCTGCAAAATTCTGTCCTCCTTTTCTATGGTCTACCAACCATATCCTGCGTAATCCGCAAATACAGGCATATTCCCTCTGTATCCTATGTTTGCAGCATGTAAGTCATTAATCTGCCAATCATTCAGAAAAATTGAAAGCTCATCATGCTCCTGCCAATCTAATCTATCAAGAAACCACTCCGTAACTGCATCTGAACTATCCACACTTACAGACCAATTCGATTCTAACAGGTCTTCCCACTGTTCTCTTGCCTCGTCTGTGTTTGGGTCAAGCTCATTCTCATCACAGTATAACTCATAGTGATACTCGTAGCTGTCATCAGAAACCCTACATTCATCGCAGTCAAGAAATTCCATGGCATAGATTTCCATATCGTCTATCGTACAGATATAAGCTGTCCAACCGAAATACTTTTCCAGTCCCTGCTCTTTTGCAGCACAGTAAACCTGTTCTTCCTTTTCACAGTACTTCTCATCTCCTTTTCCAAGACCAACTTTGAGAACGAAATCCTCGTGGTTATAATCCCAAAAAACCTGACGTGATGCACCGGAAGCTTCTCCAATGTTATCTGGTAGTTCATGACATGGACCATCCCAGCCCCACTTAAAGTTCCAACCAACTTTCTTTAAGTGAGCAATGATATTTCCTATACGCTTTTTTGCACGTTCAAATCTATCATCCATTTTGTTACTTCCTTTCTTACTTTCTATATATATTATATATGAATTTTATAAAAAAGTCAAAAAGATATTTTTGAACGTACGCTGCGCGCCGTTGTTAAAATGCTACGTTAGAATAAGTCATAACACCATAGAACACTATCATGTTGTTAAAATGTCGCATTACTGGGTCTTCAATGGCAGTGAAACCGTAGATGTAATCCAATACGGCACAAACAACAAATAATATATTTAGTCCAAACTGTATCTTGTCTTCTCTATCCACTAGCTTATCTCCTTTACATAATGTATGCTAAGTCCAGCTTCTTTGCAATCTTTTATGCGCGCCCGCAGTTCACCTTCGTCTATATACTGTGCTCTTCTTTTACAATAGTTTACGTCAAAGTCTTCTCTATCTGCGCCACACTGTTCACAGTTCCTAAAAATACCATCATACGGACAGATATGGTAAGTTGAATTAGTTTCATAGGTGAGAAACCACTTACCTGCAAGTGTCTTACGATAAATCTGTTTGATATACTTACTATGCGCCAGCGGCTGTGTAAGTTCTATCATTTCATAATCGTTTAGATAACTCTGATGTCTTTTCTTGTGATGAGCCATAGTAACCTCCTAATGTGCTTCTTCATCGCAGAAGTGAATTAACTTTAACTTTTTAATTTTATCTGCACCGAATAACTCCAGGTCTTTCTGAAATGTGCGGTTTGACCATTGATATGGACGCATATGGTAGTTGATTAAAAACAGTATGTCTAATATCTCGTTGAATGAGTAAAGTCCAAGCTCAAATGCATGGAGTGCATACATATATGCTCCTGCGTTTTCGTGACCGTAGTAGTGCGCGACCCCGTTCTCATCAAATGTCTGAGTATAGAGTTTGCCCAAGTCATGAAAGAAAGCTGCCTCTTGCATAACTGCATCACCGTAGTGGTCTTTCATTATTTCACGCGCCTTCGACGAATGGTCCCATAAGGTAAGCTTATGATGTGGATTCATCTGGTCAAAGTCAGTCGCATTAGCCATATCAGCAAGCTGGTACTGGTTATGTTCGTTCATATGAATCTCATCCCAGCCTTCAAAGAACTGTGGGAACTGAAAGCTGCACAGCATTTTCTGAAAAACTTCATCCGGTACGCACTCTGCGCCAGTCCTATGCGAGTTGCGTTCCTTTAATACCTTTATTGGTGCCATGAACACTTCAATACTGCAAAACACAGCAGGAAACTTACGTTTTACCTCTGTCAAAATTGCCATCCTATGCTTGCGCGCCAGGTTCGTTGCATCGTAAATTACAGTCTTCCCTGCTTCCAAGCTTTCTATTGTATATTTGTGCATTAATTCAAAGATTGCATTGTTATCATACTCTGGATGCAGTTCACGAAATCCATCAGAAGAAAGCAAAGCTAAATTTTCGTCTTCTACGATGCATTTATATACTGTCCAATATGTTTTTCCTGACGCTGGCAATCCACAACACATTATAAATTTCTGCATTAGTTATTCCTTTCCATTTCTCGCTTTAGTACAGCTTTTTCTTCTTCTCGTGACATACGAGACGATATAGCGCAGCAAGCAAATACCATTGTAGCTACTATTCCAAACACTGTACCTACAAGCGCACCTATCCAAAACATATGATTCATTTTATATATATCTCCTAGTCGTCCGTTCGTGGCGCGGGTTCAATCTCGCGCCAATAACGTACATTTTCATTTCTAATTACATAGCCAGAAATTGGGTCTGACCACACCGTTTTATCTGCACTATGCATGCAAAAAGCAATTTCATAACGGTAATTTCCACTTAGACTATCAGTACAAATTAATACATTATGACTAACCTGCCACACGTCACTATCTAGTACAAGAGGAGGCAACGATTCTGTAGGTTTTATCCATTTATATTCCATATTTACTCCAACTCACTTAGCGGTGCCCATGCAATAACTGCGTCAAGGTCATAAGTCCATCCACTTTCTTCTTCAACCCAATAGTATCTATCGCCATCATCGAACTGGTCTATTTCATATCTGGCAAAACTATAAGGCATTTCCTCGTCTTCTACCTCGCACTTAATAAGTACGGTATCACTTTCTTCATATGTAATAGTTTCTCCATCATCTTCAAAAGAAGTTCTATGAAGCTTAGGCTTTTCCTTATTTGCATCTCTCCAATTAATCATTATTATTCTCCCTATGGACTACTGTCCATGTTTCAGTAAATATTTCCTTGACACGTTCTTAAACGAAAAGTTAGGGTCACCAACTTTCCTATAAACATAGCCTTCGCGCAGCCCCGTTGAACCTGGTATTTCACATGGTCCATCGGCAGTAAGTTTGAAAGCTTCCATGTCTGATTCAACCTGGCAGTTCGTATCTACAATTGGCACCCAAGGTATTCCAAACGAAGAACACCATTTGCGCCCTTCTACCGAATCCCAACGTCCAATTTTAGAATCAATGAGGTTGAAGGCTGCGAATCTAAGTTCACCAATGTGATGCGGGTCGCCCTGTATTTTTACACCTTTTTCAGTGCAACCATAGGTTTCTCCTTGCAGAGCTACATAACGGTAGTTACCGCCTTTTATAAAGTTCATAAGGAAATCCTTTACGTTATATTTTTCTGCAACTTCCCAATACACATTTTCATCTTGTGAATGATAGTTGCCCTGTTCTGGTGTGAACTGACGTACATTGCGCGAGAGCACATAGAATTCGTAACCGAACAGTTTCTTTTCAAGAATGAACGTAGTTGAAGTACCGTCTATTTTCGTTGTTTTAATGTAACGAGCATCGCGGTCATCAAGAATCCATGGCATGTTCTCTATTCTTTCTTCATCGGTCGGATGCACGAACTGGAACTTCTTTGGAAACTTTTTCTGGTCATCACGTTTCTTACCATAGAGTAAAAACATGATACGTTTTCCAATTGGGTTCTTCATCATTCTGCGCGCCCACGGTTTTTTGAACACGTCAGGTCTACGCTGCGCCATAGCTTTATACTTATCTATTTCTGATTTTCTAAAGTTATCTTCCCTTACAGAATACTTAACCCCAAGCAGCTTCGTAACGTCTTTACCCTCTTCCTGCGGTATGTCTATGTCAAACGTAGAGAGCGGCAGTGCTATACCCTGGCTGATAACTTTAAACTTACCAAGCTTCATTGTCTTAATCTTAAAGTGCTTCGGGCGCAGAAACTCAGACCACTCTTTTTCAGGCACTTTAGAATCTATCTCAATATAAACGCACCAGTCACCAACTTTAAACTCACCTATTTTAGCAATACATACCCAACCAAGAACACCGACAAGTTCTATGTTGTCGGCGCCCTCTATTGGACGTATCCATGCTATTTTTTCTACATGGGCGAGTGCACGTTGACGTTTCTTGTGCATGTCCATTTTATTTATTACCATCCGCGCGCCTCCTTTACTTCTTCTGGAGTCATTTCATCGTAGTCTTTACAAATCGCAGGTTCTACACCCGCATAGAGATACTTATCTTTCTGTATTCCCTCATGCTCACCGAATTCAGCTTCTTCAAGTATATTATAAAGGAAATCAATGAAGTGGTCTACACTATCAAGTGCCCTATTTTCATCTTCCGTTTCTTCTATAGCCTGGTCTTCTCCTGCCATATATTCAACTTTCTCTTCCATTGAGTTATTAGCCTGGAGAATATCCTGTTTCAGTTTCTCAGCTCTTTTAATGCACTGTTCATTCTCCTTAATTTTCTGCTGAACATCCGCGCGCACCGAACTCAGCATTGATTCAGTGACCGTACGAAGTCCACTATAACTTGGAACATAATCATCAAACATTTCCATATATGCGGAACTACCGCAATATGATGCAATTGGAAGATAATCATCGTTATGTCTAATATAAAACTCTAAATACTGTGACATTTTACTCTCCTTTCTTTACTTCTTCTCTCATTTTCTATATATATTATAACAGAAATTTAAAAATTTGTCAAATTAAATCTATTGACATGTTATCCATTACGTAGCGGCTGGCCGCGAAGTACATGTCATCTTCGTTCATGTTTTCAGGAAGATTAATTGGTAGTTCTATAAACTGGTCACCTATCCATACTTGAATTATTCGCTCAATCATCATTGCTATTCTCCTCTTCTATAATCGTAGGTGCATTATCAATAGCGGCGCCTATTACGGGGAAAAAGTATATATTAATGTTATCTTTTAGGCTATCTGCATCTATTAGTCTACCATGTGACGGTATCATTACAAGTGGACAATCATCACGTCTTTTTGTGTCTGCATCTCTGTACGACATATAAGGGTCTTCTGCCTTACATATTTCACATTTAACAATAATTTTACATATTATATCGCCATTTTTTACAGACTTTATAGTGCCTCCCTGTTTATGAAAAGCACAATTATTGCAGCACCTTGGCATTTCTACGCCCTTAATTAATAAATCACTCATATTATTCCCCGCTTTATCTGTTCATAAGAATTAATGTAGAAAGTATCATTATTAACAACCCCTTTATTTCTTCGTCGTTATCACTTTCGACTATACCTACACCTACTAAAGTACAACCTACAATAAATGCAATTATATTTGTTACTATTGTTATTACGTTCATATGCCATTCCACCAATAATAGTCTACCCCTATTGTTATATCTTTTGTGACCGCAGTAGCTGAACCACGAATTTCATCACAATATATTATGTATTCGCTTTCTCCTAAACACCACCCCATCACTCTTCCTCACTTTCTATAACTGTAGGCGCGGCTTGTAATTCAAGCATTATATCATGTAAAGGTTTATCGTATTCATTTGGTTTACTAAGAATATCCCAGAATATATTTTCTAGTTTGTCCGCGTCAATTAACCTACCGTGCGATGGAACTTCAATTAGTGGACAATCAGAAAGTCTTGTATGTTGTAATATCTCAGATTCGCCCATATACTCCTTCGGAAAATCTTTAAAAAGCGGGCATTCATTACAAAACAGTCCAAGAGTGCTTTGACACTCGTTGCACGTTTTCGGCATTTTCACGCCTTTAATTAATAAATCACTCATTCTCTTGCTCTCCATTGTGGGTTTTACTCCTTCACATATCTGCTCAATGGCTCTATCCCATTTACTCATTCTCTCACTTCCTATCCTCTTCGTATATGTCTTGGTTCTGGAAAAATAATCGGAGCTTTTTCATAATCTTTTTCTGGCTCTTGAATAGTTATTTCATTATCATCTTCAACAGAAAGCAGATTCTGGTTAGCCCATATATTAAAACCTTTTCTTCCCGTCGCAACTACACTTATAATTTTTGTACTATCAGGACAATTAACTATTATTCTCATTCTTTTACACCTTTCCGTCCATTCTTACTCCACAGTTGGGACAATAATTACTTTTAAACTGCCGTCCTACACCACATTCAGAGCATATATAACGTATTCCATAAGGGTTTGTTAAATCTTCTGTCCAATATCCGTGTCTTACAGGCGCGACATCAGCGGTAGGTAAGTTATCAAGCAAATCAAGCACATATGCCATGCCATCTACATAATCTTTATTTACACCTTTTGTTCCGACAACATCTAAAGGCTCTATGTCGACATATCTACTCATTCTCTTGTCCCTCATCTAACTCTTTTACGCGGTATTGTCCTTTTGTCAGTACTGTCTGTATACCCAGGTCTACAAGTATTTCAGCTAGCTCGCTCCAAAATCTTAATGGTATATACAGTTCACCATTTTTACCTTGGTCTATCAGCTTTGCATCTTCTGCAATTAGATGACAGTTTTTAACAAAGTTATCTTTATTCATGACTCTTCTCCTATCCCACAATTACTACTATTGCTATCACAATCAAACTCAGCGTTTGTACTAATTCAAGAACTATCATCAACTCTTCATTGCTCATATTCTTGCTCCTTGCGCTCACCATAACCAATTTTATAGTCTATTTTCGCTCCACAATTAGGGCAGTAGTTGTATGTGACCGTATTGCCGACACACGGTTCTCCACAATACATATCATCACACGTCCAACCACAATTAGAACATTCAAATAAACTTGTGTACTCGTCCATATCATATGCGTGTCTTACGGGCGTAACATCAGCACTCGGAACGCTCTCCATACCCAACGTGAAAAAATCAACAACACGCTTTGGAACATGATTTAATCTATCACAATCAGCTTTTATTTTTTCAACTGCATCCTTTCGTTTTATGTAGTCATTCATTCTTACTCCTTTTTACTTCTAAAATCCATACAATCATCGGCATAATCTACACCCGGTTTATCATACATCAAATCCCACGGACATTCATTTTCTGCTTTCCATTTACAATCATCACATGTCATCTTTTTCTACTCCTTTTAAAAACTTTGCGGGCATGGATTTGCACCATGCATGAACCGACGTCTGCTCTGGTTGTTGGGAATCGAACCCTTGGGAACAGTACCTTATGTTTTTATCCATATTCCCGTCTCCTGAACATCCCATGCGTCTACCTATTCCGCCACCGCAAAGTATCTATTTATGTTCCATATTAAAATATTCCTCTAACAGCTCTATAAACTTGTCATCTTCCATATAAAACAAGTCATTACCTGCCGCGCTCTGTAAGTTACAGAGTACCTGTCCAAGGCGCCAGTCTGGAACTTTATGCCATGCATCGGAGAGGGCTTGTAATACTTCATCTATTCTTTCAGGGTTACGCATTTTTGTTCTCCTTTCTATATATGTTAATTTTCAATAAATAAATCAACTGTATCTTCGTCGTAGTTTTTAGTTACATACTTACAAGCTGCGACAAGGTCTTCCTTTTCAATAAATTCTATTGTTTCATCAGTTACTATACGAATAATTCTAAATTTCATATATATATTTCCTTTCTATCTTTTTCTATATATATTATAACAAAAATTTTAAAAAAAGTCAAAAAAATAACGGTCGGAGTACGACCGTTAGATTTATTTATTTAATCAAATAACATAGAAGCAGTAGTAACACTTTTTCTATTTAAAGTGGTTTTATTATTATTTCTATACCACGCATAGTTATAAGAAACTTTATTTTCTCCTTTTCCTACTGTTCCTAAAGAGCTATGTAATTGAAAATGTAAGGCTTCTTGTTGTATTTTTTCTAACTGTTCTAAATCATTTTTTATTTTAGTTAAAATAGAATATGAAGTATATGGAGTGTTACGTATAATATATAGATTATTCCCAGTAATTTGTGTTGTACTAGTTGATAAAGACTGATCTAATATTGCCAATTGACTAGTAAATTCAGGACCTCCGGATAAATATAAAAAGTCTGGAGCAAATGCCGTTAATAATGTTTTAACATCGCTAATTATATTTTGCATTTTATTATAACCATCTTTAAACGTTTCCCAAGCGGCAAAAGAACCTCGTTTATATTCAGTATTAATTGAAACTTCTGTCCATTTGTTACCTTTCTTTTTTGCAGGAATATTAAAACTTTCACTTACAAAAATGTTTTCTAAATCTTCAAAATTATATTGTGGATAAGCTATTTGTAAACGTTGTAACATTGTGCCAGTTTGCATTGAAGCAAAATCAATACGTATCTCAGGTATATTTAAATCTTGATTACTATTTTTAACTTGAACATTAGCTAAATCTTTTAAAATAATATCTATTGATAACTCTTTACCCCCAACACGATGATTAGCTGTCCAATTCATAATTTTAGATATATCTACTCCTGGCAATAATTCACCAATTGCAATAATTGCGCCTATTTCTCCTAAAATACCAGTAATTTTATTGGTATTACTTCCTACAAAAAAAGCAGTATCGTCTTTATTTAAAACTTGCGTTTTAATATAAGTTCGTGCAATACCTTGATATTTTCCATCTAAATATTGCGTAATTGAATTAATAATTGAATCATTAATATTTGTCCTTTCTGTTGATGATAATTTTTTAGCTTCAGAAGCAGTCATACCATGTTTAGTTAAATCATACCAATCTGATTGAATGCTCATTACAACATTATTACCATTAATAATAGTTTTCCCTACGGTTTTAGGGTTACCATGAGTTTTGGCATAGTTTTTAAGCTCATTAATACGTTTACGCTGTACTCGTGTTAATTTATCAGCTAAAATTTTAATTCCTTTTGTAGTACCATCACTAATATTTACAGGTCTTATACTTCGTGTTCGTGTTACTTTTCCATTACCTAAATCAAATTGAATATATAAATCTTTTAAACTTTGATTTAATAATTTTCCTACCGTTTGTTCCGTAACTTCTAATCCTTCAGTAGTAATATCTTGAACAATAGCAGGAAGTAGTACGGTATCTATATATTGTTGCATTTCACGTAAATTTTTATCTACCATAATACGATATGCTTGTAAAAAGTTTTGTTCTAAATTAACCCCTGTCCACGCAGTTAATCCACTATTTTGATAAAAATTTTGAAAAAGTGATTGCAATTCCTCATCTGAATGTACCTGAAACTTATCCCATATATTTTTTTGTTCTCCTTCAGCGATTGCTAAAAATGTATTCAACTTATTAATACACGACTGCACTAATACTTCCGTTTCAGAATTTTGATTAAAAATAGTGGTTAAAGTATCAATTAAAACTTGGCTTTCATCTGCAAAATTTTGGTACTCCTCTGGAGTCAATAAATATTCAGCCATATTTAATTCCTCCCAATAAAAATGGGCGAATTCATACGAACCGCCCAAGAGATATATATAAAAAGTCTTCACTCTAAAGCGAGACTTATATTCAATTAACTTCATTTATAAAGTAGGAAATCTCCTACACCACTCTAAAATTTTACTTCACTTTATACAAAAACCGCTACATACGTAGCGGCTTAGCGAAAAGAAAAAATTAATAAAGAAAGGAAATATATTAATGTCTGTCAAATGCGCCATAGCAGACTCGAACTGCGGCCTCACGCATTAAAAGTGCGTTACTCTTCCAACTGAGTTAATGGCGCGCAAGTCGGAGTAGTAGGATTTGAACCTACGGCATTTTGCTCCCAAAGCAAACGCGCTAGCCAAACTGCGCCATACTCCGTGATGTCACTCACTATCGTAGAGCGCCAACGTCCGACTTTACGGAAGGATATACCTATTTACCCTAGGACGCGTATTGCATATCCTATATAACGGTTTTCCCTACACACGTTCTCACCGTAAACACAACATTAACGACCGGTAGGACACGTATTCCTTACTCTTCTTTTACCAACTAAGTATGGAATAAACTTGTTGGGGTAGATGGCACCAGCCCAAGGATTCAAACCCTGACTCGCAGTTTTGGAGACTGCTGTGCTATCGTTACACCAAGCTGATAGGGGATTCGCGGTGTGAATTATTAGATAATTGCCATATCCCAATTCTTTTCTTTTCCATATTAGGCAAATCATATGGATTAGAAGGGGCGCCGTTACTCTACTCCCTATATGTGGTGCGCAAGGAGGGACTTGAACCCTCACGACCTAACGGCCAAGGGATTTTCTTACCACACTATGTTACCATAGCCATAAAAATGTTGTGGTCTGGACTATTTCTTCTCCGTAGATTGCGGCCGCTTGAAGCCACAATCCTTAGGAGGCTGGTGTATAGTCTCTACGCATTTATTTTCCCTTTATTTCTACCACGGTATGTTGCAGTTAATGCATGGCAATTAGGACACAAATAACGTAAATTAGATACTACGTCATTGGTATTATTGCCATCAATATGGTCAAGTTCTAAAGCAATAGTACTACCTTGCCAGTTACCATCACATCCACAAATTGCACATTTATAAGGTATTACATTATGTCTTTCTACATAACCACGCAATACTTTTTGTGAAACGGTACTATGCTCTTTAAATACTTCTTCAAGTGAATATTTTTCTTTACTACCAGGCCGCGCCGTATAAGTTGGAGCTTTTGTCCATGCCTGTCCAGTAAAATGCGAAGTATCAATTCCATATTCTAAGATTTTTTTCTTTAAAGTTTCATTAGCACCGCCGCCAGGCTTGCGACCCGCCTTTCTTAAAACTTCTGAATACGAATAACTTTCAGCACATAATTCACTTAACCATTCTTTAGTATACTGTTTCATTTTTGTTCCTCCATTTTCCCTTTCTATATATAAGTAGGAAAACTAGAGGGAAGCTCTACCTTTTGTATTCCTAAAAGGAAAAATTTAGTTCGGAATCGCCCCATTGGGGTTTCTTCCGAGTTAGCCAGCATTCACTTAGGAGTTTCCAACCCAAGTGCTCAAATTACTTAAGTCCCTCGTGTCTGCCTATTCCACCACTCGCGCATAAAAGATGGGATTTGTAATGCGCGCTCCACGGCCGAGTATTAAGTCTAATAGCCTGTTCAAGACTCCCATCTAAAGCTAACTTAAGTTAACTCATTAAATCAAAGGTTATTGTTCCACTATCAACTACTTACAGGGTCCTCTTACCCAAGCCTTTATTACAGTTCAATAACCGCACGGAAAAGTTGTAGATGGGTCGTCTACCTCTTGCTGCGGGAACAATCCAACGTGCGGACTTATAAATCGTCCACTAAGGCAGGACCTCTCCGACGACTTACGCAGTTCCTATTCGTCACAACCTACCGACTGTTTAAAGTCAACTGCGCCCATCTTATCCCTTCCCATAAGATAATCCCTACGTATTTAGCGCGGGCGCCGCATACGTTACACCACTGACAATGGAAGTAGTGGGAGTCGAACCCACTTCACGACGAGGTCACTTCGGACTTAACGCCGCTCGAAACCGTTATACCCCCTTAAGGAAGCTTTGAAAGTGTTTGAATTAATTGGTCTATTTCAACTTCTTTATGTCTAAGTTGGTCTGCAGAATCCCATAGATATTGACTAAGCTGCGCGAGCAGTTCAGTGTATTTGTTTGATTCATCGGCTTGGCCTAATAAGTCGTCAATTTTCTGCATCCATTTGATATTCGTTTCCCAAATTTTTTGCATTAACAGTTCCTCCATAAGAAAGGAATCTACTTACTTCGCTTCTTTATATCCCGTTTTCCGCAAGCCACATATCACATACTTATCTGATGTGCCGGTGGTAGTTTAGTAGATGAATCCGTGTTAACGGTGGTCGTAGGTTTTCGACCTTTAAATTGCAGGGACAGGAGTCGAACCTGCACGATCGTGGTTATGAGCCACGCCAACCTACCTTTAGTTGCACCCTGCGACGTCAAAATTGCTTTTCTACCATTAACTGTTTATGTCTAGCAATTCTATTCACATCAAGTTTAAACTGATGTGCATTTTTATATTTCTCAAAAAAGAAAAAGAATTTCTTTTCATCGTAAACCGTAGCTCCATACTTTGTTCTAAGCAACTCTATTAAACCATTGCGGTCAACGTCTAAGTCTTCCGCTATGGCGCGCCAGCCAGTCCATGTGTGCGTATCAGCTACCCACCATAAGCCTGAACCACCTTGCCATTCTTCTACTTTAAACAACTGAGCCATTAGTTTATCCTTTCTTTAACTGGAGCGCCACCTTGGAGTCGAACCAAGTTTCACGGAGTTGCGGTCCGTCGCCCGTCCGTCAGGCTCGCGGCGCAAATAAATTGGTAGCTTAGGTTTACCTCCGCGACGATGCTACCGAACTGGAGGAAATAATAGGTTTATAAACCGTGCCTTAAGGTCGGCCAACCGCACATCTGCGTAACCCCGTTTTGCTGCAGGTATGAGAAAATGAGTATGAATTTTCTTAAACGAGGACTCTGATACTCTTGCCATACCTCCGATTTGATTAAGCAGTATCTTCTGCTTGCCCACAAAGGGACTTGAACCCTTATATCCGCCGTTAACTGGCGTTTCTCTACCATTGAGTTATGTGGACATATGGCGTCTCGATGGAGAATCGAACTCCAATCAATAGCGTGACAGGCTATCATCCTAAACCGTTGAACGACCGAGACATATTGAGCGGGTTTTAGGTCTCCGCTCCGACCAATTGGAATGGGTTTTAGGTCTCCATCCCGACCATAAGCACACCTCTAAAAGGGGTATGCCGATGAGCAGTGGCGGGAAGACTAGGACTTGAACCTAGGACATCCGCATTAACAGTGCGGCGCTCTACCAACTGAGCTATCAACCCATATATATAAACTGTTAGTACCTCGCACGACGGGTACTTAGTAGCTACCTTCGTTCTTCGTATAAGGCTCCGCAATTCCCTATTCTCACTACTATAACGCCTTATTATTTATCTTTCACGTGCCCTTAAACAGTTTACATTCTTCCAATGCCCAAGGTTCCCACAGCATCATCTGGCTCCTTTAGCGGCGAGCGTTTTAAGGGGACGAACCCTGCTTCCTTGTGGTAACGGCACGCGGATTCGAACCGCGCATCTTCAGCATGAAAAGCTGACGTGTTAACCGACTGCACTATGCCGCCACATATGGGACCTTTGACGCCAAGGTCCAAACAGAAAGTTTTTAGCATTGTACTTACAAAGCAGCAGCGTCTTTTTAAATTCCGCGGACAAGGTAGGCTGCCGACCTGAATGGTACGGAATACTGGGATCGAACCAGTGACCTCTAGTTTGTAAGACTAGCGCTCATCCCAACTGAGCTAATTCCGCATAATTTGGCAGGCGGTGCAGGTGCCGCCCCTGCGCATCCTGGGTCAAAGCCAGGCTCACTACTGTTATGATAACCGCCTAAAGCTTCCGGAACAACGGGAGTCGAACCCGTCTCTTCGCTCTCCTATGCAAGATGACAAGTGTATATTAAACCGATGCGCAACGGCTCTTGCGACGGACAGCGATATTCTCTCCCCATAAACTATATTCCGGCACTTAGTGAGCGGTTTTAATACATGCTCAGGTATGTGGTTTCACTCCATTTCATGTTAGTTCAGACTTTTTTAAATGGAGGTATTTATAATTAGTTGAGACGAGTACGATTTCAAGTCCTTGAGAACGGCGTTTACTCTGTTTTTTTCTCTTCCTTTCTCAACTTACATATATATTATATCAAAAATTTATTATTTAGTCAAAATTTATTTTGTTTATCACATGTAGTTATAGTAAATAAATCCCACTCAGATTCATATGCATCTGTAAAATCATAAATCGGAAACGGTTCAAGTGGGTAAAGCGTTAAACTTATTAAATCCGTCTGAAAATACGACTCTACTTTCTTTGCGGCTGAAGCATAGTCTGTACCAAAACAAATTCCTTTATGAATTCTCCGCTCTTTCTCGTCTTCGTCGTAAACAACAGCCTTATACTGCCACGGTCCATACTCTTCTGAACCGACTTCCTCAAACGTATCTTTTAAAGTAACCATTTTATTTCTCCTTTCTTTCATTTTCTATATATATTATATATGAAATTTAAGATAATTTCAAATTAGCTTATTATCTTGTACTCTACTTGCTTACTTAAATGAACCGTATTGTTCTGAACTTCAACGCTATCTACTGTTCTCTGTCCAAGATAAAACACAGGAATCTCATTCGCCTGATTTCCGACGACCTGCACCGGCGCGCCTTCTACGAGAGGCCAATCGGCAATTGTAAAAGCCTGACCTGGTAAATGAACAACTAAATTAAGCGCACCTACCGGCTGACATAGTCCATACTCCGGCACATTACTCATCATCAACAACTTCTGCACTATCTCTCTCCTTAACTGCCTGCGCGATTTCAGTCAATAACATATTGACTTTAGTTTTCTGAAGCTCCAGTTCTTTATTCAATTCCTCTGGTGGCTTCACATAGTGTAAGTGGCCATCTTCACAAACAATTATATTTTTTATCCTACACATTTCAAGTCTGCCATATTTATTAATGGCTTCATTTGCCTGTGCAGCAAGATTAGCAATATGCATTTTAATGTCTGGCATTAGCTTTCTCCTCCTGTTCCTTTTCATATTCAGCTATTAAACCTCTGTCAGTTAAGTACTGTAAAATCTCTTCCCATGAAGGTCCTGCACCTAAAGTACAACCCGTAGGTATCCCAAAATGAGCGCATACATCAAGATATACGTCCCATTTATCAGTTAACCAACTAATTACGTCTTTCTGATATTTCAATTCTGGACTCATGCACGCCTCCTAAACAAAGCAGCTCGGACCGCCACCCTTAGGCCAATGATGGTCGTCTACATTTGTATAAAGCCAATAAATTATAAATGGTATTGATATTAAAAATGCAACTAAAAACCACATTTTTCTCTCCTAACTAAGCTGACGCTTATAAAAATCTATAAGTGATTCCCACATACATGAATTATCGGTTAATCGGTCAATTTTACTCATTACCGTAGAAGGCTCTGTAGGTTTATGCATATAAACCCACCATTCAGAACCATCATATTCTTCACGTTCAAGCCACGTACCATCTTTAAGCATTATAACTAAGTCAAATGGTATTTCTTGCGCGCCATATCCATCATCGTACTCAGTAGCTTTAGCTACTTTTATAAATTCATTAACAGTAGGAAATTTTATATCAGGTGAACCAACCCATCTAACATCAGACCAGTCGTATCCCTCTTCATCCAATACTTCATCCGTTTCCTTAAATAGATTCATACATATCCTCCTGTACTAATGGAACTATATCTTGATATAAAACACTAACATTTCTTACATCTCTATCCATATGTAGGTGACCGCAGTACCAATGAGTAAAGTCTACCGTATAAAGCCATGAATTAATCATCGCTGATACTGCATTAGCATTTGTATTACCATAACTGTCAAAAGTAGTAGCGTAAATTACTTGCTTTATGTCAAATGGACAATCATGTGTTATTATATAATCTACTTTATTATTATGTTTTTTTAAATTATCTACTGCATGATTGTATTCAACAGTTGAAGGAATTTCCTGTCTCCACCATATCCTATGTTCGTCAAAGTCTTCAGTATGAGTAATCGTTCCTCTATCCGTACTCTGCGCGCCGCCGAAAGTTAGTATCGTCTTACCCTCAAGCTCAAATATTTCACCACGCATTAAATGGATAATAGAATCACTGATTCTTTGCACTCGGCCGCCGTGCCATTCAATAATTGGATAGCTATCGAGTCTATCAAAGCACTCATGGTTCCCCGAGACGAAAAGTGTAGTCCAAGGCAACTCATTATACCAATCATAAAGTTCGCGCTCGCGCCGTGTCCAGTGAGCATCTGCGGGATTAGATGGCATATACTCGCCTGTTTCTCGGTAGTTCCAAAGTAAGCCAAAGTCACCACAAACAATTACATAATCGTTTTTGGTTAAGTCTTTTCCACCCTCTTGGGCAAAGCATTTAAGTTTAGCTATATCATATCCTTGATGAGTATCTCCAGTGCAAAAAATCATAGTCTACCACCACATTGCAGGCATCACTACTGCCCACATCCTTTCTACATTATGCACATATTCATAATCTTCTTCACTACAGTCATCAAAGCTGTCAGAAAAATAATACTCAATTATTTCACAAATCTGTTCTAACAGTTCTTTCTGTGTGTAAGTTTCTTCATTATATTCAAACTTATGAAAATCTAAATTAACAATCTTACTTGCTTTGTCTAAATACATTTTTATATGCTCATAAAGCCAAGCATAAAAACAGCTGTCCAATCCCCAGGTTTCTCTGTCATCAAAACCGTAGATGGCGCGCTGATACTTCCAAATTACATTGCGCGGGTCTAATGCTGTTTCTTTTTCATCCATTTCTGCAGCGTATATCTTATCTGCATTTATTTTCTTCAAATATAAATGATTCATTGTTTTCTCCTTTCTTTTTTCTAAAACAATTATATCAGAAATTTAAGGAAAAATCAAATTTAAAAAAAAGAAGGATAGTCAGTGACTACCCCTCAAGATTTCTTATCTGTCTTTCGAGCTTGTGCATTACACCTGGAGATTCAAGTGATTTGCCACGCTCCTTAATTATATGTAAACGGAACTTAAGTACCCGCAACTTTTCTTCTTTAGTCATCGTCCTCGTCCTTTCTAAACAGTACATTAGCTATCATTTCAAGCATCACTCTATCAACGTCAATTGGTGTTTCTTCTGAAAGTACTCTAATATATTCATTTAAAGCTTCCTCAGCCTTATCATAAGCTGCATCTACTCTTGCATCATACTCTGCTTTCCTAGCGGCAGCTGCTGCAGCTTTCTCTCGTTCAATTTTGTATTCTTCTTCTGACTTTAGGCAATCTTCTGCAGATTCGTATGCATCGCCATTGTACTCATTTACATAAACCTTTTTCATATAAGCCTCCATTCTTTAAAAAACAATTTCATAAATAAATATACAACAAGAGACTTTCATCTTACTTCTAGCTACCTTCAGATATATTCAGTCAATGGATAGTTACTGCCATGTACGGGGTTGCAAGTCCCGTCCTCAATAACCAGGAACTACTGTTACTGCCGCCGTTCCCTAGCGACTACTCCGCAGAGCCATTAGTCCATAAAGGAATGTCTACCTTTAACTTTCACACACTGTACGGATTAGAATAAGAGTGTATAACCTATTACACTTGTACAATTTTCCTTCTGTCCAAGTCTTGCCATTTGTGCTACTCGTACGCGACACGCAGGTCTTATACACGGTTCTCACCGCTTCACGGCAAAGGAATTTATTGGTATTTCCAAGGTGTGAACGCAGTCACCAGCTAAGTCCCTAACTTGGATTCTTCTCCACAGGAGCGTCTATTACATCCCCGACCCACATGCTACCTTTATCTGCGATAACCGAAGCGCCGCACTGTACATCTTTCAGCCGTTGACCTTCCAGGTCTTCTTTCCACGGGTCGCCCCGCTTCCACAGCCAACTATCCGCAAGTATCCTTGTTTCGTAGTCCTGGGTAACTCTGTCAGCCTGCGCCTCAGCGATACTAGTTTAGCATCTCTACACTGAGTTCAAGTAGTATATTTATTTATGAAATTGTAAGGAGTTCTCAGTAGAAACAGCACCGCCGCGTGAAGGCGACTCCTATTGGTGCCATTGGTTGGGGAAAGGTGTTCCCCAAGACCATCTGTTGTGTACACAGGGGCGGTCTATCGTTCCACCTCACGGACTCTATCGCAACGTCAACGGGAATGTCTCTCGTAACTTCCTAACGAACGGATTCCACCGCTTTGGCAGCTCTAACATTGCTTGCGCACGACGGGTTAATGTTACCCGCACCCAGTCCGGTATTGTAGGCCCGTAACTCGCCCTAATTCATGACAGCTGTCAAACCTACCTATCCTCACATCTAGCCGCCGCCATAGAAGCTAGAATTCAAGGTACACGTCGGTAAATTCAACGGTGGACCAAGAGCTTTTCTCATACACTCAGCCCAACCTTTCACAGAAGTTAACGTCCACAGCTCTTTCGGTAAATGTGCCTTTACTGTACTTCCGAGGTATTTCTTTTGGCCTTTGATTATTTCCCTCTCTGCTCAGCTGTTCAGGTGATAACGACTCACCTTTAACCCGCAGTCAATAACGCACTCTTTGCATTTGACACAACCATTAACTTTTTAACCTGTGCTCTCTCGTTTTGCAGAGGCTTGAGACTCTCACCAGGTCGTACTGGTGGCACGATTACACTTGGTAGTGCGCGGGCGGCGAAAGGAAGTGAGTACGAAAGCCGCCCGCATTAAACATCAACATGTTCCTGAAATGCATCAATGTTTGTTTTCTTTTTCTTACATATATATTATATCAGAATTTTTTAAGTTTGTCAAAATTTCAGAACTAATTTTTTCTCAAAAATTTCTTATCTCTTTCAACCTTGTATATATATTATAGCAAAAATTTCAGAACTTTTCAAATTTTCAGATTATCTTTTTTGCAAAGAAGAAAGTTGAGCTATTGTACCGACCCCATGTTTCTAAATCACATGGAGTCACGTCTTGAGAACCACACTTTTCTCTCCAGTAGCCATCACGAAAGACTTTGAAATGGAAATCAAATCCCCAAAAATCTTCAAGGTCTATGTATACGCGGAACGCTATGACTTCCTCATTCGGCGCGCCGTCGTGTTCGTTATCAATGAGACGGACATCTTCATAGAAATCGGATAGGATTTGGTCAACGTAACATCGTGCGATTAAGTCAGGCACTTCTGAAAGCTCATATCCCGCATCAAGGAAATAGTCTATCCATTCTTCTATTTCACCCCATTCTTCATCCAGCTCTGGGTCGTACCATTCTTCTATGTTGAAGGCATAACTACCGCAGTTCGTCATAGAAGGATTAAGTTTGTAATAGTCTGGATTGTGATTGGGTGTGTATACCATAAAGTAACCTTTCTTTTTGTTCTCTTTTTTAACTTACATATATATTATATATAAATTTTTAAAGTTTTTCAAATTCTGTATCTTAATATGTCTACAAGATACTCTAGGAAATCATCAATACTATACTTCTTTATATAGTAGGCAATTATATTTTCAAGTTCACCAGTATATATGAAACTATCATAGTAATCATTCTCATTCTCATCGTTGTCCATGTATAAAGTCCTCCAATGTGATACGTATTTTCCAATACCAGGCACTAAGCTTGGCTAAAAATTTTCCAACGTATATGTCTAGTAAAGTAATTTGTCCTGATTCTACTATTTGTTTAGCAAGCTCATCTATTTCTTCTTTAGTTGCCTTTCCGCTCATAACTCTTCTCCATCCATTCTGGCACCGCAGTTGGGGCAATATAAGTATTTCCACCCTACAGCTTTTTTACACCTCATACACTCATACTCTTTGTCAGGGTCTGCTGACGCAACTTTCCATACGCTGTGTTTTACCTCAGCTACATCAGCAGAAGGTATCGCATTTAAGTACCCTTTCATGCCGCTAAGTTGTTGAAAAGTATCACGTCTGCACTTATCTACTGCCGCCATTGCATCTTCTCTCTTTATGTAGTCATCTTGCTCCCTCCGTGGGAGTCCAACCTTCTCGTTTGGTCTACACTGTCCACACTTGTCGCAATACTCTTCGCTTACCCACAGCCCGCTTGGGCATAGTATCTTAGTCATTCTCTTGCTCCTCAAAATACTTTTTGATGTTATCCACACAACGCTTTTGTGGCTCCCTGCTATCCCTTAGTCCTTTCAATATACAAAAGATTTCAGCAAAGCACTCATCACATACTCTACACTTACTTAGATACTCTCTTATTAGCCGTTCTACAGATTCATCATTCATGTCCTTGCTCCTTTACCTTTGGTGGTCAGCATAAGCATCTGCAGCACCAGACTCTTCCCACCAGTCAAAATCATCTTGCTCCTCGTTCATTCTCGCTCCGCAGTTAGGACAGTAGTTCATACCCCATCCGTTAAAAGTAACCTTATGACATTGATCACACTCTGCATAAGCATCTGAATAACTCCATACGCCATCATCTGCGGTTTCCATCCATTTACCATGCTTTACTTCAACTACGTCTGCACTTGGAATGGATTCAAGGGTTTCATAAAAGTTATACCAAGCGTTTCTATTATTAAAGTATGTATCAACATCTTCACGTTTTATGTAATCAATCATTGTTCTGCTCCAATGCGTTAATTGCAAGTCTAATAGCTTCACACCATTCATATGAAGTATCAACACTTCCATCCATTTTAGATTTTAGGATATTTATTGCTTCACTATTGGTCATATTTTTGTTTTCTTTCTCTCGTGACTCGCATTCATGGTCGATAACATTTAATACATGCTCAAGTAATCCAATTAATAGTTGAGCAGTACTTGGTCTAACATCGTATAACTGTTCTATGTTTTCTTTTACAGTATTTATATTAGTCATGATTTTGTTCCTCTCTTAGCGTTTCAACAGTATAAGAATCAAGCTTTATAGCAGCCTGAATAAAATAGTCGCATGTACTATATAATTCGTCTAAGTCGTCAGCATATTCTACGTGTTGAAAACCATCTTCATCAACAAGTATCCACCAATATTTTTTATCCATAATTCGCTCCTTTTTAACTTACAAGTATAGTATATAGGAAATTTGCCTATTTTTCAAATTTTGGTTTGTACGTACACTGCGCGCGGTCAGCCACGTCGTGAACACACCTTCTGGTCTGTCCAAAATTAGCAGGCGGCCGCAGTATACGGTTTAACAAATAAGTTCTTACATTTATATATTATCGCGCGTGATAACATAAAATTTAACTTAATTCAAATTTTCTATGTAATTTTGACTTTTTCTGAAAATTCTGCTATACTATATATAGAAAATAAAATGGAAGGAGAATAATATGGACAAAAAAACACAAAAAACATATGACCAAATAATTGCAGTCGTAATAAATAATGTTATGTCCGAGCGTATGCTAAACGGTAAAATAGTATTGCGTGATTTTGACCCAACAAATCCAAATCATCAACTTTACTATACAGCCTCAATGATTCTTGCAGATACTCGCGGAGAAAACATCTATATTTCAATGCCATTTTTAAAGTACATTAAATTTAGATGGCATGCTCGTAAAAGAAAGAACCTTCACTATCTGTTTAAATCAGACATTGAAGAAATTGAGATATGTGCCAGCCAACCAGACTATGAAGTTGCGACAGTAGATACGCTAATGAATTACATAAGCCGCTGGGCGCAGGATACATACGGTATCACTTTAGAAGAATTTAGAAATATATTTAATGAGGTATATGGAGAATGAAAATAGTAGCAATAAACGGAAAAGGCGGAACTGGTAAAGACGAATTCGTAGCCGCTTGTATGGAAAAAGACGACAATATAAAAAATATATCAATGGTTGACTATGTAAAAGAAGTAGCTGAACGCATTGGCTGGGACGGAAAAAAAGACGCGGCAGGTAGACGTTTTCTTAGTGACATAAAGGATGCGTTGGATGAATATAATGATATGCCTTATCAGTATTGTATTGATGTAATACAATTCATCCTTGATAAATATGAAAGAGAAAAGAAACCAACGAATGATTTAGTTATATTTGTTCATTGTAGAGAAATGAAAGACATTGAAAGATGGGGTGATGATTTTAACGCATTTGCTTTACTCATAAGGCGCCCGTCTGTAGATGTGTTTGATTATGGAAATCATGCAGATGATAACGTCTTTAAAGGTATTTATGATTATACTTATATGAATACGGGAAATCTCAGTGATTTAAAAGCAGATGCACAGAATTTTATAGCGTGGCTAAGGCTACAAAATTGGAATAGTTATAATTCAGAACTACATATATGGGATGACCCAAGATGCGCGAAGGAGGCTTAAATGAAAGGGTATATAGACGGAATAGACTTTTTTAATCTCTCGATTATGAAATACTGGAATTTCCCTAACTCATGGGATATAGACAAGAAAAAAACTACGGTAAATCAGCGTATTTTTAGCGGCGAATGGCTTGGTGCGCAGAAAAGAGATGGCGCATTTTATCTATTCTGCAAAGATGAAGACGGTAATATGTGTTTGCGCGGACGTAGTAAAAGTGTAAGTGGTGAATACCTTGATAAGATACATTGGGTACCACAGTTTGATTCGTTCTTTAAGGAGCTGCCGCCAGGAACATGTTTCATTGGAGAGCTTTACCTTCCATCAAATGAACAAGCAAAATCAACTACTTCAATTATGAATTGTCTTAGAGAAAAAGCAATTAAAAGACAAGAAAAAGAGCCACTTCACTATTACATATTTGATGTGCTTGCTTGGGATAATATGTCTTGGTTAGACGTACCAGCAGGAGAAAGATTTGAATCACTTGATGGATTCTGGAAGGCTTATCCGTTTGAAAATGTAGAATGGGCGAAATATTATAGAGGACAGGAACTTTGGAATCAGTTACAGAGTTTACTTGCAGATGGATACGAAGGTGTTGTTATTACACGTGAAGGCGCGCTGTATCAACCAGGCAAAAGACCGAGCAAGGACACGCTTAAAGTGAAGAAAGAACTCCAAGAAACAATTGATTGTATCGTAGTGGGAGCGAATCCACCTAGCAAAGAATACACAGGAAAAGAAATAGAGTCATGGCCTTACTGGTTTGATATTTTAAACAACGAGAAGATAACTTCAGCTGCATATAGTGATAAATACAATGCTAATATTTACTTGTCTTACGCAGATGGCGCGCCGTTGGTTCCAGTAACGAAAAACTGGTTCTATGGTTGGGCAGGTTCGCTTCAACTCGGCGTATATAAAGATGGTCAGTTAGTAGAAATTGGCAACCTTAGTGGTATAACCGATGAAGTCAAAGAACATTGGAAAGACTATGTAGGTCGTGTATGCACAATAACAGCCATGGAAATTATGGATACTGGCGGTGTACGTCACCCGAAATTCTGTAATTGGCGTGACGACATAGAACTAACTGACTGCACATGGGAGAAAATTTATGACAATTAATATATTTGAATATGTACTCGTCGCAGCGACAATCCTTGGCTCCTTTGCGGTGGGTTGGCGCTGCGGTATGAACGCAGGAATAGAAGACGGAATTGAAATGGCGGCAATAGCCTACGAAAAGGCTGGCTACCGTTTAGATGAAACAGGAGAAAAATTTGATGGAATCAGCAGAGAAGAAAAGAATAACCGTGGATAACGATGACTTTGTGCAGGTTGGACCAACGGTTTATGGATGGGTTTGTCCAAAGTGTGGCCGCGCGCTGAGTCCGACTACAAGTGTATGTCCATGCTGGGCATTTAAAGATGCGCCAATAAGAACAGTTAAAGCAACGACAACCGCTTGGCCACCTGAATGGCCACCTATGGATGGTGAAACAGTAATAACCCCGGCACATGATTGGAAGGCGTATACAACCGAGATAAATGTAAATTAACAGTTATATACAAAAAAAGAGCAGTAGAACTTAATCTACTGCTCTTTTATTTTACTTTAATCTTAACACATAATATTTCTTATAAAGCTTAAGTTTCTTAAGCATATTCTGCGTACAAATACCTTTGCCCCATCCGCGCGCATTTACAATTCTTCTCTTTGAAAGTGCGACGTCTGAACCACTAGATGCTATCATCACATGACTCCATCTCTTTCCATTGTAGCAACAAATAATATCTCCAGCTTTAATTTTCTTAGGGTCGTAGTTAGTTCCCAATTTCTTAAATCCATGTGCAGCCCACCATGTTGGGTCTGTTGAACCAGCCGCAAATTTCTTAAAGTGTCCTGCGCCATGTTGATATGCTCCATAGCATAAGCCATTACAGTTGAAAACTTTTTTACCACCTTGGCAGAAGTAACAATGTGTATGTCCGTTGGTCTTAGAAAGTTTTCCATTGGTAGCAACTAAGCCATAAGTAAAGCTGTTGTCCGCTGCAATTTTTCTCGCCCAAAGTACTGCGGCTTCTGGGCCTACACCTTTCCAACAAGCATAGAGAGTAACCGTACCGCCACCTTTAGCAAGATTTTTCACTTTTGCTTTATTCTTGTACTTAACTTTTCCAATTTGGAAACGTTTCATATTTATAACATTTGATTTACCAACGCTCCAACCAACAAATTTGAAGTCTTTGCGTTTAAAAAGATTCTTCGGAAGAGTAACTGATTTACCAACCTCTACTTTAATAGAAGCCATTGTACCCTCTCCACCACGACTCTTAAACTTAATTGTGTATGTTTCGTTATTCATTAAAGAAGCTCCCGGTACTGCTGACCATACCTTATATATCAATCCTTTCATCTGTGTTTCATAACAATACCAACCTGTATGTCTGCGGCCGCCTGAGTCTTTCGTATAAAAGTAATGCTTACCATTGACTACTTTGTATCCAGTAAAAGCCACGTAATGCCCGTTCGTTGTCCAAGTTATGCCGCCACGACTACCTTTAATAAATAATAAAATACCCATTTTATATTTATTCTTTTTTAAGGTAGCAAATAAGTTATCCATTGATGCGTGTTGCTTAACCGTAAAACCATAGTATCTAAGCGCAGTACTAATGCCTGCGTGTGTGGTACCCGCGCCAGGTACGGCAAACTGCTTCATATAGGGTTGGACATTCTTCGGCGTATATTTCTGATATTTTTTAGTTTCAATTAATAAATGAGTTACAGAAACACATCCACAACCAGAAGTACTAAGAGTGTAAGTTTTATTTGGATAAGGCAGTTTACCCCAGCGAGAATCAAGCTGACTATAAACTGTTTTATTCATTTTATTCCACCTCTTCTGCTTCTTCTGGGTCAACCTCTATTTCTACATCTTCCAACTCATCGATATCTGTTGCACCAAGCTCCTCTGTGTAAAAACGTTCACCTTGATAGTTAGGGTCTTGTTCAAGTTTTTCTTGTCTCATTTCACCAGTATGCTCTGCAGCAATTTCAGTGTGGTCATTGTTTTTGTAGTGCTGTTCATAGAATAATTCAAAAGCTTCTAAGGCAATAAGTATTCCTTTAACGATAATCTCTTGCCAATCTTCGCCTGGTACAGGTATATGTAGAGTAGCAAATACCATAAAAATGTAACATAAAATGGCTTCTACTGAACGTCTACGTGTAGCATTATTCATTCCAAATATTTTGTTACAAATAATTTCAAACATAAGTATACCTCCTACTTATATAACTGTTTTAATTTAATAAGCGATTTAACGCCGAATAAACCATCTACGACAAGTCCATTTTTCTTTTGGAAACTTCTTATTCCAATAAGTGTTTTATCACCTAAAATTCCGTCTACTTTCCCACAATTATAACCCTTTTGATTAAGTAGAGTTTGAAGCCTTTTAACTTGCAAGTTTCTATCGCCTTTTTTAAAATACCCGCGCTTTGGAAGGATTGGGTATTCAATTCTAACCTTTATGGTTTTTGTTTTTGGTGCGGCCGCAGTAGACATTGTCTTAGCTTTAGACGAAGCTGATTTTGACGCATCTTTTGGATATGAGCCATAAGGTATATCAGATACGTTAGCATCGGTATATTTGGCAATACCAGGAATGTTAGTATTGTTTGAATACTGATGCATTTCGTAGCGTCCTTTATAAGTAGCTTTCGGATATTGCGCGAGCCAGACATTGTATTTCTTGTCTATTGGCAAAAGCCTATTAGTCAACCAATTACACGATGCATATACGCCAGCTGCATAGCCTGCGTCTTCAATTATCTTACAGAAAGCTTCACAAATTGCAGTTGATAATTCAGGTACTAAACCTGCTTGTGTAGGGTCTTCGTAGTCATAGAATATTGGATAGTCTAAATGACGTTTGTTAAGAACTTGAAGAACATATTTTGCTTCCGCTTGCGCGGCAGTAATGTTTCTTGCCATTCCATAAAAATAAATTCCCACTTTTAATCCAGCCTTGGTTGCATTTTTATATTTACTTTCGAATTGTTGGTCTGTATATAGTGCGCCGCGGTAGTTTGTGCCGAGGCGGATAATTACGAATTCCCAACCAGCATTGAGTGCAGATTGAAAATCGGATACGGAAAGGTTGGATTGAACGTAGGAAATGTCAAAACCTTTCTTTGACATTGTACTTTCCTCCATATAAAATAAACCCACTTTATCTCTAGGATAAAGTGGATTTTTTATAGAAAAGTTATATTAAATTAAGAATTAATAGGTTTTACCTGTGCAAATTATGTAGTTAATTCCTATATATGGTTGCATATTATTATGTGCAGAACCATTGGCTGCAGTAGTGCTTAATGTACTAGTTGTACTAGAACCTCCACTTACTACATTACGAACGCCACCACCAGAAGAGGCTGTTGTTCTATAAACTATATTATACTCTATTCCATGATCGTGTGCTTTCATAGCAGTTTCACCAGGTGTTAATACGTGAGTTTCTTCTCCTGCTTTTTGATTTAAAGTATGGTTAGTTGCGCCAGTAGCCGTACTAGTACCACCTCCAACACCAACACGTCCACGGAAATCTGGTAAATTAAATGTAGTTGAACCGTTTCCTGTGCCATATGTAGTTCCAATTACTGCAAAAAGCGTAGCATATGTTGTACGGGAAACTGCGGCTCCATTACATATTAACCATCCAGGAATTGGCTCATATATCGTTGTATTATTAGCAGGAACTAAAGTTGAACTGCCAGGACCTCCAGCCGGGCAACCTGTCATAATTATTTGACCAGCCATACCTCGAGCCATTATACTGCCATTTAATAATAGGTGGGCTTGAGCATTTGGCTCATCATAATATAAATCTATAAGTTTTATACCATTTGTATCTTCACTATATAATAAATTATCACCATCTGATAATGGCGCCATTAAATCTAAATGTCCTAGATATTGTTGATTCTCTACCTGTGTTAATATTATACTATTTCCATAATATTTTGCAGCATCTAATCCTTCACTAAATATATGAAAAGAAGGATAGTTACCACCTTCTATTGTTGCAAGTGTTACACCATTTTTATAGAATGTTATATTAGCATCTTTTATTTGTATATTATTACTATTAGTTTTTCCAATTACAACCGTTGAACCAAAATTAGCAATTGCGTTGGTTTGATCTGATGACAAATATAATTTCATTCCAGAAGTGTCAATTTTATTTAATACATTAGTATTATATCTTAAACTAATTGCACCATTATCTATATATATGTTATAATTATTTCCACTTGTACGTCCAATTGTTGAAGTTGTTCCAAATTGAGCTAATAAATTATTTGAACCATCATATACATTTAGGCCTGTTGAATCAACGGTTGTTTTCCTTTGAAGGGTGGTTCCAGAATATCCTTGCGCTTCAAAAGAAGTTGCAGTAATTTTCCCGCTTATATCTGCTCCACTAGCATATAACTTTCCAGCTGTAGTAACTCCAAAAGTATTATTAACTAACAATCTCCAAGTCTTAATCGCCCCAGAATTTCCAACAGTTACATTAGACGAGGTGTCTGTATCAGCAGAAATCCAAACACCACCACTTCCACCAACAGTAGCATGTTGCATTACTCCCTTAGATATAGTCCAACTACCAATTGTTGCGGTTGTAGCAGTTAAAGCACTAATTTTTGTATTTAAAGCAGTTAATAAATTGGTTTCCATCGTTGCAGCAGTTAATGCACCACTTACATTTGCAGCAGGTACTTTTAAAATGGAACCATCATAGGTAATTCCATTAGTACCACCAAACTGAAACCTACCATCATCTCTAATCCACCAACTTGCACCCGAACCACCAGATATATAATAATTAGTATCATTAGTTCCTATAAAAATACCTTGACTACTAGTATTCCAAGCACTATGAGTATCAGAATAAATAGCTTTAGAATTGATAGTAAACTTTCCAATAGAACCACTATCTGCTACTACAACTCCTTTAAAATAACCATTATCTGTATAAATACCCCATCCAGTTGGTTGGCGTGTATTACCTGCTGAATCAGTATAAGAATCTAACCCACTTAAATGACCAATACGTACATTTGGGTCAGCCATTCCACTAGTTTTTGAGCTAGTATTTTTAGCATTAACACCACCATATATATCTATATGAGTTGATTTATCAGCCATGCCATAAGAAGTCATTAAAATACCAACAGGTTTATAAGAAGCGTTATTAGATTGGTTATTATTATTACCTGGACCAATTTCATACATAGAAATTTGAATATTTGTTCCAGACAAAGAATTTGTCCCTGTTATTGCAAAAATACTTTCTAAAGCTTCTGAACTAATTTGTTGAACTGTAAAACCACTACTAGTTAATGCACCACTGATATATCCTATACAAGTTCCCAGTGGATATTCAACATTATTATAAGTAACAGAACCAGTTACCATTACTCGCGAGCCAATTACCCACCCACTTGTGCTTTCTGTTGTACCATTCCACGTTGGTACTGTTGTTGTAGCAAAAGAACCGCCACTAACTGTTAAGGTTCTACTATTTTCGTTTCCACCAATGACTACATTTGCAGAGGTCGAAATTACAGTAGGAGATATATAAAATACACCACCTATATTAGCAATATTTGAATTTGTCCAAGTATTAGTATGTAATTCACCCTTAATATCTAATAATCCAACTACCGTAGCTTTTTGCGCTAATAGCTCTTCAACACTTAAATTTTCTATATCTCCATCTATAGCTTTTAAATATTTAAAATAGCCATTTTTTGCATCAATGGTATTGGCTTTCAATGAATCAGTTTGAATCCCATTTAAAAATCTACTTGGCCCATGAACAATTAAATCCTTTAAAACTGCCATTACTCCTTTTCCTCCCATGGGCGCCAATACCAACGTCCAATTCTATAATACGGTCTTTGACCTATTCCTAATTTCCATTGCATCCAATCGAGAAATGGTAATGCGAAAATACTTATAAACATCCACATTCCAAAGAACAAAACGTTTACTTGGTCACCGAGGAAATGAATTGTTCCCCATAGACCTCGATAGTCCCATATTGAAAAATCTCCATTGAATACGATTCCAAAAAAGAACTCCATTATTGTGCATGATACGGCAGAAGCTATAACTTGAAAACGAAAGTCTGTATCCATTTTAAACCAGTTATCGTTAATTGCTGCCATTACTAAACCGCACAGACCTGCACATAAGTACATTGTCCAATGGGTATAGCCACGCCATAGAAGCTCTAAAATTATATATATGAATCCACTAATGTTAAAAATTACAAATAGTGGAATAAATTTCTTTGCATTATTCATAACTCATTCCTTTTATAATGGTTGTACGTTGAAGGCGCGCCCTCAACGTACAACACTAATTTATTCTGTTACTTCAGGTTCTGGAAAGTATTTTTTCTTTAACTCATTAACTATATTCATAGCTGGAACAAGAATTGCGTTCGCACGGTCTTGCCACTCTTGCGGCAGCGGAGTATCGTAGTTGATAGCTTGTACTTCTTCCTTAGTTTCACATTCACGCACCCAATTAATTTTCATATTAACAAGGGTTTGTACAGTAGTTGAAAATACTTGAAGAGCAATATATACTGCTAAAATGTCAAGAGCGTTATAAAGCTCGCAAGGCTCACCATGACCATGATATGGAATTGTAATTGTAAGGTCATCGAGAGCTTGGATTATAAACATGGCATTGAGTAGGTTCGATTGGTCCTCAAGGTCATATGTGAAGTTTTTAGTTGTACCATCGGTAAGTTCTACGTCTGTACCTGCAAAGATTGTCTGTTCACCCATTGAAGATAGCTGATTAATTTTCCATTGCTTGTATTCGTCAAGTGTCATTGCTTCAAAGTCAATGATTGGATTAACTTTTTCGTCAATACGTTTGACCTGCTCAATAAGGTCAGCTTTTCTAAGTGTAACCACAAGCTCGTTTGCAAATGCATTGAGTTGCGAGCTATAGTTGCGACCAAGATAGGTAATTGAGCTGAAGCCATCGTATTCGGTGAACGAAGCGGCTTCGTTGTCGTTTTCGTCAACAATTAAAATTGAAGTAATGTGTTCAAGTAATCCACGGATGTATGCGAGGTCGTCGGTTGCAAGATGAAGCTCTGCATTGCCGCGGAATGAGTTGGCGTCCCAAGTGAAGAGTTGGACGCGGTCGGTTGAATTGATTATTGCGAAATATTGTGCCATTGATTTTTCTCCTTTAGATTTCATAGAAGCAATTAGACGTTATCTCCCCATCATGGTGAAACGCTGCATCTTGCTTCGATAATGTCTCCCAAAAACTTCCAGCTTCTATTACGCCGGTTTTCTTTATATCTATTTGTGAAGCGGTTGTGAGGTCATACATACGGACGTTTTTTATATAGAGGTCTGTGCCGAGGGCGCCCGTATCAGTATAACCAAATCCCCACTTAAAGTCTCGATAAGATGGATAAACAGTGCCCTGAACAAAACTTGAATATGATGAAGTACAGGTTTTATATATGTCATCATTTATTGTCCAAGTATAAGATATTGTTGTCCATTCTTGTGAATTAAAGTTTGCTCCTATATTTTTAATTACCACATCAGATGGTATAGGTTGTAAACCACCTCCGCCCCAGCCAGCCAAATTGGTCCAATATATATCGCTTGGAGCATTGGAAGTTTGACCTTTTGTTTCAAATTGAACAACATATCTGTGACCCTTTGTAAAAGGAGGCTCATAAAATCTCATAACAAATCCGCCCCACATTGTGTTACCATCATTGGTTGGATTTTTATTCGGTGGTCGGTAAATTCTATATCCATCATCGGTCAAGCTGACCTGACAGTTTGATTGCGTATAAGAAGAAAGCGGATTAGCCATCTTCTTATTAATTATATTCATATTTACTTCATAGGCTAAATTCTCACTCATTTCTTCTCCTTACTTGTCTTATGTACTCTGCGCGCCGGTCATCAAATCCATACATCGGCTGCAGATGTTGTACGTACATGTACTGTGCGGCCGCATTGAGCGAAGCTCAACGGCGAAGCCGCACGTATACGTTAGACTTCGCTGTGAACTGCTCCGTATACATTGCCTGAGCCATCTATGTAAGCGGAGTTTTGGTAGAGAGATTTAACGTCGTCGGCAGATAGGGCGGTTGCATAGATACGAATATCAGATTCATATATTTGATTATTGCCATATGTTTCGTTAGTTCCATAATCTCCCACATATAACATTGATGTAGTAGCTAAAGCACCTGTTGCAGCATGGTCACCTCCAGTAACAGAAATCCCATCTACATATCGTTTTATTGTAGTACCATCATAAGTAGCACACAAATGATGCCATTGCCCATCTAATACATTTTTACTATTCACTGTATCTACAACACGAGAATTATTAATATAAAAACCGTTTCTAAACTTGCCGTCTGAGCCAATTGAAAATTCATATGCTGCTCCATTTATATTTAAAGGCATATGGTATGAACCACGACCAGTAGCTGAACTTTTTATCCATACTGCCATAGTAATTGCTGTTGGAGTAAATATTAATGGAGCACGTAATTTTCTTGTATAATCTTCAAAATAAGTTGAAACACTATATTTCGGTGTATCACTTGTCCAACTAAATGTACCCGTTCTTATTCCATTATTACAAAAACCAGAACAGTCATATTCTATTAAAGAATTAAGTCCCATTATTGTAGCTAATGCGTCGACTAAATTTGGGCACCATGGAGTCGCGACAGAACCTTCTTCTAATTTTGGATGACGCATATACATTTTTCCATTCCCACCAGAATGACCATAAATATACCAAGCCATATTTTTTGAATAATCTCCATCTGTTGGGGCAGTAAAAGTGTAAGAAAATTTCCTCCACTGACCCAAAATATTGCCAGAACTGCCTCCAAATTGACCCAAGTGAAAATTTGCAGAAGTAGCTCCTGTTTTATAATAATAAAGACCACCAGTTGGATAATTATTTCCTTCTACTCTATATTCTTCCCAAGAAAAAGTATAAGTCTTCCCAGCGGTTAATCTAGATTGTAAACCACCTTGTGCAATACCTAACCATGATTCATTTGCTGTTCGTATATATTCATAAACCCATTCTCCATTTACTTGTTTTAAATGAGCATGATATACGGTAGACGGATTAGGAACACCACTATTATATCCGCCCCAAGAACTAGCTAATTGAGTACCATTTTTAGTAGTATCCCAACCAGTAGATTGAGTATAGCGAGATTCAAAACCAGTATTTAATAAAATATTGTTTTGTCCCCATCCCCCTCTATTTAAAGGATAATGTAATACAAGTCCTTTTGAAATTTGTTTGACTTCCATTGAAGAAAGTGCATTATCATATATTCTTACATCATTTAACTGCCAGCATCCTGCGGAACCTCTACCATTACCTCCATCCCAAGTAGCTTCAGCAATTCTAAAACTACCCGTAGTAAAAGTACCAGTAACCGTTAAATCAGTAGTAGTAAATAATTCACCATTGACATAAATATTAATTTTATTATTAATTCTATCTAATACCGTCATAATATGAAACCAGGTATCAAAAGAAATGGTATAATTACCTGTATAATTCGCAGCAGAACTGGTGTTTCTTATGTGTGTATAAATATAAACAGCATTTAAACTAGAATCTGTATAAATATTATTAGTTTTCCAACGTAAACCCAATCCGCCATATGAATCTCTACCAAGTAAAGTCCCTCCCATAGAACTATTTGTTGAATCATAAGTTTGAGCATTTACTAAAGTAGCTAATTCAGAACGTGAAATTTTTGCCCAACACCCAAATGACACACTACCTTCTGTCCAATTCCAATTAGAAAAAGGTAATAATGTATCAAAGGTTCCGGTAAATTTATAACATCCTCCAAGCTTACCCGCTGCTATACTTGTATAACCAGTAGTTTGTGTTGGAATAATATTAGATATTCCCTGTTGTCTTAAATCTTTTGTTAAAGGCATCCATAATTGTAATGCCATATCTCCTTTCCCTCCAATCTATATCAACTTCCCTACCGTCCATGGCGGCCGGACCGTCCAAGAACGTTCAAGGAATCGTTCATGAGCGTCGAACACAGCGGGCCGCCGTAGACGGTAAGAAATTATTTATTTTCCACTATTTAAATTATAGCATGAATCTATATATAAGTCAAATTTTTGACAATTGAGTAAATAAAAAGAGCCGAATTAACGGCTCTGAATTTATAAGTTATGCGAAGCTAAATACGATTGCATCGAGGGTGGAATCGTAGTGCATTGCAGCTTTCTGCGCTCCAGATACTAGCATATTATAGGCTCCATTTATATTAACATTAGTAAATGGATAGGTGTTATTACCCAAACTTCCACTAGTTGTTAATATAGAATTGTTGAAAATAAACGGTATAGAAGTGCTATTATATATATGAGTAAATGATGAGTTCTGTGAACCAATAGTAACAGTATTGCTATTAGTCGTAATTTTAAATAATTTGTTTAAATTAACATAAGTACCGTCATAATTAATATGTGCATAATTCGCGCTTTGACCCCAGGTATCTCCATATTTTAATAATGCAATTCCTGTCGTACCATTTAAACCTTGAATTCCTAAGGTACCGCCAATATTAAAATCACCAAGTTGCGAATCATCACCAATTTTATTCGCTATACCGTTGGCCGTATTCAGCGCGCCGGTCATTGTGTCACCAGCTTTTTTTACATAGGTTGAAGTAATCGTATTACCACTTCCATCTTGTGTGGCTTTAGTGGCAATAGCTGCATTTCCAGTAATATTAATACTCCAAGTACCAGAATTATAAACTACTCTTCGCCAATCTCCCCAAGTACCATTATCACCATTACAATTTCTAAAATATAAATCATTAAACGCATTATATGTACCCATTAATTGTAAAGTATAGGCGGTATTTGTTGAACAATCAAAAGCAACAACTGTACCCGTAGTAGGACCATTATGAGTGCCACCATAAGCAAAGGTAATACCAGCTCTTAAATCATCTATATTATGTGTATCTCCACTGTTCCACCATGGGAAGCGACGTAAATAAGAAGTTGTAATAGTATTACCATCACCATCTTGAGTTGCCTTCGTAGCTGTCGCAGCATTACCACTAATTGAAATCCCCCATGTACCACTCGCACCAGTTCCATCTGTAGCAACCAAAGTTTTTGAAGTTGAAGGAAAAGTATAAGTCTGCCCAGAAGTTCCACTAAGTTTAAAATACCAAGTTGGCGCATTATCTGTAGAGCCGCCTACGCTACCTCCGCCAAAGCTAACAATAGGAGTACTATATCCTACATCAAGCATACCTTTAGTATCTTGACAACCAAACACAATAGAAGCGGAATAACTTCCACTATTCCAGGCAGCTTGGCTAGAATTAGCATAAGAAATAGCAATACTATTTTGTGCGGTTCTACCACCAAGTGTTTTCCAGCCATTAGTACTTAATGATGCACTATTTGTTATAAAATTAATAGGCTTACCAGTTATATTGGCCCAAGCTACGGAATTAGCAACATCTGCTGTTCCCGCAGTAGTTGCTTTACCACTAATATTAATTCCCCAAGTACCACTCGCACCTGAACCAGTTTTTGTAACAGTATAATCCGTATAATTACTAGATGTAATTAACTTTTCCCAAGCACTCCATGAAGTTGTGGCGCCCGAGCGATGGTTGATACCAGAATTATTAAAAGCAAATTCATGGGAATTTCCACCTGACGAATCTGACCATCCACGTAAACCAACTACATACGAATAACTATCTGTAGAAGGTGAACCAAAAGAACTATTAGTTTTTAATCCTTGAAAAATAATTTTATTAACATAATCATTTGGTGTAGTTGCTACCGCACGATTATCTCCAACAGTTGAAATTCTATCTGTCTTTGTAGTTATTGACCATCCTTTTGTACTACTTGCACTACCAGTAGTATCACCAGTTAATGCAACTGTCGCAGCTGAACTAAAGGCATCAGCCGTGCCAGCATTAGTCGGTACCAAACTACTAATATTAGTCCAAACTGGCGCGCTAGTCGTACCATTACCAATCAATACCTGTGAAGTAGTTCCACCGGTTGTCGGCGCATAGAATGAAGCAGTAGAAGCGCCCTTATCACTATTGTTCAAAGTAACTTTAGTACCACCCGCATATGTTGACCCAGCAGTAATTGTACCGCTACTTAAATAAACCGGCTTAGTTGACGTACCTTCCGTACCATCTGAAGCCTTTGGAATACCACCATCAAAATATATTGGTTTTTTAGCACTACCCACAGAATAACGTGTTGTTCCATCTGTTAAATAATTCGCATCAGTAGCCTGCGTTGCGGCAGAAGCATATACAACAACATCAAAACTTGATGTAGTACCATTAGATTTAGTTAAAGTAAAAGTTGTTGAACCACCACTTGCAGATGTAGCAGATACATTAGTTATTGCATCAGTAATTCCATAACCACTAGCAGTAGTTGGACGATTTTGAGTTACATTATTCCAATTTAATGTACTTGAACTAGTTAAATAACTTGAATTAACATTGGTCCATGGTACATTAACAAACAGTATTCCGTTTTTATCAACTTCAACTGCATAATATCTACCACTAGTAGTTGTTTTTGCAGCAATAGTAGGAGTAGTTGTATTTGTCGCGGCCGCAGTAGTCAAACTTGCAGCACTAGTTGAACTATAGGCTGGTTTAACCCCGCCCAATGTATTATATTTTGCAATTGGTAAACTATATGTACTCGTATGGTTTGCAGTAATATATCCATTCGGATTCGTACTATTATACGGTGTATATCCTAAAGCAGTTGTAATATCACTCGAATTAAGAGCCGCAAATATATGAGCTAAACTTCTTCTATGATATGTAGTAGTAGTTGTACCGCCACTCGCATATTGCGCAACTATATAATCATTTCTATTCGCATTAGACGTGCCTTCTCCAAGTCCGTTAATAGCAGTGGATAAGTTCAAACCAATAGTAATAGTCCCACTCGTAGTAATTGGACTACCAGAAATTGTAATTCCACCGCTTCCACTTGCAGCTACTGAAGTAACCGTACCCGTATTGCTCGTCTTCGAATTCCAATTACTAATATCTGTACTACTAATTCCATAAGCCGCACTAGCTTTAAATATCGGGTCAGTTTCTGTATATGAAGTCAAATACGTATTCGTATCTAAGGTCCAAGTATTCGCCGCAGTTTTCTTCAAAAAGCCGGATGTGCCTGTTAGTGCCTCAATTGCACGAAGGTCATCAGTACCACTTATTTCAGTAAGTCCATATGATGGTTTAGATGATGTCTTCGCCCACGAAGGTACGGTTGGGTCGGTTTCAGTATAGGAAGTCAAATACCCTTTCCCTTCTACAAACGCAGCAACCGCCGCAGAAGTCGGAAGTTTTGTCGAAGTACTTGCTGCACTAATCGACGTATCAACCCCTCTTGTCGCGGCTTCAGCTAAAGTACCAACTTTTACAGTAGTAAGTGAAGAAGAACCTGCCCAGGTTGAAAGCGCAGTATTTTCTACGTTGCCTAAACCAATAGAAGATTTAGTTATATTTATATTCTTTGCCGCACTACCGTTATAGGTAAATTGATTAGTTCCTTCAGTAGTACCACTATTAAGTTGAATTTTTAAATTCTTTGAAACTTGAGTTGCAGTCGTTGCGGTTGTCGCACTGTCTGCATTACCAGTTAAGTCACCAATAAACTTACCCCCATTAGACATTGTAATGGAGCCAGTCATAGTGCCACCGGACTTAAGGAGATAAACTCCATCAGTACCGCCAATTTGTGTAGCATTACCATTCTCATCTAATACATATAAATTTTTTGCATATAAACTACCATCAGCAGAGATGTAAAAAACATAATCCCATTGAGGAGTAGCATACGTATCATCAATATCATAAAGTAAATTTGTTAGTGTATTACTTGCACTTGTATTTGCTTTAGATTTTCTAATGTATAAGAACTTTTCTGTCGCGGCTGCTGGTGTATGAAGCCCAAAATCCCAATACTTACTATTAATACTAGGATAATGAAGTAAAGAATCACTAGACACATACCATCCAGTATGAATACGATTCGTGGCAAGCCGCCAAGTTGATGAATCTCCTAATTGAATATAAGATGACCCATGGCCAATCATTTTCGCGGTTGAACTTAAATTATAATCCGTTCCATTACCAATTTCCCAATAATTAGTAGAATCAGTACCAATAGTACCGTCAAGTGCCTCAATTGTTCCATGAACATATACTCCCGCATTTAATCCAGTCTCCAATCCCTGTGAAACACGGAAATATTTTGTAATAATATCACCATTTATTAAATCAATCTTTGTACCATTACTTGAGAATTTAGAATCTGAACCCCTTGTATAGTTTCCACTTTGTAACGTACCGTTTGCACCGATTATTAACTGAGCATTGCCACTTGATGGATTATTAAAAGTCAAAGCAGTACCTGTCCACGAAGACAAAGTAGTAATTCCATTTCTCAAGAAAATACCTGTTGCTTGAACCAAACTATTAAAACCACCTTGTGCTGGGTCATTTTTATAAGTCGTTCCAGGTATATTAGTGACATAACTACCAGCAGGTACATTAGTAGTTGCTGTTTTCTGTCTCCAAAAATATTGATTTAAATCACTAATTGCAGAATTAGCATTACCCGCTATAGTTTCTGCATTATCTGCTTTACTCCAAGCACTATCTGCTTTATTGCTCGCAGCTTGTGCAGTTGAATTTGCTGCGGCCGCAGTACTTGTCGCATTAGTAATACCGTTATCTTTATAAATGGTTGTATCTGTTGCAGGAGTGCCAGTCGTATATGTAATAACTGTTTTAACCCAATAATTTGGTTTTGTACTATCATACGTCGGTACAGTAGATTGCCAACCGCTATAACTTGCAGCAGGTTCACCCGTTCCATAATTACAGTATGTAGTTACAATTGAACTCACACCGCGGCCGGTCGCACCCGTAGAACCAGTTGAACCAGTTAAGCAAATCGGCTCTCCATAACTGTCAGAACTAAGAGGTACTCCACTCATCTTAGTAACAGTACGTTGCCAAATATAATAGCCTTGCCGCCAAGTCGGAATATCTGTATCCCATCCAGAAGTAGGCGCAGTCTGATTTGACGTAGACTGCGCATACTCCATATAAATACTTTCTATATCATTTGTATCGGTAATTGTTATTGTTCCATATGAAACTTGAGCCATAACATTACCTCCTAATTTACTTCAACTTTTACATCAGCTGTAATTTTTGAATTAATTAAACTTCCATCTACATAAACACATTTTCCAGTGGTAGCCGGCTTTCTTTTACTACTATCAAGTACATCATCGTCTGGTCCACGATAAGTCCAAGTATAAGTACTAGTAATAGTTGCAGGCGCCCAAGACGAACCAGTTTTTTTATATAAAACCGCACTACCGCGCGCGGCTACCGTATCGTCAGTACTAGTAGTACTTGTAGGTTTAGTACATAAAATACAATAGGTTGCATTACTATCAGCCTGTGCCGTATCTGTAACTGCTTCAACATTTAAAGGAATCTCATCAATCTCCTGTCCATCTCTTGTCACTCTTACATACATGGCCCCATAGCCTTGACCATTTTTAATTTGTGTACCAATTGTTGAATGGACACTTACCTGTATAGGGTCAAATTTATCAATAAATGACACATATGCTCTATAAGAATTGCTTCCACCCGTAGGATATGTAACAAGCACTCTGAAAGAACCAAAACCATCTACTGCGGCCGCACCAACCGTTAAAGTCTTACCGCTCGCACTTGCTCCTGTTTTTAACGTCCCATATCCGTCAGCGCCAGGATTAGTACCACCATATTGTTGCCAAGTATATGTTGCATCACCATCAGCTATTGGCGTATTACCATCAAGTACATTAGCTACTGCGGTTAATTGCCCTTGACTATTTTCCCATACTGTACCTTGTGGTGTTTCAATCAGTACCATTACTGATTCTTGCGCAGCTGAACTACGTGACCAACTGAACAATTTAGAAATTTCAGTTGCTGTGGTGTCATTTACTAATGTTCCCGTACTATCATAATGCTGTCCAGTAACTTGGAAATTTAATTGTGCGCTTCCTTTTGTAGCTAGTGTTGAACCAGCAGGTATTACATAGGTAATTGTATTTCCGCTTACCGTTTTAGTAATTGATTCTCCTGTTGGTACGGTAAATCCACTAATATTTGGTACTGTAATTGTAGTAGGTCTAGTAGTTATACCTTGATAACCTGTAAAATGAATTGTAATTGTATAATCACTAGCTAACTTGTTATTAGCAAGACAAGGAATGCTTTCGGCTTCATTATCAATTACTACATTAATTGCACCTAATCCCTGTTTTCCATCAGCACCCTTTGTACCATCTTTAGTAACAGTAACTGATTGAGAGGCTAATTGTTTTGTAAAACTATTATCTTCATATAGTACGCCTCTGAAAACCTGAACACTATTTCCCGAAAAACTATAAGTTACCGAACTCCTTGCATTATCACTTGTATCAACAACACTGTTATCAGCAAAAACTCTAATAAAACCATTTGCCCAATCTACTGTTGTATTACCAGTAGTCTGTTTGGCAGTAAACACTACTTGTGTAGGAGAATACGCCCCAGCTTCATTTTTATTTACTGCTACGACATCAGCTACAATATCATATACTACAGGGTCTTCTCCGTCTTTTCCTGCCTTAACTTTCACTAACGAAAATTGCTTTTCTATATGTTGTGTGTTATCTGTCTTATTAGTACAACTAAAGGTAATATTGCCAGTATCAACCGCTGCAGTCATATCTGTTACTTTTACATAAGTATAGTCAGTACCAGTAATTCCTTCTGCAAACCAATCAGTACCATTCTTAGATTTCTGATAGGTTAAACCAGTGGTTTTTGAAATCGCAATATCCCAGTTATTTGTATCTACATTACCGTTCTTATCATAAATAGTAATCTTTGTTGTAGTTGCTTCACCAAATGCGCCAGGTGTCGTACTTCCATCCTTATTAGCTGGTATCATCTGGTCATCATTTGTTAAAGTGGCAGTAGCTATCATACCGCCATCTCTTAATTTGGTAATTGTAAATATATCTGAAACTTCGTTCCCATCTATATCTACTGCTTCAAATTTTACCGTTAGCGAATCACCGGTAAAAATGCTTGCACCACTTACTTGTTGATTTTCAAAAACTTTTAACGTCGATGGACTACCAGTAGTAATATTTTGTTCTCCACCTGGGCCAGTAGTAGGATACGATGTCCAAGTTGAACCAGTTTTATATTTCCACCCAACTGTAGTAACATTACTATAAGTTGCTGTTAAAAGAATAGGTGATGCTCCTGCCTGTTTTAAATTACCTGTTGCATCATAAGCAAAAATATTATTGCCTGTAATTTTAACCGTTTTTGCAGAACTTCCACGACTAATTAACGAAAAATCTATACGACCAGTAGCTTCTAACTCTTCAGTACCAAAATTTGGTGGAGTAAAATATGCCGTTACTTCATAAGTAACTATTGCATTACTTACTGTTAAAACATTTGTATTAATTGTCAAACTCTCATGTCGCGCCGTATCTGCCACAACTTCACCACTTGTAAATTGAGTTTCTACTCCATTTATATATTTCTTCCAAGTATATCTTGACGCTGATGTTTTATTTGTTCCTGCGTAAAATGCTACTGGAGTAATTACTAACGGATTATTACTTTCGGCCCAATTTGGTGTATAAGCAGTATCACCGCTTGCATCAGGATTATAAATCTGTGTTTGCGCTTTATTAGCTTGTGGATACACAGAAAATTCACCCACATCAGTAATATCAACAATTGTTATTGAACCATAACTAGTTGTTGCCATTTTCCCTTCTCCTCCTAAAATTCTACTTCACATTTAAAAATTGCTTTAGATGCAACATCCTCCGGACCGATTGTAATACTTTGGCCGCCAGGCAGTCTTGCCCATGTTTCATCTTTTACACCATCTTTATCATATTTAACCCAAGTAAACTTAGTCACTTGGTCGGTTATATCATGGTCTGGGTCCATACCACTACCTTGATAGACGTGACAAGTTAATGTAGTACGAATGTCTTGACGTACAAACATATTACCAGCTGAAGAATCAATTATAACAGTAATTGCATCTTCACCGTCTTTTCCGTCTCCACCTACTGGTATTGGGTCACCCTCATCATCATAACCTTCATAAATAGTATCTGCGTTAATAATTAATCTATATTCTTGCGCAGTTTTATCATAATAATAGGTAACAAAATTTTTATTATCACCTATATACATATTATTTGTATAAATACCTTGAGTACCTCTCATATTTTGATAGATACTAGTATTTACGTTTAAGTTATTTAATCTTTCATCTGGCAGTGTGCCCAGAATTCCTTTATATTTATACGATACCTTAGGGGTTTTCGTATGGTCAACTTCAGTTTCAAATAAGCTAATTGCGCGCGGTGGCAAATTAATATAATTATCAGAACTATTAATTCCAATTCCATAGTTATTTGCGCCATTATTGTATGAACTATGGCTTGATTCATAACCCATGTCAATAATAGAGCCACCTGGTATATCGTTAATATCAACCGCATCTAATAACGCAGCCGCGCCAAGTAAGGTCAACGTATATCCAGTAATGTTATTTTCATTATCTCTTATTGCAACTTTTGATAACTGATATATATGTGTTAATCCAAAAGTAGATGATTCATCGGCATCAACTGTCGTATCTTCATTGTAGTTGCTTACCTTATACCAAGCACCATCACGTAATATAAGCGGTTTTTCAACTTTTATAATTAAATCATCGCCGCTTTGTTCTACTTCTTTAATTGTCGTTGACGGTCTAAACATAAACGCGCCACCAACGGCTTGAATTTCTTCGTATTCAAATACGCTTGTTTTTATAGCACCACGAACGGTTACATTGTTAAATATCGCGCTACCATCAGTATCACTAATCCAGAATGGGTAAGCACTAATTGATGGGTCAACTGGTGGCTCTCCTTTTCTATTTGGATAAGTTGAATAAATACCTTCACCTGGCTCAAGAACAATATAGTTCATTCTTAACCAGTCATTATTCACTACCATTCCGCCAATATTACCAGCAGTAGCATTAATAGTACCAGTAATCGTTAAATTTCCATCATCGCCCGTTTTGAAAACAGTCTGTCCTGCATTGTTGTTAATCCTAATTCCATACAGACTTGGCGCGACGCCAGGAATCGGTGTTGTCGTAACTGTATCTCCATCAGTCCATTCAAGCGCACCAATTTTAATTTTTTCAGTTTGGTCAGAATTAATAACTTGGAAGTCATTATCACTGGTAATCTGTACTAAGCCGCCGCCTGTATATGAATTCTTAATAAAGAAGCCATCCCAAGTTAAACCAAACTGTGCATCACGTTTAACTTCTGCAAGCGAATGTGCCTTGTAACTTTCTCCTTTCTGAACTCCATAAAGTCCATATTGGTCAAACCTTACAAAAGTATTAAGGTCATAAGGTTCATTCTCTGCGGCTTGCTTATATGCATTAAGTCCGTATTTATCCCAACGGAAAGTAGGATTTTCTCGACTACCAATTGTAATTTGTTCTGTATTAAGTTCTCCACTTGTAACTAATCCAGCATTAATACCATTACCATCAATAGCTGTTTCCCATGTTTTTTGACCGTCTGAAGAAATTCTAATTCCCTCACTATTTATTTTAACAAAATTAGAAGGATTTGTCAAATTCTGGACAAGGATTTCGTCTCCAGTAATTTTTATTGAACCATCTGAAGTGAGCGCATAAGTACTACCACTAATACCATTAAGTGAAGCAAGTAAAACATTTTGATTAATTGTTCCATCTACATCAAGTAAAGAAGTTATTTTTGCATAAGTGGCTTCATTATATTGAACTGTTTGTACGGTCGCGCTCAGCCTTTGGAATAAGTCTTCAAATCGAGTTTTGTAGTTCTGAACCGTAATTACGTTTGTCTCCGGTTCATCTAAATGCCATTCAACCTGAGATACGATAATTTCTTCGCGCGCCGGCCTTAAACATGATTTATAATTTTCAAACTCATCTGGCGCCGGCGCAATGTACGTAATTTCATTAGTTTCGTTATTAACATAATATGTGTTCCAACCAAAAAATTCCGTATCCTCAATATAAGTTTTATCACCAACTTCAAATTGATAATTTTCAAGCCCTTCTAATTCACTGACTTCAGCTACATCAATTGAATATTCAACCTTCGGCATTGCTGAATTAGCGGACGTTTGTAAAGCATCAAGGTAATAAAGTTCTGCATCAACATAGTCGTTTGAACTCCATGTACCTTCTTTTATATAATGTGAATACTTTGTGTAAAAAGCTTTTTCACAAGTATCTTTTTGTTCTTGAATTTCATCAATTAATTCTTGAAGTCCTGTATGTTCGTTCTTCCATTGTTCATCCGGAAGTAACTGATATGTTTCAACACCTTGCTCTACTATTTGAATTGGTGTATTCAGCGCGATTGCATCTGTACTATCTGTTTTAAATAATTGATAATGTTCTGGTATAGCTGTTACTGTAACAATGTCATACCATTCATTAACAGGGCGATAAACTTCAAATGATTTAGTACTAACCGTTGATTCATATTCAACTTTATCTTCAGTACTACCTGTTCTGTAGAAGTAAAAAGCAAAAGTATCATTTCCATCTATATAGTCACTTAAAACCAAACGTGAATAACGATAGGTTTGTTCGTTTTCTTCTGTTACATCAATAGAAGAAAGTGAAATGTTATAATCAATCGCGCCATAAACTTGAAGTTTTAACTTATCATATTCTTGATTAAGGTTAGTTAAAATTCCTGCATAATTGTTTATAGTCGCAGAAGCTGTATAGAGCTGACCAACTATTTCAATTATAGCATCATGGTCAGTAAGGTCGCCATTATTTAATGTAGTTTCTCCATGGCGAGTTCTTCCTCGATTACCCCAAGCATCATTCCAAGGGGTTCTATAATCATTACCAACACCAGGAGGAGTATTACCTTCATAAACATTAACCCAACTACTAGATTCATCGCTCCAAGTATATAAACGATAGTATTTTACATTTATATCAGCTGGAGAATATAAACCAACTGCTAAATAATTTTTAGAATCCCAATAGCAATAACCATAGTTTTCAAGCTTCATTGACCCCGTCGCGGTTTTAACTGCATCCGCGCCATGGTCGTCAGCAGTATGATTAGCCCAAGCAGCATCCCAAGCATCACTTTGATGGTATTTAGGGTCGTCTTCTGGGAATAGAGGCTCTTCAGTATTATTTACTGACCATTCTTCCTTCCATACCCCATCTTGATAGCATCTTAAACGAGAAGTATAATAGTCATCGTAATCTCTTTCGCCCCAATAAGAACTAAAATATTGGTCTGCGCAATAGACTTTTCCGCCATAAATTGCAAAGCCATAACCTAAACTACTATAAGTCCAACTAGTAGAATCTTTCGGCGTAGGGTCGTCTGTAGGAACCTCTTCTCCAGTAACATCCATATCAGAAGGCTGAATTGGCGCCATATCAACTATAGAAGTTATTGTTCCATATTGTTCTACATAATCATTATAATCCCAACCAGTTGCTTTTTTAAAATCGGCTAGCCCTTCATTATATTTATCCTTCGCTGTGTCAATTAATTCGGTATAAACATTTCTATCTGCTTTTAATTTTTCTAAAGCAAGGTCAAGCTTACTCTTTTGCGTCTGTAATTCCTTTAATTGATTATTATAGCCTTTCATTTCGGCCTGATAAGCAATTAAGTCATTACGACAATCTTCACCATTTTTAATTAAACCTTTATTTATATAGTAATCGAAATTAATTATATTAGCTTCACCGCTTGGGTTTGCGGTTGCATTACGTATAGACATCACGCCTTCATCAACGTAATCACTCTGTACGTTATCTACAATTAACTTCGTAACAATTTCTTCACTATTTAAAGTACGTTGAATTGATTTTAAATTAATTCCATATTTAAAACCAGCAAAATTATCTTTACCAGCAAATTCTTTTAATAAAATACGTTTAGTACCAGGTTCAACTGCACCAATTGTGTCATGCGTTACTTCTATATCGAGCCAACATTCAAAAGTTTCACAAATTGTTTGTAATATATTAAAGCAATTTGATTGAGCTTCATTAATTGATAAAATCTTTTCTGAATCATTATTATAAATAGGCTCAATTGAACTCGCGCCAATAGCACTTTGAAGTCCACCTAACGTATAATATACATCAACTTTTTCTTTAGTTGTGCCATCCTTTGGTTTTAAATAGTAAGTTGGTGTCTCTGTCACTGTTGTCGTAGGTATATTTCCAACAGTAATTGGCTTTTCATTTTTATCATATACACATTTTGTTATTTGAATGTCAGAAATATATGTGTATACGTCTGGCTCACACAGCGCGCCGTCGGTAGTATAAAGGAAAATACCAATTTTAACTGTCGGGTCAGTCATTATTGTATTTGCTACCGGTTTTCGCGCCCGCGCGATTGTACGATAATAATTAACAAAATTCGTATCGGTTTTTTGAACATATTTAGAAGTCTTACTATCCCAAACATAATCAGTTGAATCACCCTCAACTTTATAAACCGAATTTGTCGTAGGTTCTTGAACTACATTATTAATTACATAGTTTTTATAATCCGTTTCTCCAGTAGTTGAATCAACAGAAAAAGTACCTCCAGTAATCGTTGGATTGTCTAAAACCCATTCACCTTTTTCTCCACTACCGTCAAAATTAAGAATTATATCTTCTTTATTTTCTATATAGCGATAGTTAGTTCTTTTTAAAATAGAGCTACTTGATTCGTCTTCTTTATAGTAAGCAACCATCGCACGAACGCCAGGGTCGTCCAATGGAATTAAATCTCCATGCTTCTCATTAGCCTTCGCGCAAGCAATACGGAAAACGAACTCTTGTCCACCTGAAATATGGTCAATAAAACCAGCATTATCCTCAAAGCCAGAGTTGAAATAGGTGTAGTTAAAAGAGCTATCTAAAACTCCATCAAACTTTAACTCTAAAAAACCTTGAATACGAGTCAAGTCAGTTAACTGTATAAGCTTCGTACCAGTATCAAGTTCTGGATAAGTGGTCAAAGATATATGCTGATATATTTTCTTTCCACTCTCATCTGTTTTATTTGTTGAAGTGGCATTACTCCATCCCTGTAATGACCCATCTTCAAGTACATTAAAATTAGAACCATTTGTTATATATGACTGAACCACATTAGAAGTAGTATAGTCACTATCTGTATATTTATATACCTCTTGAGTTGTCCCATCTTGAAAGTTGGCCTGATAACGGTCAACCGTACGTTCCATAACTGGGTCGTATGTAGTGAGCGGCCCGTATACGATTCTATATCCTTGATTGGTCGTATACTGCGCGCGGTCGTCCTCGTACAGGATTTGGCAGGCACCGCCGCCATCTACGTCAAATCCAGTGATTTTCTCATCGACTATCGTATACGATATGTCAGAAGTAATACGATAATTCCTACCAATGATGTTATTATTATCATCGTAAGTGAATGTATCCTCATCACTTTTTCGCAGAAATTGAACAAACTTAGCCTCCTTATTAGCTATATAACTATAAAATACATATATTTCTTCGTTTGCTTCAATAGTAACAGTACGCTCTTCACCTTCTGCCAATTCTCCGACTATATCAATCGAAAAAGCCGTTTCTACATTTGCGCGCACCATTGGTTCGTTTACTTTTTGAACTAACGTATCTGAGTTTTCTTCATCAACAGTCCAATCTGTGTTTTTTAAAGTTTCTTTTGCTAACTGAATCGCAGTACCTTGATTATTTCCTAATTCGGTACTAAATTCAATAGCATATCCATTCTTTGACAATTCATTAATAAAAGCATCTTTAGCTGTATATTGCCAAACCATTGTCTCACTATCTTCTTGATGGTCTACAATGATAAGGTCATACCATTTATTGTCATAATGAAGCTTGACTTTTCTTTCGTTAATTAAATATCCAATAAATGGATTAATAACCTCTGCATTAGATGCAGGGTCAAAATATTTATAAGCCATTGAAAAGGTTAAAGTAACCTCTCCATTCATATTCTTTATTAGAACAGGAGAAAACGCTTTATTAGGCGATGTCATTTCATCCGATCCAATGACCATTATTCGATTTTCTTCATAGTGGCTAGGAATTATTTCACCATCTTTTTCATCTTCAGCCACTAATATGTCTTCCCAGACCGAAATTTCATATGGCTTTCTTAAAATCGCCATTCCTTTTCCTCCTAAAAGTATAAGTAATTATAATAAAGTTTCATTCCTTCAACGCCGCCTTCTAATTCAATGATTGTACGTTCATTTTTATCCGTATTTGGCGCGACCTTGAAAAAATTGCCTATTGCATATTCATTATATATATTGCCAGACGTAACTAATGTATCGTATTCAGCAGATAAATCAGTTGATACTCCTTCAACTAATCCATTAACGGTATTAATTAAAAAGCCTTTGTCTTCGCCTTTTTTAGTTATTGTATTTAAAATACGTAATTCATAAGAAGAATAACTTAATTGTATATCTGAATTAAAAGGTTGCTCTGTAAAAGGAACATAAAGTGAAAAGCCAATATCTACATCACCAGCATTATATAAATTAATTTGGCCATTAGTTAAATCAATTTCATTAGATAAATCATCTGATGTGTCAAGTAATCTACTTGCTGCGGCCCATTCACTCTTATTTGGATAATCCGTATCTTCATATTCATTAAGTGTCTTAAATACTTGAATTGCAAATGGATAGTAAGCTACAAACTCAATTGTACCTTCGCCTTTATAAATACGATGCGTATTTTGTGTATTTCGCTCAACAGTAGTTTGACCTTTAATTCCATCAAAATCAACTTCTTCTTTAATTCGTTCATCAAAGCACACAAAATCCAGCTCCGGCGGCGAGGCTATCTTCACGCGATATTGCTTATACGGCGCTTCATCGAAAATAAGTAAACCCGTATGTTTAACGCCAAATATCTGCCTCATCAACCTGAACTGGGTTTCATTTAGTGAATCATATGCAATTTTTATAGGAAAATTTCTTGACTTGAAGTCACTACCATAATAGTAACTACCGTCTAAGCCAGGAATTTCTATTGTTTTATCTTCTAATTCTGGTATAAGCGGTTCGTTATACCTGTCTCCATCACTCACCCTTGTTATTCCTAACTCTTCAGTCGTATAGGAATGACCGTTATATACGAAGGTGAATCCAGTAAAATCTCCCTTCATTTCCTTTGTCTCCTATCTATATAAAAGACGCCTATGCATAAAACATAGGCGCCCATAATAATCTATCTATTTCTCCATAGTAGCAATACAATTCTGAATAGCTTGTTTCATTTCTGGTTTGTCAGCTTTCATCATCATATCTTTCAGCTTTTCAATCATTTCTTCTTTGCTGTCACCACTATAGCCTCTGTCATAGGTGTCTTGCCAGTTATAATTAGTAAGTTTGGCAATTGCGCGAATTACGCAATCACCAACAGACAAGTTTGAAGGATTTGGATTAAAATATTTGTACGCCATGGCTAATCGACCTCCTTTTCCTTGTCTATAAATAAGTAGGAAAGAACGAAAATGAGTATAAAAATAAGACGCCGAAGCGTCTTAGATTTTTACATAGTATATAATTATGCTAATTGTTCAATATGATTTAACCATTCATCTATTGTCATCAATTCCATTTGCATACCTTCAGCTATACTTCTATCGCGCACCCCTTGAGAAATTTGCATTTTCTCTTGCGATGGTATCATTTGCCATACTGCTTTATTTTCTTTGTAATATTCTGCGAAATGACGCTCGGTAGAATCTCGATATTCTTTATTCTCTTGATTAATCCACTCTGGTTTATTCATTGTATAATATGCATCAAAAATCATAAAGGCAAGATAAAAAGCAGCTTTATCTGGATACCCTTTACGACGAAACTCTTTAATTAAAGCATTATTACTATCAATCATATTACGATAAGTTTTAAGAATGTATTTTGGGTCATGACGACAAACCGAATCATCGCGCCATTTCCATAAATAGAATGGAGATTGACAATATTTAACATTTTGTGATAAAGCGCCACATTGAATATTGAAAAAACTATCTTCATGAATAGTAAGGTCCGGATTCCAGCGTATATCTTTTTCAATTAAATATTGGCGACGATGGACTTTACCATGAACAAAAGTGCTGTCACCTTCACGATTAATATAAAAAGGTTCATTTGTTTCTGGGTTACGAGTTTCTTCAATAAAAATTGAAGTAAGTGAATCAAATACACCCAAACTCATTTCACGAAATATAACCCATAAACCGCACATATTAAAAAACATGTCGTCTGCATCACAAAACATTACATATTCTGCTGTCGCATTATCAAGACATACATTGCGCGCGGCCGATACACCGCCATGTGGTGCAAGAATATATTTAATATCATATGGATATGATTCAAGTAATTCATCAGATAAATGTACGTCAGAACCATCATTTGCAATAATAACACCTACTTCATTAAAATCTACATTTTGCTGAAGAGCAATTGAGTCAAGAAGAGGTTTTATAATTTCATCAGTTTCCTCGTATTGAGGTATTAATATTTGTAATTTCATTGAGTGCTCCTTTTTAATATTATTATCCCTTCTTATTTTAGTATAGCATAAATATGAGTATGTGTCAAATTTTTAAAAGTGGCTTTAACAATTTAAAGATTAAATTAATTATAGGACTACATACTTTAGTTGTTTTCGATGGTTGTTTAACATTCGTAATATTATCTGTAACACCATAAAATTCGACAAAAATTTGATTCATTTGTTTAAATGGTATGTAAAATAAACCCATTTTACCAAAGAAGATACCCCAAGAATTTTGAACTATTAAATTATTTTTATCCCAACCAATTATTAACACAGCATGATAAGAAAAATCATTGGATGGATCGTAGTGATAGATTCCATCCATAAACGCATTACTTTTCTTATACCATTTCATAGTTGCTATTACTGGTCCGTCGTAATATAGAGAATATTTTAATTCATCTAATGTTTTAATTTTATAATACGCACTAATACGATTCGGATAGGCCGCGCGCCGTAACTGACTAAAATTTCGTTCGACTTTGCTGCGCGCCTTTGATACATTAGTATTACCAGGAAGTAGGGAATATTCTACGTCACCGTATTTTTGAATCACCTTTAAACCATCGCGTAAACACATACCATCTCCTAAATAAGCAGCATCAAATCGACAGCCGTAAATAAAATCAGTACTAAAACGCATGTACGATTGAGTTTCTTTAAAGTTGTGAAATTCAATCAATGAAGCCAAGGCGTGAGCCACACATGTTGACTGCGCGCCTTGAGATTTGATTTTTAGGGGAGAATTGATATAGGTTAGAGGAAGATTACATGTGTTGATTTTAGAGGATAAAGTATAATCTCTAATGTCTGGGAAAGATATATAAGTATCAGGACTATTTGTTTTCATAGAATACCTCATTTATACTGAAACTATACGTGCAGAATATATTGACCAGTTAGTAGCTGTAATGTAGCTGTCGTAAAGACTTGCAGGTACAAATATAGAACCGTAAACCCCACCTGTGGAAGTTGTGTAAGTAGAGATTGGAGTAGAATGAAAGGCATTAGCACCATCAAGTGTTAGCACGGATGAACCAAGTAAATATAAAGATAATAAGTTATAACAACTACGAAATGCATAACTGCCAATTAACGTACATACAGGAAAACTTACAGCAGTAAGGGAGTAGCAAGCCTGAAATGCAGAGCTGCCAATCGACTTACATACAGGAAAACTTACAGTAGTAAGGGTGCTACAATTCTGGAATGCAAAACTGCCAATTGACGTACATGAAGGAAAATCAGCAGTAGTAAGCGCTCTACAAGAATCAAATGCATAAGCGCCAATTGACGTACATGAAGGAAAATCAGCAGTAGTAAGGGCGCTACAATTCTGAAATGCACTATAACTAATTAACGTACATACAGGAAAACTTACAGCAGTAAGGGAGTAGCAAGCCTGAAATGCACCATAGCCAATAGACGTACATGAAGGGAAATCAGCAGTAGTAAGAGCAGTGCAAAAATAAAATGCAGAGCTGCCAATTGACGCACATACAGGGAAATCAGCAGTAGTAAGGGACTGGCAAGCCTGAAACGCATAACTGTTAATTGACGTACATAAAGGGAAATCAGCAGTAGTAAGAGCAGTGCAAAAATAAAATGCATAACTGCCAATTAACGTACATACAGGGAAACTTACAGTAGTAAGGGAGTAGCAACTGTAAAACGCAGAGCCGCCAATTGACGTACATGAAGGGAAATCAGCAGTAGTAAGGGCGCTACAATTAGCAAATGCAAAATTGCCAATCGACTTACATACAGGGAAATCAGCAGTAGTAAGGGAACGGCAACTATAAAATGTATAATATCCAATCGACTTACATACAGGGAAACTTACGGTAGTAAGGGAGTAGCAACTGTGAAACGCATACGTGCTAATCGACGTACATACAGGAAAATCGGCAGTAGTAAGGGCGCTACAATTATTAAACGCATAACTGCCAATTAACGTACATACAGGGAAACTTACGGTAGTAAGGGACTGGCAAGTCTGAAATGCACCATAGCCAATTGACGTACATGCAGGGAAACTTACAGTAGTAAGGGCGCTACAATTATT